GTGGTGAATCCTTTTTTCTTGCCATAAAATAAACCTCCAAACTGAGTAATTCTATCTTACATCAGTTTGGAGGTTTACACAAACTTTGGGATACTCCCGAAGAATCCTTATATATAGAAAAGACGATACTTATTTGGTATCGTCTTTTTCGTTATATTCTTTTATTAAAGCCTTTACTCGTTCTGAAAATACTTCATCTATAATTTCTCCAAAACTAACGTGTGCATCTTTAGCGAATTCTTCTTTTGGTAATTGAGAATTATCCTTTTTTGATTTGCTATAATCTGTGAATAAGTCATTGGGTGTACAATGGAATAAAACACAAAGTTTTTGAAGAGTTTCAAATTGAATACTTGTTGCCTCTCCTTTATATAATGCATAGAAAGTAGATCTTGATATCCCAAGATATTTTATTATTTCTCCTTTTGATAATTCACAGTCGTTAATAAATTCAGAAATATTTATCTTCATCTTCATACCTCCTTTATATATGTAAAAGGATGCTCGAATTATTATAACATATACTAAACATATTGGAAAGTATTAAAAACGAACTAAAAATGATAAAAAGTACGTTATATAAGACAAAATACTTGACAAACAGTCTGAAATATCGTACAATACATTCAAAGGTAAGCAATACATAACGAAAGGAGGAATACATATGGAAAGTAAAAGAAATTTACATCGCTACGATATAATTGAAGCAGAAATTATAATGAAAGAAACATCTGGATCAATACAGAAGAAAAAACGTCCATATGTGATAGTTGGCAATGAGTTAGGCACAGCAACTGCTCCAACTGTAATTGCTATGCCTTTAACTCATGTAATAAAAAGAAAAAATATGCCGGTGCATGGTTGTATTGAAGCTAAAGAAGGAAATGGATTACATCTGTACTCGATGGTTCTTGGCGAACAACCTCAGACATTGGACAAAAATCATGAAATCATCAAAAAACTTGGTAATATTGCAGATCAAAAACAAAGAGATATTGTAAATAAAGTTTGCTTTAATACATTGTTTTACGGTGAAAATATTAAATGGGAGGAAGTGTTAGCATGATGAGTATTAATATTGTAGATAAAAAAACAGCTAAACAAATAATAGATAATGCACCTGTAGACAAAATTACAATAATCTGCTTGGATAGAAAAACACTTATACATGAGAAACCAGAAAGAAGAGAAAAAAAATATGGAAAAGAATTAGTAGAAATTGCGAAAAGCATTTCTTATGATGAAAATGATATTTTTGGAATTCTCTCGCTTGATGGAGAATTGAAAAGTAATCGTGATATTCTAAGAAATATTCTTTTCCCTAAATGGAATAAAACAAACAAATGTTCGTAAAGATGTTGACAAGAACATTTGTTCGAAGCTATAATAAACATGTCGAAAATAACAGAATAAAAAAGACAAGTTCACATAATGGGCTGCCACCCGTGAACTTGTCTAGTGAATTAACACCATAGCCGTTAACGACTATAACTATATTATTACATATTATCAAGAATATAGTCAAGGCAAATTCTGCCAATTTTTCGCAAATGTAATAATTAAATATTGTAACTCTGTGAAAGAGAATACGTTCTTGAACGATAAAAGACGTACAAGGTTTATTTCTTGTGTCATTTTATCGAAATCGAGGATTATTTCTCGAAAATATTTTTATGAAAGGGTGATTTCATTGGGTTATTTTCTGCTCGTTTGTCGCAAAAAGAAGCTCTATCTACGCATTGGCGAAGGTGGAAGTCCTATTGTTTGTGGCAAAAATGAAGCAAAAGTCTTCGATGACATAAAAGCACAGAATGTTTTAGATCATCTGCCAAAAGTATTACAAAAGATGAATTTTGTAAAAGAGCCGGTAGTACAATCTGAGCTTAATATTTCTGATGAAGAAGAAATTCCAAGCAAAAAGACAGTAATTGTTGAAAAAACTGTGGTGAAAAACACTTCTTATAATAAGAAGAAAAAGGAAATTATCAAAAATACTTCTTACAAAGCACCATTAAATGTTATGAATTGGGTCGATAGAGTAACGCAATACAACGATTTGTTCTTAGATGCTGAAGAGAGAAGGCGTGAATTGCTAGACTGCTTATCAAATACGGATAAGAATCTATCGAATATATTGCATAAAATTGAGCTTGAGGATGATATAAATGCTTGTATGGGTTTTATGCAATACAAAAAGATAAGAGAATGTCTTCGTCGCAGAAGAATCGTAAAAGACGAAATGTACATATTAGATGTAATTCTTGCGAAACCAACTGGTGAACATAAAATTCCTTCGTCACAAAAAATACTAGGAAGTGTAAAACATTTGGAGAATAGAGTTTTTAAAGTAAGAGAAACAGAAGACATAGAATGGCTTGATAAATTGTGTGAGGGAGAGTGATACCGATGGATCAAGAGCAAAAAGAAGAGATATATCGTGAATATTCGGCTGACAATATGAAAAAACTGAGGAAACTGATAGGTTATCAGACTACCAGATTCGGTAAGGGGTGCGGATATAAATGGGTTGACAAAGATTATGACGAATTTCTTAGCATGGCAAATATGCAACTTTGGAAGATTCTTGAAAGCTTTAATGAGGAAGAGAATGATTCGTTTGATGATTATCTTAAAACAATGCTTGTTAGAAAGATGAAGCAAACATGTACTTGGTGCAATAGAGACAAACGTCAACAGTATGCAAGGGATGAGAATGGAAACAAAATTGTTGAAGAAGTAGTAAATGGGAAGGAAAGATATATTCTCATAGAAAATGTCTCCATACATTCGGAGATAACAGAGGGGGTAACAATAGAAGATAGCTTAAAATCTTCATTCGATGTTTTTGAAGAAGTTACTTCTGAAAAATATGTGGATGAAAAAATAGAAAAATATCTTGCCCAGCTTTCAATATTGCAAAGAAAAATTGTAGATCTGTTGAGTGCCGGATATAAGAAAAGTGAAATTATCATTAGATTACATATTACAGAAAAGGAATATATAAATAACTTAGGAGTTATACAAGATTATAGAAATATAAAATTTTTGATTTAAAAAACAATGGAGGAATGTGAAATGACGAAGAAAGTAAGAAAAATGTCAATGGCGTTGGAGACATATTTAAATGATGTAAATGAAGAGGATATATCTACAGACCAGGATGTACAGAGGGTTTTCTGTCAGGATAAAAAGTTTGTTGATGAACTTGTAATTACTGTTCTTACAGAAGATTACATTCCTCCTATTATTCTTGGAGAAATTGAATCTGAGGATGGAATTACAAAACGGTATGTATCAGATGGAAATCAGCGGACATTTGCTCTTAATTCATTCAAAACTATGAATTGGAAAGTGAATACCAAAGTAGAAGACAGTATCATTCATTATCAGGCAAAACGTCGGGATGAGAATGGGAAGATTGTTAGAGATGATAATAATGAAGTTGTATACGATATGCTTGAATTTAATATCAAAGGAAAAACGTACGAGCAACTTCCAAAAGAATTGAAAAAAATATTCGATAATTACCAAATTGAATTAGCCATTCAGAAATGCAATTCTATGAAGCAAGTAAGTAAATATGTACGTAGATATAACAGAAGCAAAGGAATGTCTACAAATCAGAAGGGGCTTACATGGGTTCCGGAATATGCGAGAAGAATAAAAAATATTACCCAGGGAGAGTTTTATAAAAATTGTGTCCCTTGCAAAAAAGCAATGAGTAAAAATGGTACATATGAACAGTCGGTTTGTGATTCTGTAATGACTGTATTCCATTTGGAAGACTGGAAGAGACAAGCTGAAGTAGAGAATAAGTACCTTGATGAAGAAAGTTCATGCAGTGAATTTGATACTATTAGCAGTTACTTAGATAGAATTGAAAAAGTATGTGTAGACAAGCATCAGAATGCATTTCAGGCGGTGTTAATTCCTGTATGGGTGGCTGTATTTAATGAGTTCAATAAATATAAATTAGACGATACAGAATTTGAAAGATTTGTAGCTGCGTTTGAAGACGAATTACATAGTAGAGAAGTAGATGGAGTAAGTTTTGATGGTCTTGTAAGTCTTGGTGGAACAAGAAACAAAAAGAATATAACAGATAAAATTAACTTACTTTGTGATCTCATGAAAGAGTATTTACATATTAAAGAAGAATACATAGATGCAGTAGAAAAAGAAGAGAATAATGAGAATGTTGAAAGTACATTGGATTTTGTAAAGGAAAACGTTGATGAAAACATTGAAGAAGATGATGTAGAGCTTTTCGATGCAATGGTGCAGGATACAGTAAAGGTTGATTCTCCGGTATATGAGCAATGTCAAAAAGCGTTGGTGGCACTTATGGCATACGCTTGTCAAAAAGAAAGAGACAGTGATTTTGAAGAATGGGTTAAGAAATATGAAAAAACAGATGAAACATTCAGTCCAAGTCAGAAGATCAATTATATGTTCTTAAAGAACAATTTCGATAGCTATATTCAGAAGGGAGCAACTGCATAATGAAAACTATGAAAATGAGTGACATCATCATTCCGGAATCTTTTGCTCAAACGCATCCAAGAAAAGAGAAGATTGATGATTGCAAAGAGCATTGGATTAAAACTGGAAGACAAAGTAAATACATAGTGGTTGATAAAGAGAATATATTAACTGACGGATATGTAATGTATTTGGTTCTGAAGGAACTTGGTGTAGACGAGGCGAAGATTATTCGCAGTAAGAATGGTCGAAAGAGAGACAACCATGTAAAAGAACCTGCCTACAGAACAGAGAATACTACATATGTATGGGGTGTTCATCCAAATTCTCCGGATAAAAAGTTATATGTCTGGAGAGTTCCTAATGGTGGAAACTGGAATGAATTCAAAAAGAATATAACCGTAGGAGATATGGTTTTCTGTTATGCAAAAGGAAAAGTGTCACCGGTGATCATTAAAGCGATTCAAACTACAGATTTTTGCCCGACACCGTTAGATGTGAAGAAGGCGTGTAGTAAGAATATTGTGAAAGGAAGTGAGAATAATGCCTGATATTACAATGTGTATGAGTAAAGATTGTCCCAAAAAGAATGAATGTTATCGTTCTATGGCAAAACCAGACAAATATCAAAGCTATGCTGATTATGGAAAGATTTGCTTAGAAAATGATTATAAATACTTTTGGGAAACAATTGTTCAAAAGAAAAAATAAATCAATAGATAATATTTCTGGTAGCCACTAAGCAGGGTAATTATCGTGTCGGATAATTACGCCAGTGTTCACAAACAAGTTCCCATCTGTTAAGACGGAACCGCTTGTATGCACGTACGTGCACCTTTGGTCTACTCATACAATCAACTCCTTTCATGTGTCGTTAAGGTTTAAATACCATACGATCACTTGGGACAAGTTGAAATTGCACTTAGTGACTACCATTAATATACATTATATGTCTAAAGAAAGAATAAATCAATAGACATGAATTTTAAGTTTTTTCTGGAAAATTACAGAGAATATATAAGAGGAAAGGAATAGAAACATGGACGGTTTTATAAGATTTAAGAATGAGTTACAGAAACATTTTGAAGAGATGCAGGAGAATGCAACACATTTGTTTGAAGTAGACGTTGATAAAGATGAATTATGGAATACATATCTTGACAGTTTTCCTGCCGGAACAAATGAGATTTTTAGAGAAAGAAGAGAACATGATTGTAGTTGCTGTCGTCATTTTATTAAGAATATTGGTGCAGCAGTATCTATTAAAGATAATAAAATACATACAATTTGGGAATTAAATCTTGGAGATACTACATATCAGCCTGTATGTGATGCACTTGATAAATATGTAAAGGCTCATTCTGTTATCGACATGTATATCAGTAAGTTTAAAAATATTGGAACAAATTACAATTATGAAGAAATTAATGGAAAACCACATAAATGGGATCATTTCTTCTTAACTCTTCCTAGAAAATTCGTGAATGAATCAAGTCGATCAAACGAAGAGATTAAAGGACAGTTTAGAGATACAAGAAATGTATTCAAACGATCACTTGATGAAATTACAATGGATTCAATTAATACAATTCTTGAGTTAATTAATTCTAATACACTCTACAAGGGTGAAGAGTGGAAAGTTGTACTTACAGAGTTCAAAAAATATAAAAAAGAATATGACAAATTATCAAGCGAATCAGAAAAAGAATTATATGCATGGGAGAAATCTGCAATAGCTGGTATGTCAATTGGAAGAATTAGAAATCATTCCATTGGAACGCTTCTCGTAAACGTAAGTAATGACATGGATCTTGATACCGCTGTTAAAAAATATGAGCAGATTGTAGCTCCGGCAAATTATAAAAGACCGAAAGCTATTTTTACAAAGAAAATGCTTGAAGATGCCAAGAAAACAATTACAGAACTTGGTTATATGGAATCATTGCAGAGAAGATTTGCAAATTTGAATGATATTACCGTTAACAATGTATTGTTTTCAAATAAAAGTGCGACCGGAAGAATGCTTGGAGCAGACGACATCTTCGGTCAAATGGAAAAAGAAGTAGTTACCAGTCCGAAGAAATTTTCAAAGGTTGAAGAGATTCCTGTACAAGATTTTATTGATAAGGTACTTCCAACTGCAAAAGAAGTCGAAGCATATGTAGAGAATAAACATGAAAAGAATTTTGTATCTATGATTGCTCCTGTGAATCCGGACTCTAAACAGATGTTCAAATGGAGAAATAGACTTAGCTGGGCATACACAGGTAATATTACCGATTCTGACATGAAACAGAAAGTAAAAGCAGCTGGTGGAAATGTAGAAGGGGTATTAAGATTCTCTATTCAGTGGAACGAAGACGGACGAGATAACTGTGATCTTGATGCACATTGTATCGAGCCAGACAAGAATCATATTTATTTTGGCAATTGTAGAAAGCCACGTCCATCTAAGATGACAGGAGAGTTAGATGTTGACGTAATTAATCCTTGTGGTCGTGTGGCTGTAGAAAATATTACTTGGTCTGATTTATCAAAAATGAAACCGGGTGTGTATAAGTTTTTTGTGAATCAGTTTAGCGGATCTGTTAGAAAAGGATTTAGAGCAGAAATTGAATTTAATGGAGAGTTGTATAAATTTGATTATAACAAATCTATGAGAAGTGGAGAGAATGTACAAGTTGCAGAAGTGACACTTGACAAAGATGGTAATTTTTCTATCAAAGAGAAACTTGCTGGAAATTCTTCAATTTCAAGTCATGAGGTTTGGGGTGTGAATACAAATAAATTTGTTCCCGTTTCTGTCATTAGTTATAGCCCGAATTATTTTGATGGTCAGGATGGAATTGGACATAGGCATCTGTTCTTTTTCTTAAAAGATTGTGTAAATACTGAAGAACCAAATGGGTTCTATAATGAATTCTTAAAACAGGATTTACAGAAACACAAAAGAGTATTTGAGGCTCTTGGAGCGAAATGTCATGTAGAAGATACAGAAGATCAGCTTTCAGGAATTGGATTTTCTATGACTAAAAGAGCAGATTTGATTGTAAAAGTCAAGGGTGCGACAGAGCGTGTGATGAAGATTAAATTTTAATTAAAGGAGAATATAAACATGAGTGAAGTAAATTTATTTGAAGTAGCAACAAGAGAGAACTATTTATTTCCATTCAAAGGAATGATTAATGTGATCGATTTATGGAATTTATCTCTCACAGATCTCGATTCTGTATTTAAGACTCTTAATGCGGAAGTAAAAAAATCAGAAGAAGAAAGCCTTTTAAACGCAAAGACCAAAGAAGATGAAGATTTAACTAATAAAATTGAGATTATCAAATATATCGTCAACAAAAAATTAGCAGAAAAAGAAGCAAGAGAGAATGAAAAGAAGAACAAAGAAAAGAGACAGCGCATTCTTGAAATTAAAGCGAAAAGACAGGATGAAGCTCTTGAGAATATGTCTGATGAAGATTTAGACAAGTTGCTTGCGGACTTAAATTAATAGTATGTGGTGTGGTTGGTTTCATAACTAGCCACACTATTAGTAGCTAGATGAAAAGCATGTTTCAACGGCAAAATAAATCGATATATAGTGGTGAATAAAATATAAAATACAATATATAGTATATAAAAATGGGAGGTACATACATAATGAAATACAAAGTAGGAGACAAAGTACGTGTCAGGCAATGGGATGATATGGTTAAAGAATTCGGAGAGCTTTTTAGTGATATCAGTATTGTAAAAGCAGATGATCGTTGCTTGTTCAAAAATGAAATGAAAAAATATTGTGGGACTGTTGTTACCATTGAAAAGGTTGTTAACGAGTATGAACGTTATCTTATTGAAGAAGATTACAAAAATTGGTATTGGACAGACGAGATGTTTGAACCATATAAAGTGACGCTTGCACGTCAGGCTGATTTTATAGATAAAGAAGCTTATAGTAAATTAATAAAGCAGCTTGAGAAACAACCAATTATATCTGCTCCAAAATCTAGTATAGATGGATTCAAAGTATCAACAGGATTAATAAATAATATTGCAAAGGAGACAAGAGAAATGGTGAAGAAAAATATTGAAACAGAAATTGAAAAGAAGAAAGTACATCCAAAAGATGAAGATCATCTGAAGCGAGTAGAAAAAATTAAAAAGAAGATTGAATATTACAAATGGAAATCTGGTTTTAATTTAATTGATGAAGTTGTTCCTGGGAGAGTTGTAAAAGTAACATATTATTATAAAAAATACGAGATGGTATGCGACCCTAGAGATGAATTCTCGATGGAGAAAGTTCTTTACTTGGCAATTGCAAAAGAAATGTATGGACACACGCTCACACCAGAAGGTATCGAAAAGAAAGCTGAAGAATTAAAATATGAAAAAGTGTATGTAAAGAAAGTAGAACAGGCAATGAAGATGCTTGCTGCAATGAAAGAACTTGGAAAAGAAAATGCGGAATATGAAGCATTACTCGAAGCTCGTAGACAGAAGAGATGGGAAAGAAAACAGAGACAGATGGATCGTCGTGCTGAAAAGAAGAGAATTCAAGAAGAAAAAGAGCGTGAAGAAAAGATTCAGATTCAGACGGAAGCTTATTTGAGAGCTATGAAAGCTGCAAAAGAAAGTACAGAGAATATTGCGACAACAGAATAATGCACAATATATGGCGGTCTGAAAATGATCGCCATATTTAAAAAATGAGGTGAGAACATGAAAGATTCTAATAAGGTTTTGATTTCTGCATGGATTTGTACTGCGCTTGTAGTAATTGAATCAATGATTATTAATCAAAATGCCGATAATGCATGGGTATTATTGATTCCAGGGTTGATCACATTAACAAATTTTGTTGGATTTGGCGGTGATAAAGATGATATGGAATAGAAATTTAGATAGAGAAATTAAAGAAGCCGGATGGTTGTTTGACAAAAAAGATGATCGTGGAGTTATTTATACAAAAGTATCAATAACTTGCAGTTATGTTAAATATAAAGTGATAGAAATATTTCATAATCAATTTACCGCATATTCAGTTATCCAAGGATCGTCATTGTCATTAAAGGAACCAGCGAGACTTACATATAAAGAATTAAAGTTATTTACGAAAAAATTCAAGCAGATTAAGAAAGAATATGGGTGGAAGTAATGGAAGAAATTTTAATTGTAGTTGATATGCAAAATGATTTTATTAATGGCTCTCTTGGAACAAAAGAAGCACAGGCAATTGTATCAAACGTGGCAGAAAAGATTAAAAAATATAAGGAAGCTGGTAAACAAGTAATTTTTACTAGAGATACACATTCTAATAATTATTTAGAAACATATGAAGGTATACACCTTCCTGTTGTACATTGTGTAAAAGATACTATTGGTTGGCAAATTTCAAATGAATTAAATTTTGATATTAATAATGATATTTTAATTGACAAGTTTACTTTTGGATGGAAAAATTGGAAAGATTTTGCATTCGAAAGTGTAGAAATTTGTGGTCTTTGTACGGATATTTGTGTAATTTCAAATGCGCTTATTATTAGAGCAAATTATCCTAACATTGATATTACAGTAGACGCAAGTTGTTGTGCAGGTGTCACTCCTGAAAAACACAAGGCTGCATTAGAAGTAATGAAGAGTTGTCAGATTAATGTAATTGGAGAGTAACAAATGAATATTGGTATCACTTTTGGATGTTTTATTCCATTGCATAAAGGTCATCTTTCAATGATTGATCGATCTATAAAAGAAAATCAGCTCACAATTATTGGAGTGTGTGGATTTGATAACGATCGTGGAAAGGATTTTATCTATTTTCGTAAAAGAATCCAGTTAATGAAAATGCTTTATACGAAGGAAAATGTGAAAGTTGTTGTTATAGATGATAAGAAAATAGGATTAGATGGGACATTTACATTGGAAAATTGGCGTTGGTGGTGTACAGAATTATTTGTTAATGCCGGAATCAACCCTTATGTGAAGACGAATAACATTACATGGTATTCTGGAGAGTCAAGTTATTTTTCTAAGATTCGATGTTTATATCCGAAACATATTTTTGAATTGTTGGATAGAGAGAACATTGATATATCAGGAACGGAGATTAGAAAAAATCCTAAGAAATACGAAGATATGATTCATCCGTTATTCAGAGAATATTTATATGAAAAGAAGATTCTATAAAAGGAGATTTTTATTATGAAATTACATCAGATTATTACAAGCTTGTTAAGTACAGATCTTTATAAACTGAGTATGGGACAGGCAATTTACCATCAGTTTTCGGATTATAAAACAACATGGACTTTTAAATGCAGAAATAAAGACGTGCATTTTACAGAAGAAATGGTGAATGAAATTAAAGAGCAGATTAAGACGTATTGTGGTCTTAGATTCACAGAAGATGAGCTGGAATATATTGACAGTATCAAATGGATTAAAGGATCTTACGTAGATTTTCTAAGATTGTGGCAACCACGCTATGAAGATTTTGATATCGGAACAAATACGGAATGCGGACTATCTATTGAAACGAAAGGAACTTGGCTTAACACATCCATGTATGAGATTCCGGTTCTTGCAATAGTGAACGAAGTGTATTTTAGAATGCAGTATGATTATGACAAATTGATCGAAAGTTTTAGAGAAAAACTTGATTATAAATACGATATGCTAAAGAAAGGACACTGGTACGCAGGTACATTTTCAGAATTTGGTCTAAGAAGAAGACTGTCAGCAGAAGCTCAGGAACTTGTAGTTGAGAAATTTTCACATTTAAATGATACATCGCATTGTGCATCGAAATTTATTGGAACTTCTAATGTATATCTTGCTAAAAAGTATGGAGTAACACCTGTAGGAACTATGGCACATGAATGGATTATGTGCGTAGGTCAAGGCAATCATAAGCACAATCCGGCATATTCTAACTGGTATGCACTCAACGCATGGGTTAAAGAGTATGGAGTGCTCAATGGAATTGCTCTTACAGATACGATTACTACAAATTGTTTCTTAAAAGATTTTCAGTTAACATTCGCCACATTGTTCTCCGGTGTAAGACATGATTCTGGCGACCCGATTGAATGGGGAGAACAGATGCTTAAACATTATGAAAGTCTTGGAGTTGACAGCAAAACGAAGACCTTACTTTTCTCCGATTCGCTTAATTTCGAAATAGCTGATAAGATTTTTAGACATTTTTCAGATCGTGCAGATGTGGCATTTGGAATTGGAACATATTTGTCTAACGATACTTGTGTAGAGCCATTAAATATTGTTATGAAAGTAACTGCAATTAATGGACAAGATGCAGTTAAAATTAGTGATACAGTTGGAAAAGGCATGTGTAAAAATCCGGAATATGTAGATTATGTACAGAGATGTATTGACTGGAGAATGGAACACGAAAGAAAGGCTGGTGTGTAATATGTTTGACGTTAAGAAAGTTACAGAAGAATTGGTTGAGTGGATTAAAAAATATTTTGATGAATTAGGCGGAAATCAGAATGCAGTTATCGGTATTTCTGGTGGCATCGATTCGTCAACAGTAGCAGCATTATGTGTAAAAGCTCTTGGTGAAGATAGGGTGCGAGGAGTGTTAATGCCTTATCATATTCAGCCGGATATTAATGTTAGCTTAAATTTAGTTCATTATTTGGGAATTAGATATTCTATCGTTAATATTGGACATACAGTCGATACTCTTAGAAAAGAAAATACCAAACAAGGTATTGAAGAAACAGAACAGGCGAATATTAATTTACCGGCAAGAGTAAGAATGTCAGAATTATTCTTTTATGCACAGTGTTGTAATGGTATTCCGACGTGCAACTGTAATCTGAGTGAAGATCATATCGGATTCGCAACATATGGAGGCGATGGATTTGGGTCTTTTGCTCCGATTGAAATGCTTACAAAAACAGAAGTAAGAGCAGTTGCAAAAGAACTTGGTCTTCCAGATGAATTTGTAAATAAGACTCCGATCGATGGATTGTGTGGCAAGACAGACGAGGAAAGTTTTGGTTTTTCATATGAAGTTCTTGATAAATATATTCGCACAGGCGAAATCGATGATCAGAATGTAAAGAGAAAGATTGATGAGATGCATGAGAAGAATCTTTTTAAATTGAAACCGATGGAACATTATGAATACACAGGAGAATAAATTATGGGTAAGATTAGTGCAGTGGAGAAGATGACAGATGAGAAATTTCTAAACCTCTATAAATTACATGCAGAGAATAAAGAAGGGAAGCCATTAGAATATCTAGTGGCTTCTAGGGCAAAGCAGGTTGATGATCTGAAAGCAATTAATCATGAAGAAAAGCCAGATGCGGTGGCTATGGTTGGAATTACAGAAGATTGCAAGGTCGTATTGATTAAACAATACAGATATGCAATTGGAGATTATCTTTATGAACTTCCGGCTGGTCTTGTTGATGATGGAGAAGATATTTATGAAACAGCAATAAGAGAAATGAAAGAAGAAACCGGATTGGATTTTGTACCAATGAAGACAAAATTTTCTAACAAAGCATTCTATTCCTCAGCCGGAATGACGGATGAAAGTTGTTCTATCATTTGTGGAGAAATATCTGGAATGGTGAGTACAGGCAAAAACGAATTAACAGAAGAGATTAATGTCGTATTAGCTGGTAAAGATGAGATCAAGAGAATTCTAAAAGAAGAAAAAGTATGCATGAAAACAGCTCTTATGCTAATGGAAATTATATATGGGGAATAGCAAAGAATAGAAACAGATGAAATCGAAATTTCATCTGTTTATGAATACTATATATTGTATTTTGATTAATTGACACATACAATATATGGGTGACAAAAAGAAAGGATTAACGAATATGAAAAGACAAATTAGAACAAATGTTTTTGAAACAAATTCTTCCAGTCAGCATTCTCTTTGTGTTATGAAAAAGGACGAACATTACACATCGGAAGAGATATTAAAAGATTTCTATTTGTGGGATGACAGAAATACCGGAGAAAAAGACTGTGAGTGGCATATTTGGGATCATGATATGAATTTTGGTAGAAGTCCATTTAGAGCATTAGGCAATTTTCATGATAAATGGCTGTATGCATGTGCCTCGTTAGTTAGAGAATACAATGATGAGAAATATAAAGAACTTGAATCACTTGCATTGAAATATGTTCCAGGTCTTAAAAGGATTGTTATTCCTATGATTTCCGATTCGTTTGCAGATAAAGATCATCCGGCAAATAAAGATAGTGAATACGCTCAGGAATATGGTAAGACAGAAGACGAGCTTAATGAGTGGCTTGAACAAAAAGAAAGAGATTGGGGAATTGATACAATTGAATATTGGGAAGGAGATAATGGATATTTCCATTTTGATAAACCATATACAGGATGCGTAGATGAAGACATGCTTAGTGGTTTTCTTGAAGAAGAAAATGTATCGTTGGAAGAATATCTGACGAATAGAAAATATGTAGTTATTCAAGATGGGGATGAATATTGTTATTGGGACGATATTAAAAACACAGGATTAATTGATATGGATGCAATCGATTATGAATATCCAGTAGATTAAGAAAGGAAATATAAATATGAGAAGACAAATCCGCAGAAGCGTTTATGAAACCAATTCGTCCAGTACTCATGCAATTTGTATTGCAAAAGATGGGTACGAACTAAAAGACCATATTGATTTTCATACAGGAGAATATGGATGGGAATGTGAAGAATATGGAGATCTTGATAATAAAGCTTCATATTTGATTACAGCAATTCTTTCGATGGACAAAGAATATGCTGATGAAAAACTTACTCGATTAAAAGATATTCTAGATGAGTATGAAATCACATATACAATCCCAGAATTAAATGTTAAATCATATGAATATGGTAAGGAAAAACATTATTATTATGACATTGGTTATGATTATATCGATCATGCAGGAGAATTAAAATCTTGGTTAGATGATTTATTGTCTGATTCAGACAAGTTGTTTAGATATCTTTTTGGCAATTCGATTATTATTACAGGAAATGATAATGGTGATTCATATAGAGATAAAATGTTTATCGCAGAGGGCAAAGAAGTAACAGATTGGGGAACTTATACATTATATGGTGATTTAAAACCTGAATTTGACAAATACGAAATTTATGAGAAAGGAAATTAACATATGAAAAAACAAATTAGACGTGGAGTATTTGAAACGAATAGTAGTTCGGTACATAGTTTAACAATGTGTAGTTCTGATGAATATGAAAAATGGGAAAATGGAGAGCTGCTTTATTGGGAAGACAAGGATAAATTTGTTTCAAGAGAAGAAGTAATAAAAGAACTGCAAGAAAAGAAGTCATGGAATGGATCTCTTATGTATCCTTATGTCGATTGGAATGACGAAGAAGTAGTAGATGGTATTTTTGAAGAAGAAAGAATAAAAACATCAGAAGAATTTTTCAACGATAATTGGTATGAAACATTTGAACAAAGTTATACTACACCAAAAGGTGAAGGAATTGTAGCTTTTGGATATTATGGTCATGATTAAATTTTAAAATATGGAGGATTTTTAGAATGGAATTATTAGGCATGTACAAGAATGGAAACACGATTAACAAAATATTTTCAGACGGTACTCGCATTTGTGAAACAGAGGATGATGAATTTAAATTTGATTTTGCAAGAAATATGGATATTAAGATTACCAATTCTTGTTCAATGAGATGTCCGTTTTGCCATGAAGGTTCTACACAAAATGGCAAACATGGAAATATCTTAAACGAGAAATTTATCGAGACACTTCATCCATATCAAGAAGTGGCAATCGGAGGAGGTAACGTTCTTGAGCATCCTGATTTAATCCCATTCTTAGAAAAGCTCAGAGATTTAAAAGTTATCACAAATATTACTCTTAACCAGGTGCATTTTGAACAGAATATTGATTTGGTAGATAAGATGATTAATGAAAAGCTTATTTATGGACTAGGTGTATCTCTTGTAAATCCAACGCAAGAGTTTATCAAAAAGGTCAAAAAATATCCCAATATTGTAATTCATGTAATTAATGGAGTTCTGAAACCATCTGATGTACAAGCTATGGAGAATAATAATTTAAAGATGCTCATTTTGGGCTATAAGCATTTGAGACGAGGTAATGAGTATTTTGATTCTGACAGAAAAGAAATAGAAGAAAATCAGCAATGGTTATATGAAAATCTACAGGATATTTTGAATAAATTCAAAGTTGTTAGTTTTGATAATCTTGCTATTGAGCAACTCGACGTGAAGAGATTGTTGTCTGATTCAGAATGGAATGAATTTTATCAAGGAGACGACGGAAGTTCTACATATTATATAGATATGGTTGAACGTAAATTCGCTAGAAGTTCTACGGCTCCATTTGATAAGAGATATGATTTACTTGATTCCGTGGATGATATGTTTAAGAAAATTGTATCGGAGGTTGGTGAATAAGTATGGGAATATTTAAAAATCACGTATTACGAAATTTATTCTGTGGTATGCCAAATGATAAGTTGCAGAAATGTTATAGAAGCCGACGGACAAGTTTAATTGCAGGAGAAACAATTGGTATTTGGAAAGATATGGTTGACTATTACAAAGAATTTGTGGATTGTAGTGAACATCCAAAAGCAGCCGAGGCAGTCTGTGAAGCTCATATGAATGAAGAAATTGCTCATAGATTCTTCAAAATAATAAATATGAGTAATGATTTATGCGAATTATTTGGAGTTAAAAGAGATGACAGAGAATAAACAATTAACAGATATCTATCTAATTTGTAAAGGTTGGTACAATAAGAAATTATATGGTGATGAACTAGAAGCAATGAATGCTTATTATCATAAACATTATTTAGGATGCGATGATATTGTTATGGATATTCCATTTGCGTTGCATTTGTTTCTAAAACCATTAACATTGGAGATTATAAATAGAGATCCAGATAAAGCAAGATTTCTTTTTATGGATGTATTGTTAAATGAAAATAACCAATTGTTTGCGGATGTTATGTATAGAAGAATTATGTATATGATTTCTCAATGTACGATTGGAATGTTTAATTTGTCGGAATATGTAGATATGTTCACAAAAGCAAAAGCGTGTAGGTATGAAGATGAAACACTCGGAATTATTTAAGTTGATGAAACCGATATTTCATTGTTAATTTATAACTATATATAGCATGTGACTGCATTGTAACATACCATATATAGTGTGCGGAGAGTAATTATGGAAAAACAAATAGTAGCTTTGGCAATGGGGATTTCTATTATATATTTCATAGAAGGACTAACAGAAATTATATCAAAGAAAAAAGATGCAGAATATAAATTCTATTATGTTGCATGTCCTCTATATATAACTTTAGTGTTGTTGTATTTGACGGTAAAATATTTGAGTTGATGACTACAAAAGTGATGGAATATTTTAGGAGATATATATGAAAGTAGAACAAAAAACAATTAGATTAACCGAAGAAGAGAGTAGAACGCTCTGGCGAGCAGAAATGCTTTGTCGTGATATAGAAAACGAGGTCAATAAGATTATTGATTTAAACGATAAAGAGAAAGAAGAAATGACTAAAGAATTAGGAGTTTTCAGGCATTTGTTATGTCTTAGTCCATATGATGTGGAAGTGCGATTTCCAATCTTTTAATGGTAACTAAACGGCAGTTTTAAGTGAGGTAGGATAAATGTTGGATGAAATTACGGTTAAAGATATAAAAAAGAAATTTGTAAAACCTGAATTTTGGGATTTCATTTTTGAGACGGCATATGGCATGACTGAATCGGAAGCATTGAACAAGGCAGCGGATAAACACTATATAGAAACGTTCGATAATGTTATGAACACAAATGTGGATGGATTAATAATTTACATTAATATGCACATTCGTCATAAAGTTCCTATTACAAGAAAAGGCATAAATGATTTTATTCTTTATATCATGGATGATTTAAATGAAAATATTGAATTAACTGGGATGAAAGGTGTTCGTTTTCAGATGATTGTGTCTTATTTATATGATATGATTTTCGAATCTACATGGCAATACTTTCGATAGGAAAATAAAACAGTGAAAAGAAAAAGAAGGACGCATTTAAGATTCAAGACATCGGTTTATCATAATAAAGATACCAATTTGGAATATTGCCATCGTTATACCTTGATTATGAAAGTGGTAAAGATAATGATCCGGAATATGGGTTGGTGATAATTCTCCATTGGTTGTTATGGATAATTTCTATTTGGAGGGATAAGAGATAATGTATATGCGTGATGCTACACAAGAAGAAACAAATTCTGTAAATGAATATATTGAATCAATATCTACTGATACTGGAGTTACTTTTTATGATACTGTGGATGATTATATAAAAGATTCCATTAAAGAGCTTCGAGAACTAAGAGAATATAAGAATAAGGTAGAAGAATTTATTTCGAAGTATGATGGCAGTATTGTATTGCTTCCGGGAGAAGTTGTTTTGACTTCGAATCAGTGTATTCAGAAATTAAAAGAGGAACTTGGTTATGGCGATCAGTTGTAATATTAACAAGCTTATAAAATTTTTACAAGAGCAAAAAAAAGAAGGATATAAAACCGTAGAGTTAATAGACGATGCTAGGGCAGCAGGATGGCATTCGAAAGATCCAACTATTGAGTTTATTGTAAACAAGCATGAGCCTATTGTTCTTGGCATTGATGTTAGAACGAAAAATAAGTAACTAAACGTTGCTTTCATGAGGAGAAAAAATGGACAAATATATTAGTGTAATAACGAACTTCGGATGCCATTATACCTGTCCATATTGTATTGTAAAGAATAATAATTTGCAGATTCTGAAAAGTACAATAGAAGGGCTGGATGGTCTAGGAAAAGAAATTCGTAGGAATAATTGTAACTGGGTTTCAATATCAGGAGGCGGAGATCCATTATGGGAATTGGAAAAACATTATGATTGGTATAAAAAATTCTTTGATATTACTTTGAAAAAAGTAAAAATAGAATTACATACAAGTATGGTTGGTGTAAAAGATGCTCCATATCCATATTTCGATAGAGTAGTATACCATTTGCATGATTTCGAACAACTAAAATCTATTAGACGTTCAATGAGTGAAATAATCAGAGTCGTATTCGTAGTCACGGAAAATTTCACAGAAGATTTAATAAATAGAATAGCGGTATATTGTCATAATTCTGATGAGATTGATGAGTTAAGCTTTCGGCAGATGGTAGATAATCATTACCAAGAGACTGATTATTGTAAGGATTATTTAAAAGCAGGACATCAGAAATTGTGGTGGTATATTGAACAGAATGATTACAATCTGTACTACTGTGAAAACAATGTATATACGGAATATCGGAGGATTGGAGAATAGAAATATGAAAATAGCATTGACTGGTCATAGACCACAGAGATTAAGTCTTCCAGAAGATGAATTAGACGATAGATGGGAAGAAATAAGAAGATGGATTGTAAACAATCTCACACATATGTTACAGACAACACTGTTAGAAGATGATTCATTAGATATATATTGTGGAATGGCAACAGGATCAGATATTCTGTTTGGAATGACTTCAATATTTTTAAAAGCAGGTAATGTTATTCCTTTAAGGATACACTGCGTTCTTCCTTGTAAAGATTACAATTCTTCACACAAATATTATAACGATATTAAACTTCTTGCAGACGAATGGATTGAGCTTGCTGATGAACTCTATAAAGGATGTGACAATGTAAGAGATCAATACATGGTAGACCATTGTGATGTTTTACTTGCAGTTTGGGATGGAATTAAATCAGGCGGTGTATGGTCTACAATTCGCAAAGCACAGAAAGCAGGTAAACAAATTATTTATTGTCCCAAAGAAGTTTTGGAGAATAAATAACTAATGAAATGTTGGTTTCAACAGGAGGGGAATATGAACAAAAAAGAAAGTCTGGCTTTTTTGCAAAGCCAAATAGAAAAAGTAAAAAATGCATCAGAGCAAGATATCCAATTTTATAAAGAAGTTTATGACAAAGAAGATTCTTTTTTAAGTATAAAAAGGTGGAAAAGACCTTTAGATATTTTTCCAGGTGAATGGTTTGGAACAGATCATGAGAAAGAACTAGAGCGTGAGTTGGAAATTGGTGACTGTGCAAAGGTAGTAGTTGACTCTCAATTTCAGGACAAATACGAAGATGGTTCCAAGTTTCCAAGACTTTTGGGTATGGTAGGCAAAGTAATTAAAATTGGTACATTAGACGGGTGGTCTTATCAATTGAAATTTGAAGATGGACTTACTAATTGGTTTAAAAGATATGCTTTAGAGAAAATTGACTAAATGCGTGTTTCATTGGAGGTGAGTATATGGTGTATAAATCAAAAAAAGATGTTGCAAAAGCATTAATAATTTGTGCCAATGCAAACTCATGTGAATTATGTCCATATAAAGATTTTGATTATGCAGTAGAGAAAATTCATTGTAGCGAACAAGTAATGATGGATGCTGCTGAATATTTGAGCGAAGAATAATTTTGTTTGGAGATAGAAATGGATATAAATAGATATATGGTAAAAGCAAAGACGCTTAGAACTAGAGAATGGGTAACTGGCTATTATTACAAAATGGCAGAAACAACACATTGTACAATTGACGATTGTTCACCAGTTCCGGTACATCATTACATATTACATGAGACAATGACCGATTGGGAACTACCCAATCAAATGTTACAGTATGAAATCGACCCGGATACAATTTGTCAATATGTTGGATTTGAAGATAAAAACAAGGAAATGATTTGGGAGAACGATATTATTCATTGTACTACGATTGATTGCGAAGAGTACGCATGGCAAATAATTTGGGATAAAGAAGAACTTGGTTTTAAAGCGACAAACGGCAAAGAAAATTACGGAACAGAATTTGGATATTTACCGTGTTTGGAAGACATTAAAATTGTAGGAAATATTTTCGATAATCCAGAATTATTAAGAGGGAGAATAGCATGAGTAAGAACAAAGATTTGTTTGATCTTCTGAATTGGATAGATAAACAATGCAACTTATGCGAAGAAAATCTAGAAAAAGAAAAAACTTTTTTAGTGGTAGCAGAAAAAGAATGTATTGAAGACGATGAGCAATTTATTATTGAAAAAGCCAAGAAAAGGATAATTAAATGGGAAAACAGACTGGATGCATATCAGGCGGTAGAGAATCATATCGAAGAACTGATTTGGAAAGATAGAAAAAGATGAACCTTATTATATTAGAACTATGCATATTATTATTTCTATCAACAGCGTTCATTATATTTATTTATTGCATACTAGAGGGAGGAAGTATTGTAGAGTCATTTCTAATCTCAATTGTATGTGGAATAATATTCGAGTTGTTTACTTTTATGATCATTTTAGTGATATGTAAAATAATAAAAATTATATAAAAACGGGAGAGTATAAGATGACAGAAAGAGAAGTACATATTTGGATGGACAAGGTAGGATTTGATGAGTTTGAAAACACAGCCTATCTTTGTACTACATACGCAGAAACTAGAGTGATGATCGATGCGGAGCAAGAAGTGATTCATACTACGCAGCCACATTTTTGCCAGTTTGAGTTCGGCAGAATTTTTGTGCATACAAATGGTGAAGTGCATGAGATTACAAAAGGTGAATGTGAAGGAACAGAGCGTGAAATTCGACAGGCGCATAATCTTGAGAAGATGTTAATTGCCGGTGAGTTTAGTTGGTTTTAGGAGGGAATAATTATGGCAAGTAAATATATCAAAGAAAATTTATTAAAACTTTCAAAAGAACAACTTGTGTATATTATAGAACGATATTATGATGCTTGTTTTATGATTGGCGAAACTCTTGTAGAAGAAAGTAAATGGCATATTGAGAAGAAAGATGCCATTGAAAAAATCAGAGAATATTTATCTGATACTCATATAGATTTATATGATGAACATCTTGGAGAATATATTGATATGAAACAAGGCAAAATTTCAGGGAAAGAATATAGAAGAATTATATTAGGAGGCGACTAAATGTTATTTAGTTGTGAAGAGATTGTAGCACCATATAAAAAGACAATATATGAATATACAAAGAAAGAAATTGCGATTAAAGATTTATTATTGGAATCTGCACATTATAAAAATCCAGAAAACAAAGTGTGGTATCTTGATCAAATTGCTAGAATCATGTGTGGCAATAATTATAAACTTCTTGTAGGTTGTTGTTGTGAAAGTGGAGACGGATGGGATTGTTGTATCAGCCCACATCAAAGGAGTGATAATATGGAGAATAATATTAAAGAAGCAATTAAATTGTTAGAAAATAATGGATACTTTGTAGCAAAAGTATCGGAAGACAAAGATTTATGTAGCAATGCAAGAGAATGTATGGAAACAGGACATGGAGAATGTATGGACTGTAGTTGTTTCGTATGTCTTTGCGGTTGTGATATGTAGGAGGGTATATGGATTTTTATTCAGTCGATTGTAAAAGAGAGATATTTAAAAATGGGAAATGGGAAGCTAATAATCGGACAGAAATGCTAGTTGTGTTAGCAGAAAATAAAGAAGATGCGTTAAAAAAGATAAATAATAGTCTTAATAATAGGGGAACTGATAATGTGAAATATGTATTATCAAGTGAAATTATTCGTCGTAATGGTTTGCTTTTTGTAAGCTTATTTGGGGATGGCGATGTCGCTGTGCCCGTTTAAATATTGCTTTCATGGAGGTGAATTTGCATGGGATATGACGGTGGCATAATTATTGTAAAAAAGAAGGTAGTCGAAAAAGTAAAACATCTATTGGTTGCATATTCTTTTTCAGAGCTATACGAAAATTATTTGTATATGTGGGAATATCCAGAAGAGTATGGATTACCGGAAGATGAAAAATCAATAGGTATAGATGTGTTAGATGAAAATGTTTTTGATGAATATTTTAGAAGAAAACCACTTGAAAATGGTGAATCTAGGATTATTCCAAAGAGTATTTATGATGATTTCTTAAAATGGATTGAAGATAAAATAAAAAGCACAACACTATATGATATCACAATTGGAAAGATTGATGATTATACTGTACATGCTTATATAAATGTATACAAATTCTTAAAAGACTTAACAATTGATTGGAATAAGGAATATGTTGTTTTTAGAAATGATTGGTAGGAGATAGGAATATGGAGTTCAAATTATTTTTGCTATTAGGAATGTTATTTTTACATCTTGTAGACGATTATTATTTACAAGGTTGGCTGGCATCAGCTAAACAAAAATCTTGGTGGGAAAAGAATTCACCGGATAAATTATATTCGCACGATTATATTATGGCTTTGTGCGAACATGCATTTAGTTGGACATTTATGATTATGTTGATTCCGGCAGTATTTAATTATGTGTGCAGTCATAATATCCCAATTGATTATTTCTTATTTTTTGTCTCAAATTGGGTTGCTCATAGTATTATTGATAATTTCAAAGCAAATAAAAAATATATCAATCTGATTCATGATCAGTTATTTCATATTATTCAGATTGTATTAACTTGGTATGCGTTGGTTGTAATTAGATAGAAATATTACTTTCATGGAGGTGATAGATTATGGGAAATCCAAAGTGGTCTTATGATGATATGATCAGAGAAGCAGATAGAATTATTACAGAAAGTAAGAAAGTAGACGAAGATACTCCAATAGAAGATCTGGAGTTAAGATTAAAATCTTATGATCATGATAATGAATTTTATTTTAATTGTGGAATAGCAGTGGCTAATGTATCTAATGATATTTGTATGAATGGCAGTTGCGACGAGATGAATGCAATGGTTGGCGGATTCGCAATGTTTAGAGATTTAATTGAATTGGACGATTCAAATGGAGAAAAGGTCAAGCGCAGACGTATTTTGTATGATTTTAATGATAAACCATATGCTATTAAAGGCGATTGCCCTCGCTGTGGTAATGGACAACTTATATCTATATCAGAACAGTATTGTCCTAAATGTGGTTTAAAGTTAGATTGGAGTGAGTAAAAATGATTAGTGCAAAGAAAATGAAGAAATATTTTAACAAAAAATATTCTGATAGAAATACTGCAAAAATGATTATTGGCGAAATTAAAACTCATATCGAATATGGTGTGGTTGATCCTACATTTGTTGGAAAATGGTATAAGGGATTATCTGATGGAACAATTAAAATCCTCATAGATAAAGGATATATAATAAAAAGAAGTGCAGAACATTGTGACGAATTTGCTGTTCTTTTTATTGATGCGGATGTTGGAATACCGTATGAAAAATCTGTTTCTTCGGAGGTAGAAGATGAGTAATTTAAAATACGAGTTAGAAAAACAGTTGTTATATTGTCATGTTATGGATAATTTTCGTGCAGCGGTTTATGTATCATCCAAAGATAAAATAAGTTGTGTTAAAAATATTTTGGATGATATTTTCGATAATTCGTTTCCAATAAAAAATATTCGATATGTATTCAACCAATATCAAACTTTTATTGAGTTTCCTAATGGTAGTAGATTGAAAATTATTGTCGCAAATGATTCGAGTAAGGGAAATAAAACAAATGGTTGTTTGATTGATGAAGATATTTCAAATGATATTAAACGAATGATTGTATATCCACAGTTATTTCCTAGGATAATTTCTCTGGAAGATTTTAAACTTGAATCATGGGATGATGTAAAGAAAAGAGTAGTAGAGGTGCAAATAGAAGGAGAATAATATCATGAACGGAATAGAGCATAAAACAATTATACATTTTTCTATTGGCGAACCAGTAACGGCAAGAATTACAATTGAAGAATTCGCATTAACAGAGAATAAACAGTATACAGTTCTTGGCTATGGTGCAGATTGCGTCAAAATTAAAAATGATTTAGACGAAGAAGACTGGTATGCAATTGAATATTTTAAAGAATTTATTGGTTTATATCGGCGGTAGAAATTCCGCTTTCAATGGGAGGTGAAATATAAGATGATTAAAGAATATTGTGATATTTGTGGTAATAAAGCAAAAACAAAGAAGTATTATCTACCAAAACGCAAAGACAATGGGAATGTGGTAAAGACAAAGAAATATATATGTCAAGAGTGCGAAAGTATATTGGATGTATTTGCTAATAATTTTAAATCGTTGGCGAAAGATAAAAATATATATTATTGCACATCAAGATATAGAATTTCTGTTGAAGACAATAGACCTATGACATATCCTTTTATATGTTGAGAATAAAATCTTAGAGCAATTCGCTCAAAATTTCCAATAATAACAATTGAATAGAGGTGAGAACTTGATAGGTGGAATTTTTTATGGATTGTTATCGGCATGGATATTATCACTTTTTGATGTTGATGACATATGCATAAGAGTATTGCAGCCATTTATACATGGAATAACATTAACAACTGATCATTATTATTTTGTATTTGGTCTAGTTGGTTGCATAGGCGGATTTATTTGCGATGTATTAAATGCGTTGAAGTGAGGTGAGAATGAATGAAAAGTAATATATTTATTCCAAAGAGAATAAACGTAGGATATCAAAATCGTTCCGGAACATATACAGGTAAACTTGCTTACATAATTTATTATGATGAAAAAGGCGTTCTTCGCAAAGAAAGATCATGGAATGGTTGGCGTGATGAAGATATACCAAATGATGAATTCGATAACGAACCGACTGAAGGGTTCGTACTGAATAAAAAAGCCGGAGATTATTCTACTGGTTGGGATCATAGACAGGCGTATTGTAGAGTATACGACCCTAGGGGATTTGAATTCGAAATCACAATTGAGAATCTGCTTTATATTTTGGCAAATGCTAATTGCTATAAAGGAAAAGGTCTGGAAGGTGAATTTGTATATGGATGGAGTGGAAAAGATTTAGTTCTTATGCCAGTAAAGTCACCTGATTACAAACAGATAGCAGAATTTAATAAAATTGTGCATAACAATGAATGTATTAAAGCGAAAGATTTAGTTCTTGGAGCTACGTATTTAACAAAGGACGACGAGCAATGGATTTATATGGGGCGATTCGAAACATATGGAGGAGGATATGAGTGGAAAGAAAACGGAGAAATTTATAAGAGCAAGAATTACAGAGATATTCCAATAGAATTAATACATCATTATGGTTGTAGATATCCAATAAAGTATAAGTATATTAATAATTTTCCGTATGGCAAGATGTATTGGTTTGCCATTGTAAATAAAGATGGATACAGATACGAACGGATAAAAAGTGTTCCTAAGAACAAGCTTATTACATGTATTGATGATAAATGTACAGAAAAATATTCTGAAATTTATGATCGAATGAAATCTTGTCCTAATTTCTCTCAGATTGATGATACGAAAGATGAAATAATTGATATCTCATATGACCAGTTTCTAAAACTGGGATATCATAAATACGATGATAGAATAAGTTATCATAGTTTCAAATTTATTAGCAATTACGATGGAAAGTATAAATCATATTTGGCTGATGAGTGCTATGGAGAGAATACTGGTAAATATGATGTAAAAGTTTATAGTGAGAATGAAGAAGATTTTTATTGCAGTGGATATAAAGTTGGTTACAATAAGACAATATTTGAGCATGTAACTTTAGATGATGTATACGATATTGTCAAACCAAAATGTATTCAAAAATATTTATCAAATGGAAGAAAATATAGAAAGGTATACGAATTACAAGATGAATAAGAACGATGATAGAATCTTAGAACTAAAAGAAAAGATTGAGAAAAAGAAGTTGGAGTTATCCGGCAAAAATACAAGATTTGTGCCTATTACAAACTGTATTTTATTATTGGGTGGAACCTACAATTTGAATACTTTCGATGAGATTAGTTTAAAAATAATGCTAGTAAGATTGCATTCATATAAGATGGTATCAGATGATCTTGGAATTTCTGATTTAGAATTATCCGGATACAGTATAGATGACTGGATTTCAGATATAAAAAATAAGATGGAAGTATTGAATGTGAAAAATGAAATTGCAAATCTTAAAAGGATGGAAGCAAAATTGGACAAGCTTCTTTCTGAGGATAAGAAAACAGAACTTGAGCTTGATGATATTGCATCTTTGTTAGGTTAAGAAATTTTTCTTTCATTTATATTGCTCAATTGCCTTATTTTTCAAGGCTTACGTAAGCATGTTATCTAGAATTACTCTACTTTCCTTCCATATGTAGTTAATTTGTTAGCTTCTTTCATGCAGCATTCATGACTACTGAATGAAAGAAAAACTTCTACAGATGGACTTAGAGTATTGAGTTTATGTGGAGGAGTAGAAACTGGATTATACGCATTACAACAATTGGGTATACCGGTGAAAGAGTATCATACATATGAGATTCTGCCAGAAGCTATCGCAGTTTCTCAGTACCATTTTCCGTTTGTGGTGCATCATGGTGATTTATACGAAGCGGATTTTGATCAATTCAAAGGATTTGACTTGTTATTGGTATCGACCTGCTGTCAAAGTTTGAGCAGATGTAGAATCGAAAGCAAAGAAGTCAATAATGGGCTTGAAGGAAAATCAGGTATTTTCTTTAAGGCTATCGAATGTCTTAAGGCGATTCAGCCTAAATATTTCATGTTTGAAAATGTAATACCGAGTAGAGAAGAGGATTTAAACACAATGACAGAGTGTATTGGAGTAGACCCTTTACTTATTGACTCTGCGATTTTTGGCGCACAGTCGAGAGAACGATACTATTGGACAAACATTCCTCTTGGTGAATTGCCGGAAGAATCTCCGTTAGTTTTGAAAGATGTAATGGAGAATAATGTAAATGAGAAATATTTCTATAAAAAAGATTTTGAAATCATTGATATGAAAAAACGTGTTTGTGCAGAGTTAAAGGTTAATACGATGGAAATGCTTAGACGAATTTATAATCCAGATTTTAAGTGCTGTACTTTAACTTGCGTGAATGGTGGATATCAGGAAAAATCCGTTATGGATCATGGTAGACCAAGAAAATTAACAGAGATTGAATATGAAAGACTACAAGGGTTGCCAGATAACTTTACAAAAGTAAAAGTAAATGGTCGGTATCTTCCGTATTCAAAGAGATGTAGCCTAATGGGAAATGGATGGACAGAACCAGTTATTGAATGGATTTTGAAAGGAATTGGAGAATATGGAAATAACAGCTAAAAGTTATTTTAGTGGTGCTGGTGGAATGGATCTTGGAATTCAAGAAGCTGGTATCAATATTTTGGAATCATATGAGATTGATAAAAAGTGTTGTGAAACACTAAGAAAAAATTTTAATCATAAAGTAAATGAAGCTGATATTACAAAAATAACCGTGCTGGATCAGCAAGACGCAGATGTTTATATTGGAACTTTTCCATGTACAAAATATTCTACGGCAGCAGATATTAGTGGAACAAGAACTGGGGATGATCTTTTCTTACATTTCTTTAGACATATTGCTTTGGCTCAACCTGAAATGTATGTTGTAGAGAACGTACCAGGTATGTTGAAGTTCAAAGTGGTAATGGAAGCGTTAACAAAACTTCCGGATTATTATGTACGAATTGAATGTCCTGTAAATGCTAATATGTGGTTGCCACAAGAAAGAAAAAGATTAATTTTGATTGGTAGTAAGAAACCGTTTACTAATTTTGATTATCCAGACGAGAAACCATTAAGATTAAAAGATATTATTGAGAAAGATGCTGAAGTAGATATCCCTCAATATGTATATAACAAAATTAATGGTAAATACAGAGATAAACCGATTATATCTGATCCTGATATGGATGATTTATCTCCGACTTGTGTAGCACATTATGCAAAAGATAAAGGAACAAGGCTTGTAAAAGACGGAAAGAGAATAAGACCATATACAGTTAGAGAGTATGCGAGATTACAAGGGTTCCCTGATTGGTTTGAATTCTGTGGGACAAAGAATGATGCATATAGACAGATTGGAAATGCCGTTGCCGTTCCTATGGGAAGATGGATTGGTAATCAAATTGTGAAATATTTTAATTCGTAAGAAAGAAACATTTCATTCAGAGAATATACAAGAGAGGTGAAAAAATATGAGTATGGAAAAATCGACATATGTAATTTTAGGATATGACCTTACAAATCATGAAACAGAAAAATATGATGAATGGAAATGGTCTAAAGAATGGGAAGATTATACTTGTAATCAAGTTAACAGAGAAATTCAGTTGTTTGACGATTACGAAGATAAGTTGTTTCTTGGATATATTTTTGCTGTGTCTGGAGAATATGAACATATAGATTCAATTCAATATTCAATTCATAATTTTGACGAGGAAGAAGACCGTAATTTCGATGAAATAGAAGAGGAAGTATTAGAAAAATTTTCAAGACTGCAAGAAATTGGCGTAATTGAAGATGAAGATAAATTTGCACCGGATTATAAATTAATCATTTTTGATGTGTTTAGATAATTCGAGAATTGAGGTGAAAACAGTATGGATTTAGATAAATTAAGCTATGGAACATTTATTGATGGAAAATACGTAGAAGTAGAACCGGTAGATAAGTGTATGAAAATGCTTCAATATAGATTCGACGACAAAAATAGAACAATTAATAACTTGCGGAATCAAATCAAAGAGCTTACAGATTCTCAGTATAAAGACAAGAAACTTCAAAAAATGAAAGCTGAATTAGCAAAAATGCAGCGAGAATATAATAGAGGATTCCCAATCACAGACGATGAATGGAAAGCTATTGAAACTTGGAAAGAAAAGCATGATAGAGAAGTTCACGGTCTGATTGAATGTAATGAAAGAATTGGCGGAGCAATTGGCGGTCGTTATACATTTGAGTTTATTCCATGTTCTATTGGTACTATTGGAACTATAAAGTGCGGAAAATGTGGAGAGAAATTTATATTCAGAGAACTAAAATAAGGAGAATATAACTATGAGAAAACGTCAACGAAAGAAATGGTTGAAGAAACATGGCAAGTATGTTCCATATAGTGATTTGTGGAGCCTTGATATCACTATTGCAAATTTTGTTCTTCCAAGACTTAAAAGATTTAAGAAAGAAAATATTGGCTATCCCGGCATAGAAGAAATGGATACACCTGAAAAATGGGATGAAGCTTTAGATAAGATGATTCTTGCTTTTGAATATGTGGTTAGCCAGGATGATTGGTGGTTAGATGATCCTAAATATAATTATATAAGGGCTGAATCTAAGTATGATGACGAATATGTAACCAAAATTAGAAATTCGTGTCTTGCTGAAGGAAAGAGAAGACAAGCTGTAATTAGTGAAGGACTGCAATTATTTGCAAAATGGTTCCGACATTTATGGATTTAAAAGGGTGATGAAATATGAGTTTCATTCGAAAATTATAACTATATATTGTTGTTTAAATGATAATAAACACAATATATAGTATGTGATAAGTGCGATGATACAAATGACAAAAATATAACTGGTTAGGTGGTGAAATAAATGGGAACATTAAATATTTTGATGGACAAACTCTATAAGATGGAAGATTTGAAAAAAGATATCCATAATCTTGATAATGAAATTAGACTTCTTGAGGAGAAATTGACTCCGGAAGAAGTGGAGAACATGTCTTATGAAAAGTTTAAATGGCTGTGGGACAGAGTTAAATATAGAATTGAACTTCCACAAGAATCTAAATTTGAAGAAATTCTTAAAAGAAAACGTGAAGAAAAGTATCCAGAATTGAAGAGAGCTGTGTATTTCTCTGACATTAATCAGCTTGATATCCCAGATGAAGACAAGAAAAGAATCGATAGAGCGTTGGCTGATAATTATAGATGTGTGATTAATGGAGATCGTATTAAGAGTGGAGCAATTGCCGGATTAAAAGTAGAAGAGTTAGAGACATTGCATAAGATTGGTGTGCTTAAAAAATTCGTTTCCTTTTATATTTTTGGAGAATGTTGTTGCACTTATTCAGAAAATGAACTCAAAAAATATTTTAGATTTTGGGAATTGGATAAAAGCTTCCAGAAGTTAGATAAAAAAGAAAAGTATGAATGGTCTACTTTACTGGATGAATATGAGTCTATTTATTTTGAAAACACCGAAGGAGAATTCGAAGAATTAATGAATAGAACAGAATATAATTTGTATGATGAAAAAGAAATTATATATAAAGTAAATTTAGAAAAGATGGATAAACATTGGGATAATGTTTAGAGAATATAGAGGTAGGAGGTGGTGATGTGGGAACAAATTATTACATGATAATGAAAGATAAGGAGCTTGTAACAAAGTATTTTGACAATGAATATGAGCTTACAGATTTACCTTATTTTGGATATGAAGTACATATAGGAAAGCGAAGCTGTGGATGGAAACCTTTATTTGAGTGGCATGAAAATGCTTATAAATCAGTGGACGATATGCTTAAATTCTTAGAATTTCATAAGATTGATATTGAAATCTTTGATGAATATAATGAGAAGTTTTCTATCGATGAATTAAAAGAAGAGCTTATTAATTGGAGAAACGAACAGCCTGTACGTTATATGAAGTATGTTCCTGAAGGAAACTACAATGAAATCTTTGGTGGGAAAGATTATTTTACTGAATCTACTGAAGATGATTATGATATTAAAATGCCATATGACCATGTAGAGTATCATAAATTAGATCCTTACAATGAGAAAAGATGGATAGATGAAAGTAGAGAACCATTATACTTCCATGATAAGGATGGTTATGATTTTACAAGAGGTGATTTCTCATGATAAGTTGGAATCCTGTATTAAATAAATTTATAGAAATAAAAAATGAATATAAAAAAAGATTCGGAATAGTTACGTATGATTATAAAGAGGGTTATACGGACGAATCACAAACTTGTTTAGAAAGATGGGTGGAAGAATTATCTAACATCGAATTTTCCGACAAATATTTTGAATACAAAGATTTACTTTCTTGTTTAGAACTTAATCAATATAAGAATTTTCTTCTTTTAAGATATGGTAGATATAGCAATATCTATGACGGAGAAATAGAAAACTCCGGGGAGGATTTGTGGGAAAGATATAATGGGTTTTACAGAGAATGTAGAAGTATTGTAATTGATATTTTCAAAGATAGTATTGTGTTATGTCCATTTCGTAAATTTTTTAATATTAACGAACTTGAAGAAACAAGTTTAGAGAATATAAAAAGCAGAATTGAAAAGGCATACACAATTGAATTCTCAAATAAGTTAGATGGTTCAATGCAGTCAGCAACATGGTATGATAACAAAATTATTATGGCTGGAAGTCAAGCAATTAATCCTGAAAATTCTTGGAGATTGCAAGACGGATATAGAATGATTATGAAATTGCCAGGTTATGAAAAAATGCTGAAAGAACACATTGGTATTACTTTTATATTTGAATATATTTCACTAAAAGATGCTCATGTAGTTAAATATAAAAAAGAGCAAGAAGGATTATATTTAATTGGAATGAGGATTAATAAAACTGGAAATGAATTACCATATCATACAGTAATAACAATAGCAAATATATATGGAATTCCAACAACGAATATTTTTGATAAAACATTGGATCAAGTTATGAATGAGTTGGATGATAAATCGTCAGATGAAGCGGAAGGATTTGTAATCAATATTGATGGTTATAAAGCAAAGGTGAAATATAACGATTATGTGCATATACATAAAGCGTTATCTAAACTTTCTTCTATTAATTTGATTATTCGTTCTATTGCTGATGATAAATATGATGATTTACTTTCAAAGCTTCCTATTGCTTACCACGACAATGTAAAAAGAGTGGCTGCTATTGTGACAGATTATATCAAAAAAACCGAGAAACAAGTTAGAGAATATTATAGTAAAGCCCCATTAGATAATAAAAAGGCTTTTATGATTTGGGTAGCTGATAATGTTCCAAAAGAATATCAAGGGTATTGTAGGTCATTATATTTTGGAAATAAAATCAATGTGATTAAAAGCGGAAATAAAAAAGCTCCACATTATAAAAGGTTGAAAGATATGGGAATAGATAATTATTCTAGTGTATTTACACAGGAGGAAGACGATGAATAAGCCAAAGCTTTATATTATGGTAGGCTTATCAGGAAGTGGCAAGTCAACTATTGCAAAAGAAATTGCAGAAACAGAAGAGAATACTATTATAGTATCTTCAGATGCAATTAGGGAAGAATTAACCGGAAAAGTAGAAGACCAATCTAAAAACGAAGAAGTGTTTAAGATCTTTCATAATAGAATCCGTAAAGGATTAGAGAATAAACATAATGTAATTGCTGATGCGACGAACATTACAATGAAAGCACGTAGAGCAATTATGATGAAAATTAATGGCTTGGATGTATGCAAGATTGCTTATGTAATTCCAAAACCATTTGAGCGATGTAAGAAAGATAATTTACTTAGAGAGCATCCTGTTCCTGAATGGGTGTTAGATAAACAGATTAGAAAATTTCAAGTACCATTCGCAGAAGAAGGTTTCGACCAATACACAATTTATACATTCCATAAAGAGAATAGATTAAATGAGATTAACATGTTTGATCAGATGGAAGATTATGACCAACAGAATCCACATCATACTATGACATTAGATAATCATTGCAAAAATACATATGAATTATTTTGCAGATTTGGATATCAAACAAAGTTCAATATTGCTGCATTATTACATGATTATGGAAAGTTATTCTGTAAGACGGTTGATGAAAACTGTGTGGCACATTTTTATTCTCATGATTCTATTGGCTCGTATTTGGTGTTAGAAAACATGGCTGAATTATATTGTAAAGATGTAATGGATGTTTGTTTTTTAATTAACTATCATATGATGCCATTCCAATGGACAAGTGAAAAAATTAAGGAACGTTGGAAGAAAAGGTTCGGAGAATATAAGTATGAATTACTTATGAACTTCAACGAATGTGATAGAGCGAGGTAAATATTCTTGTCTATACAGATGGTTTAAGCGCAATAAAACGACCTTATTTTGGATATTGTAAATCCAGACATACAATTAAGAGAGCTGGTTAGATTCAGGATGAAAATGGTACGATTTGGTGCAAATAAACAGGCTGTATAGAGACAAAATGAAATCGGGATTTCATAATGAGAGGAGTATAAATGAAAGAAATAAAACAATTTGTAGCAAAGAGAAAAAGCTATAAAAGAGATGAAGGCACAATGGGGTTTCACGATTATGTAACGGTTAAAGAAGATTTTATTGAATTCGTAGAAAGGGTAACAAAAGCTTGTGAAACAGTTAATGGAAAAATTTTGAATATTTCATATCCAAATGAAGACATAGCCGTTATTGTGATTCGTTATAAGAATGGAGAATAAATAAATGCGACCGAGAGGTGACTACACAGGGAGCAAACATTGTTGTAGCAGATAGCAAATAATAAATAATTTTATAACATTTAGAAGAAAACAATGACAGCTTGTTAGAGATTTGGAGAATACAAGAATGAAGAAAATTTATAGAGTTCAGCTTGCACTATCGTTTAATACAAGAAATGCATTACTGCCATTTCTTAAAGCAAGAGATGAAATATTAGGAAAATCAGAATTTATTTTCGCATCGAGCGACCAAGAAGCAATCAATATTTACGATAGTATTCATGAGGACGCAGTATCTTTATGGGATGATTGTTATAATGTTATACATTTCCCGAGAATATTAAATAAAAAAGACCCAAATTTTGATTCATATTATTATATAAATGGCAATATGACATTCGAAGAACTAAGACATTATGCGCCATCAGATATGTTTATTGAGTATTGTAAAGACCGTTTATATCCGATAAATGTGGTTATAGATGGAGAATAAATAAGTATGGCTAAGATGGTCATTATTATTTTTGACTCATCTTTGTTATAGATGATCTAAAACAAATAGAAAGGATGTGAAGAATATATATGTGGGTAATCTTTTTAGGATGGGCAGTTCTAGCAGTTTTGATTGTGACAATTGTTGGTAGTGTATCAATGATGATTGCAAATAAGATTAGACTGAAAATGCTCAAAGATAACAAAGAAGCAGAGGAAGAAATGAAACGAGGAGAAGAATAACTTATATGAAAAAAGGAAAAAAAGGATTAGTTGGGTTAATTGTAGCGGTAGCAGTCGTAGGCGGAGCTTTTGGAGTGAAATCTTGCGATCTTATTGAAACTGGTAAAACAGGAATTGTATATAACTACAAGGATGGAGTACAGAAAGAAACATTACAGCCAGGAATTCATTTTATTTCGCCACTTAAAAAAGTAAAAGAATTTTCAACAAGTAATGAGATTCTTGTAATGTCAAAGGATAAACGTGAAGGTAGCGAGAATGATGATTCTTTCAAAGTTGCTACATCGGATGATGCAAGTATTGCAATCAGTTTTCAGATGTCTTATAGATACAATCCAGACACAGTAGTGAATACATATAAGAAATTCCGTGGCATGGATGGAGACGATATTGTAGAAAGTAGAATTAAGCCGGTTCTTAAATCTAAAATTTCGGAAGTAACAACTGATTATTCCATGATGGATATCTATTCTGGAAACAGATCTAAGATTAATTCTGATATTACAAAATATTTGAATAAAGATTTTACTAAAAAATACGGTATTGAGGTTCTTGATGCTTCAATTATTGATGTTCACCCAGATGATAAATTAAAAACTGCAATCGATAATCGTGTAACTGCGTTACAGGAAAAACAGCAGGCAGAAGCAGAACAGCAGAAAGTAAAAGTACAGAAAGAGACAGAAAAGATTCAGGCAGAGACAGATGCTCAGATTCAGATTACAAAAGCTAATGCTGAAGCAGAATCAAATAGAGTCATTTCTTCATCTATTACAGATGAACTTATTCGTATGAAAGAAGCAGAAGCAAGACTTAAGTTCGGATGGGTGACGACCACCGGAGCGAGCACTGTTGTCACTGATAACAAATAATTAAAAATAATTCCAATCATGCAGAGCGTCAAAACTCTGTGTGGTAATCAAAAGAAAGAAGAAAGGAGAATACATAATTATGAAATCTGTTGATGAAAAACTTGAATTAATTGAATATTTCCAGAGAAAAAATAATATATCAACAGATGGATGTATTGGCAAATTAACGTTGAAAGCTTATGGGTATTCAGACGATGATATTAAATTATTAACAAAAATATATTGGTGTTATTATGCCAGTGCAGGATTCTTTTCAATAAAAAATGAATACTTAATTAGTTTTTACAAGTGTATGAAAAGGTTAATAATAGGAGAATAAGTAATTGTTAAGAAGAATAGACAGAATAAGAAAAATGTCATTAGACGAATTATCTCCATATTTAGTACATAAATCATCACAGACAGATAAATGGTTATCGCCAAGTGGAAGAACATATGAATATTATGATAACGCATTGACTGATTGTGAAGAGTTGTTAGATGGAGAATATAAGAGAGAGGAGGATGAAAACTATGAATTTTACGGAAGCAATTAAAGCTATGCAAAAAGGCAAGATATGTTTTAGAAAACTAGATCCAAGAATATTTTTTAAAATTGAAGGTGAGTACATTTATTTCAAAGAGAAAGGATGCGAATGGAAATTAGAAAATGTATTCGAAATGTCGGATTATACAGCGATTGATTGGGAAGTGTTTTCTAAAGAATATGTAGAAACTGCATCCATTGGAGATATCCTTTTAGATGATGAAGAAGATAGGTTAATGATTGTAATTGATGACGAAGATTGTGACTATTATACGACAATGAACGAAAATGGATACGTAGAAACAATTGATCTGGAATGCAATTGTTATGAAAAAGTAGGCGAATACACATTAGTCGAAACTGTCATTCGATTGCTAAGTATGTACAGAAGAGATTTAAAAAAATAGAGAATAAATAAGTGCAAAGTTAAAAATTCAAATATCAAAGGTAAGAAAAGGAGACATTATTATGACAAAAGAGACTATGACTATTCACAAAGGGTTAGCAGAGCTCAAGATTCTTAACAGTAGAATCTACAATACGGTAGCATTATCTACGTTCTGCAAAGAGAATATTCATTCGAACCAGAAGATTGATGGAGTTAGTATTGATGAATATAAGAAAACAATCGTTTCCGGATACGATAAATCCAATGATTTGATTAAACGAGCAATTGCAATCAAGAGGGCGATCACAAACTCAAATGCAGTTACACACCTTAAAGATGGCTTTGAAGAATATACTGTTGCGGAAGCTATCTATATGAAACAGCATGGAATCACATTAAAAGAATCTCTTTTACAGGAAATGAAAGATCAGTACGCAAAAGCTTGTAACAAGATTAATAAGATGAATGGAGATTCACTTGCGGAAGATGCTAAGAAATATGTAACTGGTATATATGGGTCTAAAGAAGGAAAGACAAATACTGAAGAATATGAAAGAACGAGAAAGGCATATATCGAGGCACATACATATGAACTCATTGATCCGATCCACATCAAAGATAAGATCGATGAATTAGAAGACGAAATTTCTAAATTCAAAGCTGGAATTGATGCTGCTCTTAGCGTAAGTAATGCAACAACAGAAATTACTGTTGAGTATTAATTCGTTAGAGAATATATAAATAGATAATTATTCATTGTTTATTGAAAACTTGAAACTATGACTCATCTGAGCTTTGTCGGTTACTCTGATGTAAAAGATTAAACAAACTGACTACATAAAATCTAAAAAACTTTAAAGGTAGAATATACTTTTTTGGTTTACAAATGGCTTACTATGCTAAAGTAAATACCAAATTATTACAGAACAAAAGACTCCAGCATGAGTCCTATAAACTGTCATAAAGCTAAAAGTTATAAACCTTAAAGAGCAAAGTTTAAGATTCAAAGTTTTTGATTATGTAAAGTTTAAATAGTAAAAATAAAAGATATAAAGATTTACAAAATCCCAGACAAAAGGTTGAGAGTATAGTTGTAATTGACTTCGAGTTATCCTCTGGGCTGGTAAATGGTGAATATATTATAAATAATAATGTTTCCTCTGTATGATATTACATAGGATACAAATTTTTCCATACTAAATATGTGAGAGGGGAGTATAAAATCTCTCACATCAAAATCCAATTAATTAAGCAGTGGGTTGGGATTGGCATCAATATAGAGAATATAGAGATGAAGCAACTACTGTAAATTACGATGGGCTGTGGTGAATAAGTAAACACATATGGCTTTGACCCATATATCAGTGGGGGCGGTACCCACCAGCCTAGTTTGTCTGAATTATCAATCAGACACTCCTTTCTAAATTTAATGTTTTATCACAAAAACAGGTTGGCAACTTACCTTAAAGTTGTAAGTTTCTGGAGCGTTAGCATAGTTGGTTAATGCATGTGCCTCATAAGCATAAGATCGCCCGTTCAAGTCGAGCACGCTCCATGAGAGATACTTGACCTTACACTTTTCCAAAGCACTCTGTAATAAAGGTTAGCGAAAAGTGCGCTTAAGACATTGCGTAATCAGTCATGTGCGAAATCATGGGTACGCTTATAAATTTGGTGGGTGGCAGCAACAGAACGAATTATGTTGTGCATGACAGATTCTAGTACGAGTAGGAACGCTGTGGTTGTAAGTGAAGTTATCGAGAATATGCACATTTGAGGTAATGAATCTTATAAAGGTGGTTCGAATCCACCATCCATCTTTTCTCTGAGCAAAAGTGGCGTGAGAAACCATGATTGCTATATGAAATGTCGTTAAATTATGATTCTCCGGTGTTTTATATTTTTAGACAATAGTGCACATTATTTGGAACAGAGAGTACGGTTATTAGCTCATTGGTAGAGCAGTCATTGTGAAAATATGATATGTAGCGAGTTCGATTCTTGCATAACCGTATCGGCAACTATATGTTGTCAAAATAGTTTTCATAAATTACCTCTAAGCGGAAGGTTGTTGGTGTAATGGCAACACATCTTATATAAGGAGAAACGGGTTCGATTCCTGTACAACCACTTAAAAATAAGCAAAAAGGAGTGAAAAATAAAGATGAAATTTGAATTTCAAATGGAACAAGACGAGCAGATGATTCATGGCAAAATCGAAGCGGATAGTGAAGAAATTGCTACAGAAATGGTAAAGAATTGTGAATATACAGATAAGGATATTATCAGCAGAGAGCCATATAACAAGCACGATTCGTACTTTGCTATTTGGTCTGTATAGGAGGTGTATATGTGTCAAAAGCAATTAACGCAGATAGAGATCTGCAAGATATTATTATTGATTATTTAGATATAGTAGAACTAAGACTGTCTGAACTGGAAGAAGAACTTCACAAGAAGATGATATCTGATGAAATTAATAATATGAATCTCGATATTTCTCAATTAAAAAAGAGAATAAAGTATTGCAGGAATCTATTAGAAAAATAATCTCTACAGAGAGAGTTAAATACATTATATAAGAAAAGAAAGAGAGGTGCTTGAAATGGTTTCAGATCAGATTATTAAAGTTCTTGATAATTTATGTGATAAGTTTGGACTTGCTATTGATTGGTCAAGTAAAAATGTACAGCCATATTTAAAAGAATTAATGGCTAAATGTGTAAATTACAAATTCTCAATTGCAACAATGTGGCTAATTTTTGGAATTATCTTATTTATTATTAGTTGCATTGGAATCAAAATTGGAATTTTTTGTAAAAAGAAATATGACGAAATTGAAGAAATAACTGACTGGGATGTTGCAGCCACACTTACATGGGTATTATCTGGAGCAGGAATGATAGGTTCAGTTTCAATGATTTTTAGTAATATTATTACAATTATTACATGCAGAACTTTCCCAGAAAAAATTATCGTTGATATGATTCAAACATATTTAAAATAAAGAAAAGGAGAATAAAAATTATGAGAACACATTATGGAAAGATGAAAAGTATTTTTGCAAAGCTGGATAATCAGTTAGGAGCCAATCGAGCTGCGATTGCAAAGAAGAAGCACGATAAAGAAAAGAAGGAGAATAAATAATATGGATGCAATGACAAAAATGGCACTTAGAAAAATGCTTTCAGAGGGATTAGATACAGAAGAACCAAAGGATATTTCATTGGACGATATGATTAAAGAATATATTAACAAATATAAGCCTACTGTATATATGGTATGTAAAGAAATGCTTGAGATTATGAAGGACTTTGTGAAAAACGATGACTATTATAAAGTGGTCGCAGAAAATAAAAGAAATATGTATGATGCATATGTAAAAACAGGATTCTCAGAAGATCAAGCAATGGCATTAGTTCTTAATGACAACCTTCAGCTTATGAAATCCATTCAGAATGCTAAAACAACGACGAATTCAAAGAATAAATAACCGGATGAAAGTGACATTTTAGGAGGAGATAGAATATGAATTTTGGAAAAGCAATTGAAGCATTAAAAGATGGTAAGAAAGTGGCACGTAAAGGATGGAATGGTAAAGGAATCTATCTGGAAATGTATTCGCCAGAAGTCAATCTTGAAACTATTGCAGAAGCAGTGCATAACGCATGGTGGGAAGAAAAGAAAAAACAGGGAGTTACAGATCACCCGGATATGATTCCGTATTCTGAACTGAGTGAAGAAGTGAAAGAATACGACAGAGTTACAGCAAGAACAACTATTGAAGCATTCAATTATATGACGCATTCGTTCATATATATCAACACTACTGGATTACAGACAGAAAATCCTTATGCGCCTAAAAATAAAGTGCCGTGGACACCGTCTCAGACAGATATGCTATCTGAAGACTGGATGATTGTAGAGTAAACATAGATTTCATTTTGGATTGGAGAATAACAAGGTGGTGAGATTTTGAAAAAGAAAATTGCAGCGATTGTTCTTGGGTTGTCAATATGTTTTTGTATGACAGGGTGTGGTAATGGAGACATAACGCCAACAAACAACAAGCTTGGAAATAAATATTTTGATCTTGTTGATATTTATGAAGCTGGGTACACGACTGTTGCCTATGATAAAAATACTAATGTAATGTATTATATGGTAGAATCTGGAAATGCTTTTGGTATAACACCAATTTATAATTCAGATGGAACTTTGAAATTATATGAAGGAGAATAGAAATGGCAAAAAGTATATTTGTACAACGAGAAGTTGAAGAAATATATGAAAGTTATGTCAAGTATGATTGGATTTATGGTACTACTTCTTCAAGAGAACATTATATCAAAAAACCAAAAAAGTATGATATGCGATATTCTTGTAAAGATAATGTACTAAGTCAAAAAATTATTGGAGAATATAATATTGACAATCCTCCACTAAAAGTTGGAGAAGAATTTTTTCTGTGTGACATAAAAAAGTTGGTAAAAATTCATAAAAGATGTCGTAACTCAGATGGTTCATTTACATATTATATTGAAGATAAATATATCGAAACAGAGAATACAAAATTATCAAAAGAAAAATGTGAAAAAGATTTTGATAGATATTGCGCTTGTGTAGATGAGCTTGATGAATTACGTAAAAAATTTTGTGATTACAAAAGAGAATATAAGTATAAACACAGATTCTTCAATTTTAGATCAGATAAAGCACCAAATGATAAGAACCGATGAATCTAATCTTTCATTCGGACTTGAAAGGTAAAAATGGTAGAAGTAATCGAAACGAATCTAATTGTCGATAATGACAGTAAAATTTATGATCATCAATCAAGAATTATAGAAGTAGAAGATTGGGATACATATTGTAATGCATTTGAAAAATATGACGGCAGAGCAATACGTTTCAAATCAAAACAAATGCCTGGAAATAGCATTCAGGCGAATCGTAAAATAAAAGAATTGTTATATGACGATTATCATTTATCTTGTACTATTTATGATGACGTTTATGATGTTTATGCAAGACATTTTGCTTATAAAATGAGAATTTGTTCTCAACAAATCAAGGATTAATTCAATCCACAATTCCAAATATTCGAACAATTGAATAGAGAATAAATATGGGTGGACAGGCATACCCTTGGGTTTTTGTACTCAAAAATCACCTTTTACATAGAAATTTACATAAATTTATTTCTGTGTTCCGTCCGGTTGGGCGTTTAAATAGATTGTTTTATTAACAATATTTACAATAAATTTTTAATTCTAGGAGGACACTTAATGAGCGACAAAGTAAGACAGATGACGAACAAAGTGGTACTTGGAGGCAAGGTAACAGAATTTGAAATGAATTCTGGAGAGATTAAGAATGGCGAGAGTAAAGGTGCGCCATACATTAGAATCCGTGGAAAGATTCAGTTTGGTGAGCATAAAGCAATGGAACGTTCTTTTGAAAGATTCGTACAGGAATATCGAATTAAAGACGGTCAGAAGAAAGAAAATAAAGCTTACGCACCGACTAAAGAATGGGCTGAGAAAGTACAGTCTGTAGCTAAAGTTGGCTGGGATGAAGCAACGGCAGTCGATCTCACTTGTGCTTTTGCAACAAATGATTATGTAAATAGTGAGGAAAAGCTTATTGAATCACTAAATTGTAGTATTTCTTTCATTAATCCTTTTGATGAATTCAAGGGCGAGGCGGATATTGAAGGATATATTTCAGCAATTACACCAGAAGTTAAAGGTGAAGAAAAAGAAGAGACAGGGCGTTTAAGAGTCACAATTCTGACGAATGATTTCTTTGGAAATATTATTCCGGTGAAGAATATCATTGTACCGGCAGAATTGAGAGAAGCTTTTGAGGATGGATATGAAATTGGGCAGACAGCAAAAGTATTCATTACATATACACTTCATAAAGGTGAAGAGAAGCCTAAAAAGTCTGGTGGTATTGGAGTACAGAGAGTAACAGATGGAAAATCTTATGTTGAAATGATTCTTACTGGTGCAGATCCGGCAATTGATGAAGATGAAGATAATGCATTTTCTAAAGAAGCAGTTCGAATTGGACTCTCCGAAAGAAAAGCAAAACTTAATGAACTTAAAGAAGCAGGATATCAAGGAAATTCAAGTTCAGCAAAATCTGTAACAAAAGCAGCACCAATTTCTGATGAGGATATGCCATTCTAAGGCATTCCCCATCGCTAAAAAAGGAAAAATTTTTAATAAAAAGGAGAATATAAATGGCAGATATTGATATTTTTAATCTTAAACCAAGCGTAATTAGTAGAGATTTATCGGGAAAGAGTTTTCTGATTTATGGAACGAGAAAATCAGGAAAAACTTCTAATGCGGTAAAATTCCCAAAACCACTTGTTATGGGATTTGAAAAAGGATGGAACATGCTTTCTGGAGTTTATGGACAGCCAATTAATAAATGGTCTGAAGCTTTAAAAGTAAAAAAACAGCTTCTCTCAGATGTTAATAAAGTGGAAAAAGGCGAGAAACCAGAGACAACTTTTAAAACAGTTGTTGTAGATACAGCAGATCTTGCTTACATGATGTGTGAAGATTATATCCTTGCAAAAGAAGGAGTGGAATATCTTGATGAAACAGAATCTAAGCGTGGCTATAAAGCTGTAAAAAAAGAATTTAATATGTTTTTCCAGGAAATTGTAAAGGCTGGATATACTCTTGTAGTTATCGCACATTCTGAAACAAAGCAGATTAAAGAGAATGGTGAAAAATATGAGAGAACGCAGCCACTCGTTGATAAGAGGGGATTCGAAGTTCTTGCAGGACTTGTAGATGTTGTTGGATTCGCAACAAATGAATTACAGGACGATGGAACAAATAAGATGGTTCTTACACTTAGAGGTAATCAGTATCTTGAAGCAGGAACAAGAAATAAGTATATGTCAGCTAAGATTCCATTTACATATGAAGCTTTAAGAGCAGATATGGAACAGGCTATTGATAAACTTGAAGCTGAAGACGGGGCAGTTATTTCAGATAAACCAGTTGAAGTTTATAAAGACCAGAGTAGCGTAGCCGATTTTAAGGAAACAGTAACTAACATTGGAAAGATTGCGAAAGCTCTTAATGCTCAAGGAATGATGGATAAATATCAGTCTGTAACAAATCATTATCTTGGCAAAGGAAAACTTGTTAGAGACTGTGATGCAACGCAGATTGATTTGCTTATGCTTATCTTAGATGATCTTAACGATATTGTTAAAGAACAGGGAATTATTGTTGAGTAAATAAAAAAGTGGTGGGAGATTTTTCTCCCACTTTACTAGAAGGGTAAAATATGGCAAGAAAAGTAAAATGTCCGGAATGTGGAACATTTAATGATAAAGAAAATACAGTCACTTTTAATGGTCGATATTATTGTCCTGTGTGCTATGAAAATAAACAAAAAGAAGCTGATGATTATAAACAATTAATTGCTTATATATGTGAACTTTATCAAATTGATGCACCTACAGGATGGATAGTAAAACAAATAAAAGATTTTAAGGAGCAGTTTCATTATTCATATAAGGGGATGAAAACAACTTTACATTATTTTTATGAAATAGAACACAATGATCCTGCTGATTCTTTGGGAGTGGGGATCATTCCTTTTGTATATGAAGAAGCCAAAAAATTTTATATTGATAGACTTGCTGTAAAAGATAGTGCCAAAGATTATAAAGAAAAAAATAAAAAAATCATAAAAGTAAAAAAAACAAAAGCAAAGAAGACTTACAAAGATTTGGCACTAATAGATATCGGAAATTTATGAGGTGGCTTAATTGAAGAAGAAAGTAAATAGTTATACAAACAAACAAGCTATTAGAGAAGTAATAGGTGGTTTGTTGCAAGATCCTTCATTGATTCGAAAATATAAAATTGTTACGAGCGATTTTCCAGAGAAATTTCATAAGTTAATTTTCAGCGCAATAAATAATTTGTACAAAAATGGAGCAGAATCTATAGATGCAGTGGCAATTGATGATTATTTATCTAATTACGAAACTCAATATCAAGTTTTTACGAAAAATGAAGGGGTTTCTTATATTGAAAAAGCATATGAAATGGCTCTTTCCTGTAACTTTAAATATTATTATGAGCAATTAAAAAAGTTCTCTTTATTGCGTCGATATGTTGAAAAAGGTATAGACGTGTCAGAATTCTTTGATCCAGATGAAATTGATCCAATAACTATCGAAAATCAGCGAAAGAAATTGGATAACAGTTCTATTCAAGATATCATTAATCATTTTAAAAGAATGCATTCTGAAATTATAGCTCCCTTTTTAAATAATGAAGGTCGTGATTCAAAAAAAGCTGGTGTGGGTGGTCATGAACAAAAAGAACGATGGAAACAAGATACGGCATGGGGAATCGGATATTCAAGTTCTTATCTGACCACAGCTTTGCATGGAATTAGAAAACGAAGATTTAACGTAAAATCTGCTGGAACTGGGGTTGGAAAAACCAGGACGAGTATTGCAGATATTGGTTATGCTTGCGCTCCATATTACTACGATAAGTCATTAAATAAATGGTGTGAGAATCCTAATGGTAAACATAATGGGGCATTATACATAGGAACTGAGATGGAATTACTTGAAGAAATCGACCCGATTCTTTGGGCATATATTGCCGATGTTCCACAGGATCATATTGAGTTCAATATGTATGAAGATGGGGAAGAAGAAAGAGTAGATAAAGCAATTGATATTCTAGAACATGAAGCAAATATTTGGTTTGAATATGTGCCAGAATATGATGCCAATACCTTGGAAGAGATTATAGAAACTCATAAGCTTGAACACGACATTGAATATGTATGGTTTGATTATATTGCTGCTACTGTAGAATTGAATAGTGAATTCGCAGCAGAATCTAAAACTAAAATGGTTGTGAGAGAAGATCAAGTATTAGCAAATCTTTCAAAGAAGTTGAAAAATTTCACACGTAAATTTGATGTTTCAATTGATAGTTTTACACAGGTTACAGGAGATTTCAAGAATGAAGCCAATCGTGATCAAACTATTGTAAGAGGTGCGAAATCAATTATTGATAAAGCTGATGGGGCATTAATTGCAATGCCACCAACAGAAAAAGAGTTAAAAAAAGTAGAACCAATTTTACGTGAAATGATTAATAAACCTACTCCGAATTTAATTTATTCCCTTTATAAAAATCGTGGGGGTAAATGGAATAAGATTAAAATTTGGATGTACATCGAGTATTCGACTATGCGAGTACACGATTTGTTTGTAACAGATTATGAATATAAATTAATTAAAGACATTGAGAAAACTTATATTAATGTTAATGATGAAGACTTTGCTTCAAATACAGCTAGTAGAAAACCTTTAGATAAATTAGTCATTACAGATAATTCTAATGACGAAATCAATTTCTAAGGGGTGAGTTAATGATTGACAAAGATTATTTGATCCAAACAATAACTGAAGATCAGATATTGGAGTTACTACGAGAATTCGGAGCAGAACAATATGGGGCTGCTAAAGAAAATGAGATATGGTTTAATACCATATGTCATGGTGGTGATAGTCACAAACTCTGTTACTATAGAAATACCAAAACATTTTACTGTTATACAAACTGCGGTAAAATGTCATTATTTAATCTAATAATGAAAGTCTTAGATTGTAATTTTTCAGAATCAATTCTTTTCGTGGCTAAACGATTGGGGATAAATAATCGTTATGGCTTTAATACGAAAATCTCTCAAATGACACAGGAAATAAATAAAATTGATAAATATATCTCTTTGCGAAAAAACAAAAAAATGCAAAAAACCGTAAAGAACTTAGCACCCATCAATGGAAAAATTCTGGACTATTTTGAGGATGACGTTTTTTACCAGGGGTGGATTGACGAAGGAATATCAATTGATACAATGAAGACTTTTAATATTAGATGGTATGAGTCTGAGAAACATATTATAATTCCACATTATGATATTGCTGGGAATCTTATCGGGATTCGTAGACGTAGTTTACAAGAAAAAGACAAGAATAACAAATATATGCCTGAAATCATAGAGGGAATACAGTACAACCATTCATTAAATTTCAATCTTTATGGTTTAAATATGCATGTCAAAGGTATCCAGAGAATTAAAAAAGTAGTGCTTGTAGAATCTGAAAAAAGTGTAATGCTTGCCCATGATTATTATGGGGATGATGCTTTTGTAATTGCAACTTGCGGATTTAATATTTCAAATTGGCAACGAGACATGATACTAAGCCTTGGAGTTGAAGAAGTAATGCTTGGTTATGATAAAGATTTCGAGCCTTCTGATTTCGAAAACGCTGACGAAGATAATATTGAATATAAGAAATATCTTAGGTATATAAAACGTTTATATTCCCTTGCATATAAATTTACAGCTTATTGTAGAACTTATATACTTTGGGATTTTGACGGGTTGCTTCAAAGAAAAGATTCTCCTTTCGATAGGGGAAAAGATGTATTAGAGGAAATTATGAAAAACAAGATAGAAGTAAGCACTGAAAGAGAAGGTGATTTTGATTAACGAAAAACTTTTATGGAAAACTTTAAATAAATGCAATTTTAATAAAGAGAATGATTTTTTAGAAACTATTCTTACGCAAGCTGGGATTGAAGATATTTATGGTTTCTTACATGTAAATAAAAATGATACTTACGACCCCTTTCTTTTTAAAAATATGAAGAAAGGAATTGAACTTTTACATCAGAATTTAGGGAAAACAATTTTAATAAAAAGAGATCCCGATGTGGATGGTTATACATCCGCAGCATATATAAAAGGTTTTATTGAAGATATTTCTCCAGAAACAGAAGTTGTTTGTGTTGGAAATTATCAAAAGGAACATGGACTAATTTTAAAAGATATAGAACCATACATAGATCATTTAAGTCTGATTATTATTCCGGATGCCGGTTCCGGCAGTGAATCCATTCAAGTATTTAAAACAATTAAAGAAAAATATGATGTTCCAATTTTAGTTCTTGACCATCATGAAATTGACAATGAAGTATTAAAATATGCAACGGTGATTAATTGTACTGATGGATATTATCCTAACAATACTTTGTCAGGTGTTGGTGTTGTACACAAGTTTTGTCTTGCTTATGCACAAACTTATAGCATTAATGAAGAAGTATGTAATTATTATTTAGATTTAGTTGCTTTAGGTATGATTGCTGATTCTATGGATATGAGGAATTTTGAGACTCGTTATTATGCTTTAGAAGGGTTAAAAGAAGAAAATATTCATAATCTTTTAATTCAAGAATTAGCCAAAAGAAATGCCGATGATATGAAACTGGGCTTTACTTTGGAAAGTATTGGGTGGGTAATTGCACCTAAATTAAATGGTACAATTCGATATGGTAAAAAAGAGGAGCAAGATGATTTGTTTAGGGCGTTGTGTGGAGAAAAAGAAGATAGAGAATATCAGCCAAGAAGAAAACATGCCTCTGATCCAAAACCGCCTATTGAAATTCATACACTTCAGCAAACAATGGCTAGAGTATGCTCGAATGTAAAAAATCGCCAAGACAAAGATGTTCGGTCTTTTATGAAGAAGCTTGAAGAGGAAATTGAAAAAAAAGAATTAGATAAAAACAGTGTAATTATTATTGATGCTACTGACATAGTAGATAAGAAAACAGTTACAGGTCTTGTGGCGAATAAATTAGCAGAGAAGTACCGGAGACCAATTGTGATCTTAAGAGCTAAAGATAAAGATTATTATGGTGGGTCAGGACGAGGATACGATAAAGGAACCATTGACAATTTTAATTCTTTTTTAGAAGAGACAGGTGTATTTGAATGCATGGGGCATCCTAATGCTTTTGGAGTTTCTTTGAAAAAGGAAGAACTCAATAAAGCAATTATTTTATGTAATTCTAAACTTAAATTGGAAGATTTAGTTACAATTCACCAAGTAGATTATGAAGTATCAGCAGATGAATTGATTCCTTTATCAGTAATGAAAGTAGCTCAATCTTATCAGATTTGGGGGAAAGGAATTCCAGAGCCGACATTTGCAATTACAGGAATTAATATTCCGGCAAAGGATATTATCGGATACGGAGACAATAAGAATTTTATTAAGTTTACTTACAATGGAATAGATTATGTAAAAAAATATTGCAGTAAAGATGAATGGGAAAACATGACTTTGAGAGATAGAAATACTCTTGGTGAAAATAAAAAACAACTGCAATTAAATATTATTGGTAATTTTGTAGTAAATGAGTGGAATGGTAATAAATATCCACAAGTAAAGATTAAATATTATGAAAGCAGAGAATATATACCTGATGAAACAAATAATAAGTTATTTGAAATAGACGATGATTTTCTATTTTAGAATCTAGGAGGTGTGGAGAAGATGTTTGTTCCATGTCATTGTCATGACGAACGAAGTAATTTCAGGGGCAGAGACGCTTTGGTTAGAACAACTGAATTAATTGACTATGCTCATGAATTAGGACATAAAGGTGTTGCAATCACAAATCATGAAACAATCTCTTCTTCACTTAAAGCTAATAAATATATTACTAGCAAAATGAGTGAAGAAGATTGGAAAGATTTTAAAGTTATTAATGGGAATGAGATTTATTTGTGTAAGGATGTCCCAGAAGGAGAAAAGCCTTCAATATTTCCTCATTTTATTTTGCTGGCAAAAGATAGAATTGGCTTTGAACAGCTATGTATTTTGTCCAATATTGCATGGACAAAGAACTCTTTCATGAATGTAATGATGCGAGTTCCTACATATTATAATAACTTAATTGAAGTGGTAAGTAAAAATAAAGGTCATTTGATAGCATCTACAGCGTGTATTGGAGGAACTTTGGGAAGAATGCTTCTTCTTTATAAAGATACCGGAGAAGAAAAATATTATGATATGTGCTTTAGATGGATTGAGAAAATGGTTCGATTATTTGGTCAAGAAAATTTCTTTTTAGAAATGCAGCCTTCTCATGGTGAAGAACAAGTATTTGTAAATAAATATATAAAGGAAATATCAGATAAAACAGGTATTAATTACATCATTACAACAGATGTTCATTATCTAAAAAAAGAAGATGCAAAAGCGCATTCAGCATTTTTGAAGGCGCAGGATGTTGAACGAGAAGTAGATTCTTTTTACGCAACAACTTATATGATGTCAGAAGATGAAATTCATTCATATATGGATATGTATTTAGGGTATGAAGCAGTAGAAACCGGGATTAACAATACGATGTTAATTTATGATATGGTTGAGTATTACGACTTATGTAAGCCATTACATATTCCTTATATTCCTTTGTACAAGGAAGATCCGCCAAATAATAGTGATTATTATGAAAAAGTTCCTCTCTTAAAATATTTTAGCGAATCAAAAGAACCATCTGATAGACATATGGTGTCAAGACTTCTAAATGCCTTTAGTAAAGACAAACAATTTCAAAATCAAAAAACATATGATGCAGTTACGGAGTGTCTTAATTCTATTAAAACAAGTTCAGAAAAAATGAAAGTTCCTTGGTCAGCTTATCTTTTACAAATTGCAGATTATGTTGATATAGCATGGACGAAAAGTTTAGTCTGCCCTGGTCGAGGCTCAGGTGTTGGATTCATTCTTCTGTATATGCTTGGAATCACACAAATTAATCCTCTGCGAGAAAAAACTAAAACATATAGTTGGAGGTTCCTTAATCCGGAAAGAGCATCAGTTCTTGATATTGATGTCGATGTATGCAGTAGTAAACGAGATGAAGTAATTAATGCAATTAAAGATACTTATGGGCATGATAGAGTAAGTAAAGTGCTTACCTTAAATACTGAAAAAAGTAAAAGTGCAATTCAAACCGCTGCAAGAGGGTTGGGAATTAATGATGATATTGCAATTTATTTATCGTCTTTGATTATTTCGGATAGAGGACAATTACGAACCTTAACGCAAATGTATTATGGTGATAAGGATTATGCTCCAGATACTACGTTTCGTAACGAAATGAATAAATATCCGGAATTATGGGAAGTTGCTCAAAAGATTGAAGGCGTGGTTAATGGATGTGGATCTCATGCAGGTGGAGTAATTATTGTAGATGAGCCTTTTACAAAAACCACTGCTTTAATGAAAACGAATTCTGGAGAAATTATTACTCAATATGACTTACACGAATGTGAAGACGTATCACTTATTAAAGTAGATTTACTTGCTACTGAAGGATTAGACAAGATTAATACATGCTTAAATCTTTTGGTAGAGTATGGAAAAATAAAGAAATATCCCACTTTAAAAGAAACCTACGAACATTGCATAGGCATTTATAATCTTGAACGTGATAACAAAGATATGTGGAAAATGCTTTGGAATCGTGAAATTATGTCATTTTTTCAGATGGAGAAACAAAGTGGTATTCAAGCGGTAGCTTTAACAAAGCCGGAATCAGTCGATGATCTTGCTACCATTAATTCGGTTATGAGACTTATGGCTGATGACGAAGGGGAATCCCCTTTAGAAAAGTATGCTCGTTTCAAGAAAAATATAACAGAATGGTATAACGAGATGGATGAGCATGGAGTAAAGCCAGAAGATCAAGAAATATTAAAAGATATATTAAGTGTATCTTGCGGAATTTGTGAAGCTCAAGAGTATTTAATTCTTCTTACTATGCATCCCAAAATTGGAGGATTTTCACTTGCTTGGGGTGATAAATTACGAAAAGCTGTTGCAAAAAAGAAACCACAGGATTTCGAACAATTGCAAAAAGAATTCTTTCAGAATGCTAAAGACAAGCATTTGGACGAGAATTTAACAAATTATGTGTGGAATGTTCTTATTAGAACGCAGCGAGGGTACGGATTTAATCGATCGCATACACTCGCATATTCATTAATAGGTCTACAAGAATTAAATTTATGCTATCGTTATCCAATTATATATTGGAACACAGCTAATTTAATTGTAGATTCTGGTAGCTTAGAAGGCAACAAAAAAACTACGAATTATGGAAAAATTGCAACAGCGATTGGAAAATTCCAAAATACAGGAACAACAGTTGAAGTGCCGGATATTAATGAATCAGGTTTTGGTTTTAAACCGGAAGAACGTGACAATATAATTCTTTTTGGTCTAAAAGGAATTTCTGGAATTGGTGATACAGAAGCTCAAGCAATTATATCTAATCGTCCATATACAAGTCTAAATAATTTCCTTGAAAAAATAGAAAAATATAAAACACTTGCGAAAGAGAATAAATTCGGAGAAAGTGCGGTAATTACACTTATCAAAGCAGGTGCTTTTGATCATTTAGAGAATAAAAAAAGAGAAGATATTATGAAGGATTATATTCGTCAAATATCAAAACCATTAAAAACTTTGCAGATTGACTCAATTTTTGTTCTGCATGAACTGGGTTTATTAACGAAAGAACAAGAGCAGTATGAATTACGATTAGTAAAATTTAGGAAATATATCCTTCAAAGTAAATTCTTAAAAGAAAAAGCTGGAAAATCACAAAATACTTATTTTTATCAACTTGATCAACAATTTGCAGAACCATTTTTCTTTGAGCATTTTGAAACCAACATGCAAGAAGACAAGGACTACAAATATTCTGATGATGGAAGAATTCTAGTAAAAAGAGGAAGTATCGATCGTGAATTTAAGAAATTAATGAAATCATTTGAAGAGAATATATTAAAGAAACCTGAAATGCTACAAGCAGTTAATGAAAATCGTTTTGTAACAAAGTGGAATGAAAAGGTCGAAGGTAATATTTCCAAATGGGAAATGGACTCACTTAGTTATTATTATCATGAACACGAATTAGCTCATGTTAATAAAGAAGAATATCTAATATCTGATTTCTCAACTTTGCCTGAAGAACCGCAAATTTCTGAATATTATGTATATCGTGGACAGGAGAAACCACGCTTTAAGCTTACAAGAATTTGCGGAACAGTGTTAGACAAAGATAAAAATAAACATATGGTTACACTACTTACTCCTTCAGGAGTTGTGACAATTAAATTCTACAAAGGTCAATTTAGTTTTTATGACAAACAAATATCTGAATTAAATGAAGATGGAACAAAAACGGTTCTCGAAAAATCATGGTTTGGTAGAGGGAACAAGCTTCTTGTAACCGGTTATAGGCGTGAAGAACAATTCGTTCCAAAGAAATATGCAGATTCTGCTTATAGACATACATTGCAGTTAATTACAGATATTAATGAAAAAGGTGAATTAAAGCTTCAATCAGAAAGGATTGGTGAAAATGACGGACTCTAATATCATTAAGATACAAGCAAGAATGAATCGTATCTTATTCCCTAAGTATCCAGATGTACTTGGGGAGGGTGGAAACAATTTTGGTATTGTAAGTTGGAATCCTATAGATGTTATTGAAGGTGAACCTCATATTGATTCATGGGGAACTATAGTAGTCAAAGGAAACTATGAAGAAAAGATAGAATATGCTGATGATTACATTATCATTGCTAAAGAAGTTCACAGTCAGGATCGTGGCTTGCAATATGAATTATTATATTTTGCAAAGAATTTAGATTTATCTAAAGTAAAGAATCAAAAAGCTTTTTTAAAGACGTTCCTTTCTGATATACAGATAAAAGAAATGTATAAAGTTTTAGACAATCCTTTAGAAGTAATAAAAGAGCATGATATTGAATCTTTAAAGAAAGTACATGGTGTCGGAGATTATATTGCTAATTGTATAATTGAACGCTTTGAAGAAAATCGTGATAATTGTGAAATGTATATTGAATTAGATAAATATGGATTAACACCTAAATTTATTCAAAAATTAGTGAAAAAGTACAGCAATCCTCAAAAAGTAATTGAAATTGTTAAAAATAATCCGTACCAACTAAGTTTTGATGTAGAGGGAATTGGATTTAAAACAGCAGATGATATCGCTCTAAAAGGTGGGATAAAAAGAACTGACCCGGATAGAATTAAAGGTTATATCAACTATATCCTTAATGAACAAGCTCAAGAAGGTAATTCATTCATTACTTCTGGAGAATTAACATCGTTTATTTTTGAAGAGTTTGGTGGAAAAGAAAATATACTTGAAGTTTATAAAGATGAAAATGACAACATTATAGGGAATAATATTAATGAGGCAATTAAAGGCTTAAAGGATAATGGAATTATTCAAATTGAAGAAAATGAATCTAAATCTCAACGTAGAGTGTATTTAACAAAATATTATCGATTAGAAGAAGAAATTGCGAAGCACCTTAAACGAATTGCGAAAGCAGAAAATAAATTTAAGTATGATGATTGGGAAGAAATTTTAAAACAACAAGAAATAAAGCAAGGCTGGACGTTTACTGAAGAACAAAGAGCCGGTATCAAATTAGGTTTAGATAAGCAAGTATGCTTCATTACAGGTGGTGCTGGAACAGGCAAAAGTTCTTTGGTATCAGGCATTCTTGAATCATTAAAAAATTACACATTTGCACAAACTGCTTTGGCAGGTAAAGCTTCGGCAAGATTACAAGAAGTAACAGGAGAAGAAGGATATACGATTCATAGACTTCTTGGATTCAAGCCTCCATATGGTTTTGCTTTTAATGAAAATGACCCATTAACATATGACATTATTATTCTTGATGAAATTTCATTGGTAGGTGGAGAAATTTTTCTTTCTCTGCTTAAAGCTATTCCAAATGGTACTAAATTGATTATCCTTGGAGATATGGGGCAGCTCCCTTCGATTGGATGTATGAATCTTGCTTTTGATTTGTATAATAGCAACTTTATTACAACAATAGAATTGACTAAAGTACATAGACAGGCACAAAAATCAGGAATTATTACTGATTCGCTAAAGCTTCGAAATCAAATTCCTGTATTAGATAAAAATTTCGTAGGTGAAGTAGTTCATGGTGAATTACAGGACATGTATTATGATATCTCTGACACAACAGAAAATACACGTTCTAAAGTTATGAAATGGTTTAAAGAAAAATACGACAGTGAAATAGTTAAAAATATTATGGATATACAAATTTTATGTCCATGCAAAGATCGTGGAGATTCTAGCGTATTTAACTTAAATCTTGACGTTCAGAATTATATAAATCCACCTAGTCCAGATAAAAAAGAAATTGTTGTAAAACAGTCTAAAGATAAAAATTATACATTACGTGAAGGAGACAAAGTAATGTGTATAAAGAATAATTATAAAGTAGTGGGCGAACACAAGACTGGAGTGTTCAATGGTTGGTGTGGAATATTAACAGAAATAACCGATTATGGTTTTCATAAAGTTTATATCCCTATGATTCATGACACGATGACTTTTAGCACCAGTGATTTAATTAATGGTGTCATATTGGGTTATGCTTCTACCGTTCATAAATACCAAGGATCTTCTGCTCGAATTATTATAGGTGCTTTCGATAATACTACGCCACCTATGATGAGAACAAAAGAACTTCTTTATACATTGTGGACAAGAGCTGAAAAAGAATGTATTACAGTTGCTCAAAACACAGCTTTATACAACGCAACAAAAACAAGCGGAGTTATAAATAAAAATACTTTCTTAGTTGAATTATTAGACAGAGAATAATATAAAGAAAGGTCGATTTCAAGCGAGGTGATAAAAAATGGATAAGAGTTCAGAGAAAGAAGAAAAAATAAATAAAATCAAAGTAACGAGTCTTGACATTATCGTAACCATACATGGGGACAAGCCGTATTATGAAATTAAATATAAGGAAGTAGGAGAGAATTTTTATCACATTGGTTATAGTTCTTATGATTTAGGTATTGTACTTGACTATAAGAAAAAGTATTTTGAACTGATTGTGTGTGAAAATGATGAAGATAATCCGTGGATCGTTTGCAAAGATGGTCAAATGCCCGAAGATTTTAATTATAAAGGCAATAAAATTCTGAATGTATTAGTAACGACAGCAACTGGAAAAGTTACAAAAGTCCAAAGAATACAAGATTATGGAGATAAACATATCTGGAGATGGGGTAGAATTTTTGGAGAGTGTAAGGCTTGGATGCCATTGCCACAACACTACAAGGGGAATAAAAAACAATGAGTAACGTAAAAATATACACAGTCGATGACGAAGAACCAAATTGTAATAGATGTGACCATGTATGTGATTCCGATATAGTGTGTCAACAGTATTGTGGAAACGAGCATTATTGGAATGGATATTCACGAACTGAGTTTATCGACGATGGAGAATAAAAAATGACAGAATTTATTTCATGTAAAGAATATGCAGCCAGTCTAAAAGAAGAACTAAAAGAGTTATGCAAAAACTCACTAAGACAGCGTTGCCTTACAGTAATTCAGATTGGAGACAATAAAGCAAGTAACTCTTATATAAAAGGTAAAAGAAAAGATTGTGAATATGTTGGTATAAAGTTTAATCATATTCATATTACAGATTATGAAAATCTTGATGAATCAGATTTATGTCAAATTATTAAAGGTCTAGACAATTCTAAAGAAGTTGATGGAATCATTATTCAACTTCCTATTCCGGATAAATACAACATAAAAATATTACAACAGTTTATTAGTCCAGAAAAAGATGTTGATGGATTTAGAAAAGATTCACTTTATAATCCATGTACGCCACAGGGAATTATTGACTGGCTTGAAGTTAATAACATTGATCTAAGAGGTAAATTAGTAACTGTATTAGGAAGAAGCGAGATAGTAGGAAAACCACTTGTAGATATGCTTATTGATAAAGGTGCAACAGTTATTAGTTGTAATAGTAAGACACAAAAATATCACATGGAGAATTTCATGAAAATGTCAGACATCGTTATTTCTGCAATTGGCAAGCCTAAGAAGTTTGATTCATTTTGTTTCGGCATCGACACTATTATTATAGATGTTGGTATAAACAGAGATGAAAACGGAAAGTTATGTGGAGATATTGATCAAAAAGATGTTGAAGATTATTTTGGTAATTGTTGTTATGTAACACCTGTGCCTGGAGGAGTGGGATTGCTTACAAGAGTCACGTTGTTAAAAAACGTAATGAAATAATCAAGGAATAGAGAATATCTATAATAAACGATGTGTAAAAATGAAGGGATAATAGATAATATGAGATTGATTGATGCTGACAAGCTTATGACAGAATTGAAAATGAACATTGTAGAAGTTCGCAACCCAGAAATTTTGGAAGGAATTTTATTAGCAATTGAACGCATTAAAGATCAACCAACAGCGGAACCTCAATGTATCGCAACCGTAAAAGTAGATTTTTCTAAAGAAGATGTAGAAAAATTAGTAAAACAATATGCAAAAGAATCTATTAAAATCGAATTCACCAACAGCATCGATAGGTTAAAAGAATTGCTTATGGAATATTCTTATGTCAAAAATAAAATGTTCAAATACGGAGGAAGTAAAGCAATAAGCGGTAAATTATTGGACGAAGAAACAATAGATGACATTATAAGATTCATTAAGGAAGTGTCTGTAAGAGATACATATGCATGTAATGAGTAAATCATTCTTCCAAAGGAGGCGAGAATTTTGCAGATTTCAATATTAAATAGAAATATCAAAGAAATAGAAAATATAGAATTTGTAGAAGAAGATAATAAATATTATATTAACTTATCCGTGATTATCGAAACAGAAAGTTCTGTTGATAGATGTAAGGCAAAACTTGAATTACCGTTCAATATGGATGCAATCAAAATATCTAGAGAAATGTGTGGTTATGGAACTTACGGAACTTTCGTAGATCTTGGATTTGGAGATTTGAGATGCGTAGATGACAAGATTACATATGAAAATATATGTAAGAAAGAACATGAGATGACTATTTCAGAAATTGAAAGAAAACTTGGATATAAGATTAAGCTTGTAAGCGAGAAGGAGTAGAGAATACATATGTGTAATTACTGTGAAGAAAATTCTCCTGAATGCTGCATTTTCATTGATCCCTTGGACAACCAATATTACTTAGACATCGAAACTTCAGAATGGGATGAGTATGATGATGAATTTATACATCAGAGAGAATATATCAAATACTGCCCGTGGTGTGGTAGGAAATTAAATGGAAGAAAGGATTAATAGAAGAATGAAATTATATGTCATAAGTGCAGATACATACAACGATTCATGGGGTTCTCAGATTAGTATGTTTGGAGTATTTGATGAAGAACATGTATACGATGCACTAAAAGAATTGCAAAAGGAATACGATTACTATTTTGAAGTGAATGAAATAAGTCTAAATGAGCGCAACGAAACGTATCTTGGTGGCTATTTTGAGTAGATGAAACTGCGCTTTCATTGGAGAAAAATAATGATTTTAGAATATAAAGGATATAGGACAAAGATAGAATTCGATCGAGAAGATAATATTTTCTACGGTAAAATTGAAGGAATACGTGATTTTGTAAATTTTCATACAGATGATTGTTTAAAAATTGAAGAAAAATTTCACGATGCGGTGGATGACTACTTAGAATTTTGCAGAGAAATTGAGAAAGAACCAGAGGTGATTAATTGATTTACATAAACAATAATTGGGAATCAGTTTCAACATTAGACAAATGCCTGAACCTTATCGGAGAATATAATAAAGAACTTGCTGCTAAGATTGTAGAATTACTTCCGGTTCATACAGACGAGGAATATTATGAGTTAGAGAAAGAACTTGAAAAATCTGACGGTTATCTGCGAGATGCCGAAGATGAAGTAGATGCATTGCAAGAAAAAGTGGACACTCTAAATGAGAAGATATCAGAATTAGAAGATTATTCTAGTGTATTACAAAATAGATGCGAAAGATATGAGGAAATTGTAAATGGCAGTAGTTGAAGTTTGTGATATTTGTAGAGAAGAAGTTTCAAAGTACAATGGTATTACAATAGTTTTTTCAGACATGAAAGGCTTAGGATTCCGTGGAGATGACCCTTGTATAGTACAAAGAAATTACAAAGCAAGAATTTGTGATAAATGTAAAGAGAATATTATTAAATATTGCAAGAAGAATACGAGGTAGAAATGACAAATACAAAAGAAATAACACGATTGTTAATGAGACACTACTTTAAAGGACGTTATTTTGATTTGCATAAAGATGATGTCATATTAAATACAATTCAAGTATATGAAATCAGAGATGGAGAGCTTGGAAGGCAAGTTCCCTTTGATATCCAAGTAGCTGGAGAAGATGAATATAGAATAGTTCCGAATTCATCTAATTATGAATTCTTTATTGCATATTATTGTCTTGTAAAAACAAGGAAAATTGTAATTAAGGCAGAAGATATCCCAAGATATAAGAACATGGATGGATCCATATCAATAAGCTTTGATAAAAATGGAACTGTTATAAATTAAGATGGAGATACAATTATGAAGAAAATTAAAGGAATTATATTTGCAGCAGGATTTGTATTATGTGGATTTATTGCCGGATCTTGCGTAAATACTGTTGAAGCAGGACAAAAAGATCCTTTTGAATTTAAGCCTGTCGATAACGACAATAGTGATTTGCAAAGAGAATAATATATTAGATGGTTGCAAACATCTAGTTGTGAAATTGAATTTTCATTCATTAGTCTTGATCAAACTAATGAATCGGTAATGCGGTGAAAAGAACTGAAAGCCTGAGATGGTGAAAAGGTAAAGGTGAAGGCTGTTGGTAACACTTCAGTCAACCGATGAGCGTATGAGTTGACACTGTGCATTCAGAATATAATACTCAAGAACATACCGCAATCCTACATATGAGGAACAAGAATGCTCTCATGAAGTACGGAAATGAACGTGCTTCTAATTATGAAATTTTGGTTTCAACGGCTGACTCTTGTAATTGAGAGTCAGTCATTAAAAAGGAGATAGCATGTACGAAATGAAAAATGGAACACTGTTCTTTCAAGATAATGATGGTAACAATGTTCTTGCGCTAGATAATGTAGACGAAGTTGCGCTGACTTCAGCAACTAAAGAAAGAGATATTCTTGGAAATGTAGAGAATATAAATATAAAGAAAGGTGAAACAACATTATCATTCACCAGTACAATTGAAAAGGAACATATACAAGCAGAGAGATAACAAGAGACTTTAAGCCTGGAGATAAAATCTGGGCTTGTGCATATGAATTTGATAACAAAAAGATAGTAAAGAGCAATATAAAACCAATATTGGGAATACTGACAGACGGGTGGAACGATGTAACAGGTGATAAGGTATGCTATTTTACAACAATGAAGAAAGATGGAACTCCGTCAAGATCAAAGAAAGTTTTTCCAAAAGCAAGAGAATATGCAGATACCGAAGAAGAATGCATCAAATTATATAACAGTCTCGTACAGAAGAAGATAGATTATTTCCAACAGAGAATAGAAGAAGTAAAGAAAGAATTTATCAAGGAGGATTTTGTATGAAAACAGAAGTGAATTTTGAAGAAATGGAATCGTTTTATAATGATTTATTAGAGGTTCAGAAAAAACATCTACCGGATTGTACCATAGGTTCATTTTTAATTGGCTTTTTAAATTATGTAAGTTTGAATTGCAGAAGACCAGACTTTATCGACAATGAGGCATTGAGAATGTGCTTACCGGCATATGCAGCGCAGTTGGAGGATGAAAAGAAAAGATGAAACTTATAGGGAAATGGATGAAAAGAAACTGGGTGATGTTTGTTACATTTGCAATTTTATTTCTTATGATTGTATTTTGGATTGCAAATTATTATAAATGTTCCACAACGATCCTAGCAATGATTGGAAGTTATAAGCTAGGCAATTGGATTGGCAGATTTTCAGTATGGACAAATGACAAAGTTTTAGGAAGTGAGGAGGATTCAGATGGAGATTGATGAGAATGTAATTTACAAAAAGGCTTTTGAGACCATGATGGACGTAGAAGATTGGTGCTTTGAATCTAACGTATCCGGTAAAGAAGTTGGAAACTTCATTGATGGCGTAACAACGTTAGCGACAAAATTATTAAAAATAGTGAAAGAAAAAGTTATTGCGGAGGAAGATTAATTGATAGACATTTTTAAACACGAAGACAATTGGCAGGATATTAAGGATTCTACAATGAATACAATTGGTAAAACAACTGGTAAGTATCCCACATCAGACTGGAAAAGAAGACTTATTTTATCTGAACATTCACCAATTAGAAGAATGAAGTTTTATTGGAGATGGAAAGATTTAAAAAGTTGGGTAAGTGTTCATTTTGTAAGACATAAAATTGGAATTGAACATTGGGTTTCTACTCAGAGAACAGATAGAACCGGTGTCAATAGAGATGAATCGCCACAGGGAACACCAGTAAATCACGCTTGTGAAGCTGATGCTCAGGCTCTTATTAATATAAGTAGAAAGAGATTATGTAATTGTGCAAGCCCTGAAACACGTAAAGCATGGCAAGAAGTAAAAGATGATGTAGCAAAAACAGAACCAGAGTTGGCTTCTTGTATGGTTAGAGAATGTATTTATAGAGGTTTTTGTCCAGAAATGTTCCCATGTGGATACTCAAAAACAGAAGCATTTCAGGAGGAACTTTCAGAATATAGAGGAACAGTATGCAAAAACAATTAGTATTAACCGGTCGTGAAGTAGAAGAATATGAAGCATGGCATAGAGACTTCTCTTATTTTCGCAATAAATGTTGGAGATTAGAAGAAGAGATAGATGAATATAAAAAGAGAGAAGAACGAGAAAAACCAATGAGAAAAATATTTAAAAATGGTTTCCGCCATTGTCCTAAATGTGATTATGTGGTTGATCATAACGTTCCATTCCAAAGATATTGTGACCGATGTGGACAAAGATTATCAGAAGGAGGTGTAATCTATGAGAAACCCTAAAAGATTACCACCATTATATATGCATCTGTTATGTATGCATTCTATCTATTATCCTGACATGAGAGTGTGCCAGTTCCTTGATAACTTCTTCAGTTTTCTTCGAAACAAGGGATTAGATCCATTCTTTGTCGAAGATGATGAAAAATTAAAAATCTATATAAATGAATTTGTTGGAAGGAGTAAGTAGATGACAAAAGATATTAAAAGAATCAATTATTTAATTGATACTCTTAACAAAGCTTCTGAGGCATATTACAATTCTGAACCAGTCATCTCTGATTACGAATGGGATAAAATGTACGATGACTTAAAAGCATTGGAAGAACAAACAGGTATCATTTACAATAACAGTCCAACTCAAAATGTTGGATACACTGTAGCAGAAGATTTAGAAGAGGTTGTACATAATCACCCAATGCTTTCGTTGGACAAAACAAAGAGTATAGATGAACTTAGAGATTTCGCAGGAAATAGAAATTGTTTTTTATCTGTAAAATGTGATGGATTAACCACTTCTCTATACTATTCTAATGGTAAATTAACCGGTGCAGAAACTAGGGGGGATGGTGTACGAGGTGTTAATGTCCTCCAAAACGTGCTTACAATCAAGAATATTCCACATACTATTCCTTATACAGATGAATTAATTATTGATGGAGAGACAATTATTGGGTGGGATTCTTTCAGAAAAATTAACGAACCTCTTCCAGAAGATAAAAAATACAAGCATCCTAGAAATCTTGTGTCTGGTTCGCTTCAGCTATTCGATAGCGCAGAAGCTGCTGAGAGGAATATGCGATTCATTGCATGGAGAGTGATCAAAGGATTCGAACATAAATCTGTATTTAAAGATTTAAAAAGGGCAGAGGAACTTGGATTTGAAATAGTTCCAATGTATACATATTCTAACTCTTCTGAAGACAGAGAGAATTTACCAGACATGTTGGAAAGCTTAAGAGAAGCAGCTGATAAATACAATATTCCTTATGATGGTGCAGTAATGGCTACCGATGATTACAAAATTGCAGAGTCTATGGGGCGCACAGAAACATTCTTCCGTCATTCCATAGCATATAAATATGAAGATGAATTATTTGAGACAACCCTTAGAGATATTGAATGGAATACTTCTAAGACAGGACTTATTAACCCAGTTGCGATTTTTGATCCAGTGAATTTGTCTGGGGCTATTACAACAAGAGCCACACTTCATAATATTACATACATTAAGGATATGATGTTAGGAATTGGCGATAGAATTAGAATCTACAGATCAAATATGGTCATTCCAAAAGTTCATGACAGCATTGATAAGTCTGGCAATTTTACCATTCCGGACAAATGCCCTGTTTGTGGAGGAGAAACAAAAATAGTAAAAGAGAATGACTCAGAGGTTCTTATCTGTACTAATCTAGATTGTAAGGGCAAACTTCTTGGGAAACTTACACATGCGGTTAGCAAAAATGCTCTTGATCTCGATGGGTTATCAAAAGCAACAATTCAGAAATTCATTAATCTTGGTTGGTTAAGCTCAATCAAAGATATCTATCATCTTAGTGATTTTAAATCAAAGATGTCAGTTCTTGAAGGATTCGGAACGAAATCAGTAAATAAGCTCATGAAATCAATTGAAGATAGTAGACACACAACATTTGATAGATTTTTATGCAGCCTTTCTATTCCTATGGTTGGTAAGGCAGCAAGTAAGGCAATATCTAATGAATGTGACGGAATGATTGGTAAGTTTATTCAGATTATGCTTGTAAATCATGCAAGATATTTCAAAAGAATCTCTGGTATTGACGATTCACTTGTAAAATCTTTGGATGATTATTTCGAAAAACATTATGAGGAAATGTGGGAATTGTCTCAGGAATTTAAGTTTAATGTGCAGAACAACAAGAAGAATGGTACAAGCCTATCCGGAATGTCATTTGTAATCACTGGCTCACTAAATAAATTTAAAAACCGTGATGCTCTAAAGGAGAAAATCGAATCTCTTGGAGGTAAGGTTGCTGGATCAGTCAGCTCAAAAACGACGGCACTTATTAATAACGATGCGGAATCAACGTCATCCAAAAATAAAAAAGCAAAAAATTTAGGAGTGCCAATCTTGTCTGAAGATGATTTCATTGAAAAATATTTAGGAGGTGATTCAAATTAGAGAATATAATATCAAATTACCGACTTTAGACGATATTAAAGAGTTTGCAGACATTTCAAACACGTTTTCTGACATAAATATTGATTATTGCGTCGGAAGATATATTGTTGACGGAAAGTCAATCATGGGCATTTTATCGTGTTTTCAAAAAACCGCTATTTTGCGGGCTTTTTCGAGGGTCGAAAATTCGTTAAATTCGTATGAAAGACGCATTTCAAAGTGGTTTGTGGGGGTACAATAGCATGTTTGAAGAAGAAAACAAGGGTTTTATCGAAAAGATGAAGGATTTCGCATGGGCTTCTCTATTCACCGTAGTATTATGTGTGATTATTGGTTTAATCGCTTATTTACTCGTTGGATGTGCGAAAGAACCTAGCGTAGAGACGAATCGCAAAAAGAAAGAATCTATAGAAGTACAGAATCTTGTAATTAATAATGATTTTAATGAACCAGCTCATGTTGTAATTATTGATAAAGATGGCAATGTTGATTTTGAGTGTTATGGCATTGTTAATATCACAGGAAAAGATGGTCAGCAAAATATTATTGTAGATGTCAGAGAAAACGAAGGAGAATAGATGATCGTAGTATTACTAGGTAAAACTTCCTCTGGTAAAGACACAGTATGTAACCAACTAATTCAAAAAGGATATAAAAAGTTGGTTACATATACTACAAGACCTATGCGACCAGGCGAAGTCCAAGATGAGACATATCATTTTATAACTAAAGAAGAATTCGAAACACTCATACCAAAGGGTTTTTTCGCAGAATATACATCGTATGATACTAAAGAAGGTACATGGCTTTACGGTTCTGCAATTGATGATTATGAAAGCAATTCAGACTCAATTATTATTCTAAACCCTAGCGGATATGAGCAAATCTTAAAAAATCTTAACAAGGAAGATATAACTTCCTTCTATATTTATTCCAATATCAAAACAATTAAAAACAGATTAAAAAAGCGTGGAGATAAGAAAGAAGAAGCTGCAAGACGTATTGAAGCAGACTTAGCAGATTTCAAAGGTCTGGAAGATAAAGTTGATCACATTGTTTATAACAATGACAGAAATACGATTCCGGAAGTTGTAGACAAAATTATTTCTTATCTTAAAGAAGCGCATAAAACAGAGGGCTAAAAGAATGAAGAAACGAATTTATTTGTCTGGTGCTTTAGGTTCTGACAAAGATGACATGATGCCATATAAATGGAGAAAAACTGTGAAGAAATGGTTTGGATTATATTATGAAGATCGATTCAATATTTTTGATCCAGTTATTTATTATAGCAATCATTCAGACAACCAATACACTTACAAAGAAGTTATGAGGTATAGATTTCGGGCAATCAAACAATCCGATGTTTTGCTTGTAAATCTAAACAATATTGATATAGAAACAAGTGATGATATTTTATATGCATATTTAAACAATGTTCCTGTAATTGCATTTTCAGATAGTAATTCAAATATTGATGATCAAAAAATAGAACAAATTGACAGGGTTGAAACCGGCAAAGACGCATTAACAAAAGTAATGATGCATGTTGCAGGATACTTTTAAGAAAAGAGGTGATAAATATAGTCGCATCATGTGGATTACTTCAACGTGAATTGAAAAAGTTTGACGATGAATTCATTACAGTTGAAGTGAATGGAAGAGAATATGTAATTGACACAATCAGACGTGTGCCAAATTACTTTGATGCTTTATCCACTCATATCAAGCTCATTTGCAAAGATGGTGGAGATGGCAATATAAAAAGATAGGAAGTGAGAAGGATGAAATTTGGAATCTTTTGTGTAGTTATTCTTATGTGCGTAGTTATGTTTATGTATGCATTAATGGATACTGCAAAAAAATCTGATGAGAAGTCAGGTGAACTTTGGGAGAAATATTTAAAAGAAAAGAATGAAAAGAAACAGGAGGAATAGAGATTGAGCGAACTTTTAGTAGTTAAAAGAGATTGTAGCGAGCAAGCATTCGATGAATCAAAAATTTATAATGCAATCATGAAGGCTATGGAAAACGGTTCTGGAATTATTAAACCTAAAATTGCAGAAAGCATTGCAAAAGAAATTCACGAAGAATGCAAAGGAAAAGAAAGCGTTGATATTTCAGATATTGAATTAATGGTATTCGATAAGCTGATTACAAAAAAGCAACGTCTTACAGCAAGGGCTTACGAAGGTTATAGAAGTACCAGAGAGTTTCAGAGAGAAAGCAATAATACAACAGACGATGATGTAATTGATCTTGTCAATGGCAATAACGATTATTTGATGCATGAAAATGCTAATAAAAATCCAATTTTAAATACAACTGTACGTGATTATATGGCTGGGATTGTAAGTACGGATGCTGTAAGAAGGTATCTTCTTCCACCAGAGATTGTTCAGGCTCATGATGAAGGCATTATTCATTTCCATGATGCGGATTACTTTATGCAGAAAGAACATAACTGTGATTTAATTAATCTAGAAGATATGCTTCAGAATGGAACGGTTATTTCTGAAACATTAATTGAAAAACCGCACAGTTTATCTACAGCTTGTACTGTTACGACTCAAATTATTGCACAAGTTGCAAGTAGTCAATATGGGGGGCAAAGCATATCATTAGCTCATTTAGCACCATTCGTAGATGTCTCAAGAAAAAAAATTCGTGATGAAGTCGAACATGAATTATGCGATATTGCTGATACACTTTTAGAGGGTGAAGAATTAAACAATGTTATTGATAAGATTACAAAAGAACGACTTACTTCAGAAATCGAAAAAGGTATTCAAACTATTCAATATCAATTAGTCACACTAATGACAACCAATGGACAAGCCCCATTTATTACAATTTTCATGTATTTAAACGAGGCAAAAAACGAACAAGAAAAAGCAGATTTAGCGTTATTAATTGAAGAAATGCTTCGTCAAAGAATGATTGGTGTTAAAAATGAAGATGGAGTTTATATTGCTCCTGCTTTCCCAAAACTCATTTATGTTTTAGAAGAAGATAATATTACAGAAGAATCTAAATATTGGTATTTAACAAAACTTGCAGCGGAGTGCACTTCAAAACGTCTTGTACCAGATTATATTTCTGAAAAGGTTATGCTTGAATTAAAAGGCGATGTATTCACTTGTATGGGATGCAGATCTTTTCTTACAGTAGATAGGTTCTCTGATAAAGTTGGCAATATTTCTAATGCAAAAAACTTTGATAAAACAAAACATAAATATTATGGACGTTTCAATCAGGGGGTTGTAACAATTTCCTTACCCGACATTGCTTTATCTTCGGACGGTGATATTAATAAATTTTGGGAGATTTTTGACGAACGAGCTGAGTTATGCCATAAAGCATTAAAATCTAGACACAACCGCTTACTTGGAACTTCTTCGGATGTAGCTCCAATTCTTTGGCAATATGGTGCATTAGCACGTTTGAAAAAACATGAAAAAATTAGTCGTCTTCTTTATGATGGATATTCTACCATTTCACTTGGATATGCAGGATTATATGAGTGTGTAAAATTTATGACAGGTCATTCTCATTCTGATGAAGGCGTAGGAGAAGAATTTGGTTTAAAAATTATGCAAGCCCTAAATGACAAGTGTAATCAATGGAAAGAAGAAGAGAACATTGATTATAGCATTTATGGGACACCATTAGAATCGACAACTTATAAATTTGCCAAAAGTTTAAAGAATAGATTCGGAAAAGATGTGTTTGTAAAAATTGATGGCAAGGATAGAAATTATATAACAAATTCTTATCATATTCCAGTCTTTGAACCAATTACTGCTTTTGAGAAACTTAGAATCGAATCAAAATTCCAGAAGTTAAGTCCTGGCGGAGCAATTTCATATATAGAGATTCCAAGTATGACGCATAATATTCCGGCAATTTTAGAAGTGATTAAATTTATTTATAATAATATTATGTATGCAGAGATTAATACAAAAAATTGTTATTGTGAAAAATGCGGATTCGATGGAGACATTCCATTGGTTGAGGATGAAGACGGTCTTCTTAAATGGAAGTGCCCGAATTGTGGCAATACAGATAACACAACAATGGATATTGCATTTAGAGTTTGTGGATACATCGGCACTGCAAAAAATGGCGGAAATCAAGGAAGATATGGGGATATTCATGACAGAGTATATCATTTAGATGATACGGAATATGAGGAATAAAAAATGAATTATGCACAAATCAGATCAATGGACATTTCGAATGGAGAAGCAATTGGAGTCTCCATTTTTGTACAAGGATGTCCAATCCATTGCAAAGGATGCTTTAATTCAGAGGCATGGGATTTTAATGGTGGTAAAGAATGGACTGAAGAAAAGAAAAATAAGTTATTAGAATTATTAAATAAACCATATATTTCACGATTTAGTGTGTTAGGTGGAGAACCTTTAGCCAAACAAAATATGCAAGACATTTGTAAACTCTGTAAAGAAATCAAAGATAAATTTCCAGAGAAAAAGATTTGGTTATATTCTGGATATCAATATGAATCATTAAGTAGTGAACAATTTAAAGTTTTACTTTTCGTAGATGTTCTTGTCGATGGACGTTATGATGAAACTTTAAAAAATCCAAGTCTAAAATTTCGTGGCTCGTCAAATCAAAGAGTCATCAATATCCCAGAAACATTAAAACAGAATAAAATAATTCTATATTGCGATTAAGATCCATCTAAAATCGTAAAAAAATAGGAGTGTTATATTTCCTATAGCACTCCTAAAAATAAAAGAAAAGAGAATAATAAATTGACAAATGAACAAGGAATAAAGAAGAAAGACATCCTATATTATGCTCAAATACTTCCTAATGTTGGCATATATAATGTTTGTGAAATGATAGTCTGTACTTTATACGAAGATTATTTTGCTTGCATGGATAAGCGTGAAAAGAAAAGATATTTATTCAATTATTCCGATATCGACAGAATTCTTTTTGCAAATAAATTGGAAGCATTAACTCTTATAACTGATGCAGAAAAAGATAAACCAAAAGTTAGCAACGAAAGATTCTATGAAGAAGATTAAGAAAGAAGTGATAAATAATTGGGATACCTTACAACAAAATATAAAGGCAAATACCGTCTGAAATGTGAAGTTGATAAAGTGACAAATGATTTTCCTAAAACATTGAAAGATACGTATGAGGATGCAGATGTTTATATTGATTGCAGCTTCGGGAATAAAATATTTTATTATGGTAAAGGAATTTTGCAATCGTATATTCCATCTCTTCAACGAGGTAGAAATATTATTCGTAAGTTATATGCAGAGAATATTAATCCGGAAAACGTATCTATTTTAAAATCCGGAAAAGGTACTACATATAAAATAATCGATCACAAACAATTCAATTCTGATATCAAAAACTCAAAATTTATTTTTGATATTCTGGAAACAAACTCAGAAGTCATGTTCAAATTTTATGAGAAAAATTCAGATAAAATCATTCCATTATTAAAACCAAAGACATCCGGTGGTGATATTTCTCCATTCAGCCCTAAGAATCTTCCTAAGATAGAATACCTCATACCAAAGGACGAATTAAGAGAATATGAAGATATAATCGCTCCTTTGAAAGAAGATGGTAAATTGCTTGCCTTATCAAAACTGACTCAAAATTACATCAAATTATTGAATAAAAAGCGTTTGTATAGAGGGGTTGACATGAAAACCTATATGCGTAAAAAGATGTTAAAAGGAAAAGAATTTATTCACTCTGAAGGACACTGGAATGATTATTTAAAATATTTGAGGAAGGAGATTCCGAATGCTTAAACGAGAAAAATATAAATTATCAAAAAATCTTACTGCACTAAAACTTCGTAAAAATGGATTCAAAAATGGTACGTATAGATGCAATGTCTACAAGGATATGTTTTATTTTTTAATGGTAATTGACGAAGATAATAACGACTGGTCTTATCAAGTAGTAGACAAAGACAATAATATATATGCCCAATATTATGACAGAGAATATGGTATTAACGAAGTCGTTGAAAAGATCGATAAGGTTATAAATGAAGTAATTAATGAAATGGTAAAAGAAGAAATTTTGGAGGCTAAAAAATATGGAAAATACAAAAACAACAGAAAAAGTAAACATGACAAGCACAGCAAGAAGAGTGGCAAAATTCCACAAAGTAAGTAAAGATCAGTTTTTTAGTGACTGTGCAGATAATCATTGGTATCTCGCTGAAAGTGCTTATGATAAATTAGAATTGCCAGAAAGAGCTACGACAGGATCAGCCGGTTATGATTTCTTTGCCCCTATGAATATTAGGCTCAAACCGGGCAAATCAGTTACGATCCCTACAGGTATTCGCTGTGAAATGAATCCAGATTATGCATTGTTTATTTTGCCTAGAAGTGGACTTGGTTTTAAATATCAGATGATGCTGTCAAATACTTTAGCACTAATAGATTCTGATTATTTTTATTCTGATAATGAAGGGCATATTATGATTAAGCTTGTAAATCGTGGAGATAAAGAAATTAATATTCCTTCCGGGAAAGGATTCGCACAGGGGGTGTTTATGCAGTATGGAATTACAGCAGATGATAATTGTGATGGCGTAAGGAATGGTGGATTTGGAAGTACTACAGACTAAACTATTAAGTAAATAACATAAAAATTTGGGTGATACTAAAATCACCCTATTTGCATTTTGTTTTACGGAGGAATATGTTTGAACAATACAAGATTATATGATAGAATGACCAAGGAAGAACTAATTGAACAATGTTTTAACAAAGACACGGCTATAGAAGAATTAAAACATAATCAATTAGAAATTATAAATAAAAGTGATATTATGAGTTTATATAAATGTGAAAGTAATAAAGCTTTAAAGATTTTGAAAGTGATGTTCCAGATGGGATATGGCAATAAAATCGGGAAAGAATATTATATCACTTATGAAGCGTATCAAAATTTTATGAAGAAAATGGCAGGAAAGGAAGTGTATATATAACATTTTGTGTCGTTTCATAATGTTTTAGATATCACTCATAAATATCACCATAATAATCAAATAACTGTAGAATGCAGTAAAAACGGGAAAATCCTGTGGTTGTACTTATAGTCGTAAACTACAAATAAGTCATTAATCTTGTATAACATAAACAAATAAAACACATCAAAACACCTCCAAATATAGTAAATATAGAAATAAATTCTGTATTGAAATATGTTTGGAGGTGTTTTATAATTACTCCAATATCACTAAGTGATATCACTTTTTGCGAAGGATATCACTAAATTTTCAAAAAGTGATATGGTGATATCGGAGGGATGAAAATGGATAAAAATGATAACAGAGAAGGAAGTACCAGACAATTAAAAAATGGTTCTTGGGAATGTATCACCCAAGCAAAGTATCTTAATCCAAAAACAGCAAACCCAAAAAGATTTAAACGAACAGCCAAGACAGAAAAAGAAGCAAGACGATTATCTATAATGGCTAGAGATGCTTGGGAAAAGGAATACGAGAGGGGAAAAGATATCAAAGTAGATAAAAAGAAAACTTTCGGTGAGTATATGGATGAGTATATAGAAACAGAAGTAAAACCAACTGTTGCTGGAAGTACGTATCATTCCTATGTTAATACAATGAGGGCAAATTTTGATAATTTCCCAATAGCAAAATATCAACTTCATATGTTGAGTGCAGTAGAATTTGAAAGTTATTATGATACTATTTTAGGATTAAAAAGCAGAAAAACTTGCAGCTTCCCAATTCAATTAACACGAAGATGCTGTAAATGGTTAGTCAATAGAAGTCTTCTGAAAGAAAATTATGCAGAACAAGCAAGAGTAAAAAAAGAAATTATTGATGAATATGACAAAAAATTAGACGAAGAAGTTAAAAACAGAAAAGAAGTATTTACTCCAGAGGACATCGAAAAATTTTATTATGCATACAAAAATAACATGGGGCAATATGCAGTAGTCGTTATGTTCATTCTTGAAACAGGATTGAGATCTGGAGAATTTTCATCTCTTAGAAATGACAACATAGATTTCGAGAATAATAAAATATATGTTGTAGAATCTCAAGCAACAAGATATATAGATAATGATAAAACAAAAGGATTGGAAAGATATACAAAGGTTCCTAAAAATACTAAACCAAGATTTATTATCATGTCTTCTTTAGCCAAAGAATGTGCTCAATATATGATGGAACAAACGAAAATCTATTGTAAAAATAATCCAGACAACTTACTTTACCCTGTATTTAGCACTGGCAAAAGAAGAACTCATGAAACGATAGAAGTTGGATTTAAAACTCTTTGTGACAAACTTGGCGTAGACAGAGATGTCCATATGACAAGAAATGGAATGAGAGGATTAAGCATTCATTCTCTTAGACATACTATGGATACAATTGCCAATTCATCAAAAGGAGCAAATGTAATTAATACCGCATTAATGATGGGTCATAATGCCATCAGTGTAGAAAACATTTACACACATGCAACAGAAGAGGGACTTAGTTCTGTGACGACTCCTTCTCAAGCTATCCTCGCAGATTATAAAAAAGAAGATGAAAAACTTCCAAAAAACGTAACAAAAGAAAATCAAGAATTGTATGAAGCATATTTAAAACTTAAAGAAATATTTGAATAGAAAATCGTAAAAAATAGGGAATGACGATTAAGCCATTCCCTATAATTATATCTAATTTTAGCATCCAAGACATGCAAGAATCTTTAAGATAGTACCTTTGCCAGCAATACCATCGCAAACTAATCCATGAGCTGACTGGAAGTTTCTAACAGCAGTCTCTAATCCACCACCAAATACTCCCGGAGCTTCTACAGAACTATTGTAATATCCAAGTGCCATTAATCCAATCTCAACAAATGTTACAAGATACTGAGTCTCAGCACGTTTTACATAATGGTTTCCAAGAGCGTTATTAGTGGCATTGCCTCTAATTCCATCTTCGCCTAATTTTAATTTATAATCTTTATTCAATGCTCTCTGTAAACATTTAACAAGACCTTTTCTACTATTTGCTCCCCATAATCCGTCAGTTGCTAAACCAGCACCGGCAAAATTGTTCATATGTACCTGAGCTTTTCTTACATAATCTTTGCCTGTATAAGAAGTAGTAGAAGTAACAGACTGTCCTTTATTTCTGTTATTATATGCTTCATTTAATTTCGCAAGAGTTTGTGAACCAACGATGCCATCTTTTGAAATTCTAACAGAGCCTTGGAACTTAATAACAGCATTTTTTGTGGCATTACCAAAAATACCATCGGCTCCAGTTGATCCAACATTATATCCTAAAGCAACTAACTTTTTCTGAACATCCTGTACAGAAGCTCCACGACTTCCAACCTTTAAAAGAGTAGAAGAGTTATTATTAGAATTATTCTTTATTACGTTCGCATTTACTTTACCGGAAGCACCTGCAATTTCATCAAATGGGAAATTAGTTCCTGGGCAACTTGTAGGATAAACATCACTATGTCTCTGTACTTTCGAAATTCCATATTTACTTTTTAAGTAAGCCACTAATTCCTTTCCGGCATTGATCTGTGCCCGTGGCATGGTTTCTGTCATGTATGCTCCCTCAAAACAGATTCCAATACTATTTGAGTTAGCACCTTTCGCATGAGAGCCAACTTTATTTTCTGGACGCAATCTATAAATTGATCCATCTTTCCTTACAAGAAAATGATAGCCAGCTCCAGCCCATCCATTATTTAAATGCCAACGATGAATATCTGCTGCTGTACAATGACTTGCTTCTGCATGATGCAGAATGATTCTACTCGTTGATTTTCTGTTAGTCATTGCCCCAAATTTTAAATTTGTCTCAATAATATTCATAATGAAATTCTCCTTTCATTGTAAAAAATTGCAAAATAAAAAGAGCCAAGCTTTTAAACTTGACTCTTAGAGTGATCAAAAAAAAAATAATTATCGTAATTATCGAACAAATAAACCAGCAACTGTTTTTGTATTTGCATATAATTTTACGGATGTATCAGACATCCTAGAAACACCAGCAACATATGTTTTTCCATCATATACTGCTTGGAATGCACCGCTATTATAGTCACTTGTTGACCAATTCCAATTTGCTATTGGAATAACTGTTGAAGATAAAATTCTACCCGTTTGATAAGCAACGGCGGGACCACATGTCAACAATATTTCAGAATAATTACGTAAATTTTTTACTGTAAATGTTTTAGATGTTGCACTATTACCAGCTAATTCACAAAGTTTTGTCCATTTGTATTTACTACCTATATCATTTCTAATATTAGTTATCGTTGTCTCTAAATCAATATCGTCATTCATAACAACATACTCTGATGATAAAAGATATTTTACATAACCTGTTACAATTTTAAACAAAAGTTTTATTCTCTTCTTTTGAGCTAATATTGCCATTTATCTATCACCACCAAATCTAAATATAACTTTTCCAAAAATTTTATAATATGGAGGATTATCGACTTCATAGTTAAACCATTTCCATTCGATATAATCCAGCACAGGAATAAAAATTGCAGATAATAACACCCATAAAAAATAAAATGGCAAACATATTTGCCCTTTAAAATTTAATGGCATATTACGATAGTCCCATATTCCATAATCAAAATTCCAGATTAAACCAACGCATAATTCTCCAATTGTTATTGCGGTAGCACAAATAATGCATTGCAATAAATAATCCATATCATATCCAAATAAATCATTTAATCCATCAATGAAAAACAATGCTGAGAATCCAGCTAATAAGAACATTGTCCAATGAGAACTATGAGCATCTTTAAATAAAACTTCCATTAAGTAATAAACCGTACCAGAGAATAAGAATATAAATACATGACAAAAAATTCGTTTTAAATAATATTTTATTTTATTCATATTTATTCACCACTTGTATTAAATTTCTTTTCAACATATGCAAGCAATGCATCTTTAGATTCATTAATCTTTGTCATTACTTCAAGATACTTTTCATCTGTAATTTCCATGCCATATGTAATTGCTTTTACAGACACAAGATCTTTTGCTTCATTAATCATGGCATTTAAAACATTGCAATAAGTTGTATGATAAGTTTTATTTGAACATAAAGACATGTAGATATTCTGAATGTCGTTTGGCTGATATAAAGTACACAATTCGCCATCAGCATGATACGGAAGTGGAAGAGTAAAATCAGTAAAAATAGCAGTTATAATCAAATCTTTTACATTGCTTTGATCTTCAATTGTATAAGAAAAATGTTTCTTACCAAGCGTTGTTTCTACATCAACACCATTTTCAATCGCAGCAGTACATTCTTTCCCAATTTGCGTTTTATAATAATCTTTAAACTCATCCAATGTCATATTGTTTGGGTTTACAATTCCAACAATTGATTTCACATTATCTAATTCTTCCGACACAGAAGGTTTCTCTAAAATAACAGTAGTTATATCACAAGGAATTTCCTTTGATATTTTTTCTGTTTCTGCCGGATGCTCAACTCCGTCTTCATCCGTCCATGCTTCTTTTACAACACGATCTTCATATTCAACAATAAAAGATGACTCTGTTAAGATAGAAGTCCTTTTCATATAGAGATTATGATTTTCTAATATGTTATCAGTTTCATCTACAATATCAATATAATCAATGATATCCGTCCCGAAGAATGATTTTAATTCTTTTATATCTGCGTCAATAAATTTTACAATCAATGCATTAGTAATTGCAAAATTATAATATTTTATTTTTTTACCATTTGGCAATCTTAAATATCTATCCAACTATATTCTCCTCTCCTATAGTACTTGTCTTTAACCAGAATCCTCCATTTGGTTGGTCTTCTGGTTCAATGTCGCTAGGAATAATCATCTTACTTATCAAATCCAAAATTCCGACTAGTTCACCATTCGCATTTGTAGCAAGGATATCTGTAGCAACTTGAAATTTTTCATCTCTTGTAATATCTGGAATCATTCCAACTGATACTTGGTTATTGTCTCCAATAAACATAATTGGAACGCCTTGCTCAATATTTAACTCATAATGGTCTTCATTTGAAAAAGAATCTCTAATATAAAATTGAAAATTATAAGACTTGTTATTATCCAAAACTAATTTGCTTGATCCAGAACCAGTAATCCCAAAAGTATCATCACTTGTGTTTTGAACAAAAGATAAAATATATTCTGAAGAAGTAGAAGATATAGTAACTCCATTAATTACAGAAAAATTAGTAGGATACGAACTCCCCTCTTCTGCATATCTATATCCAACAGTTTTTATTGTATTCTTTTCAACATTGTTAACTGAAAGTTTTGAAATAACTCCTTGAAAGTCTAAGACGATTTCTGATTCATAATCATTAAGACGTTTTAAATTAATTACAGAAAATCGAGGAAGAGAATATGGTAATACAGTAAAAGATTTTTTAACTGTATCAGAAACATTACCTCTTGAATCAATAGCATAAATACTAATTGTTCCAATTCCATCTATGTTATATTTACCAAGCTCGCACAAAATTTCTGAACTATCGCTATACTTTTTCTCATACGAATCAATAGCAACTCCATCAACAGATATTATATATTTAATTATCGAGGCTCCATTTTTAGCAACTGCTTTTTTAGCAACTGGGATTCTTACTTTCATTGAGCCATAGTTTTTTATCATGTATGTTTTATTGCCTAATACAGCTTGCGTAGAGGTGTCTTCGTCGCCATAATTAAAATCTGTAAATACTGGATTAGAATTTTTAACATTGATAGTACCTACAAATTTACTTGAGATACAACTTATAGTTTGTTTATTTTCTGTAATTGTTGTTCCACATTCAATTTTACATTTCTTAGAATTATCGTTTGGAAGTTTGGAATAGAAGATAGAAGCATAATTTGACAACTGCCATGTATACGAATTCGCTTGAATAACTTCGTCTGTTTTTAAAATTTCTTCCCAGTTATCAGATTCATCTTTTATATAAAAAGCTAACCATGATTTGTTTTCAGAAGAATTATCAAATGTTAAATTAAGATCGTCTCCTATATTGTAAGAAAATCCTTCATTCAAGTTAGAAATTGAAGCTACAGATTTTGTAGTAAATTCAATATTGGAAGAAGTCGTACTCAATTGAGAATCTTTTCTTTTTACCCAACATTTAAGTTTATATGTCGTTCCCGGTTTTAATGTACTTACGCTTGGTATACTTGCACCGGAAGATGCAGCTCCAGTATAAACAAATGAACCAGAAGTCCCATTAACAGAGCCAGGATTATCAGTCCATTGAGAAGAGTCATTAAGATATACTCTTACCCAGTCTACCGTATCCGCTGTTCCCCAATTCATTTTAGCGTATGTTTTTCCAACTTCAGCAACAGACCAAGTTTTGATAGATGTATATCTTGGAATTTTGTCTAATGTCACAGTTTTATTCGTATCATACGAACCAATAGAAAAGTTACCATTTCCCCAAACACGAATATTAATCTGCTTAGAGCCATCCGAATTGTGTCCAACCGTCCAATTTTTTGCATATACCAATATCCATTTGTTTGGATCAGACATCGACACCGAAAAACCAGTTTCGTTTTTCTGGCTGCCACCATTGATTACACAATATGTGTTAACTTTTCCGTAACTTGTATATCCATAATTTGTTCTTCTAAAATATACAGCTACGCTAACATTTGAACTATTCGCAGAGGATCCATTGCTTGAAGAAGACCAATTAACCCATCCTTGAATATAACTATTCCTTGTCCCAAATGTCCATGAACCACTTGCCATTCAATCACCTCATCTTTCTAAATTAAAAAAGAGAGGTAATTAAACCTCTCATAAAAATTAACTTGTACCTCCAGACTTAACAAATGCAACTCCTTTTACAACTGTTCCATTAGCATACTTATATGCATTCGTCGTCATTTTGATATAATCAGTATCCCATCCTTTTTCACACAGCAACCTTCGTGTTTTCGTTGTATCTTTATCTATCCAGAATACTTTTTCTCCATGATATAATCCACAAAATTGATCGATCGTCATTTGTGTGGTTTGTCCTGTAATTGGGTTGGTAACTGTTATACCATTTTTGTTAAGCGTGATATTTGTCTGAATATTATATTTACCTTTGTTTTCACCCATATTAAGTTCGGCAAATAAAGCTTCCCATCCATTAGAACTCTGTTGGATTAATGACGCTAATTTATTATTATTTTTATCCACTGATTCAGCGGTTGCATATATATTACCTGCTTCAATTCGGAAGTTAGCCAATGCCTTTTCTGTTTCTGATATCTTTGCATTCAAATCTTCCCGTAATTTTACCAATGCACTATTTGCATCTTCATAGTTTTTAGAAACAGTCTCATTGATTCCTTTTACTGTTTGTGTCAATGTACTTAAATTACCAGAAGTATCAGATAATTGTGACCTTGTTTCGTTAAGTGTCATGCTTAATTTGTTCATGGAAGAAATGATATTAGATTCGTTTAGATAGTATAATTTACCATCAACAGATTCTTCATATCCACCAGTTATACTGCTGTCATATAATGTTACCCATGTGACACCATCTATAGAAGTTTGGAGTTTATGATTAAAAACGAATTTACCGTCAGCGAATCTATGCCATATGCGAATATAGTCGATATCATTATATATTTGACCAAGATCAATTTCGATACATGCTTTCCCGGTGTTGATAACATAGTCATCTTCTGAATAATGATATACAGTATTCCCATCACTATCAATTGTGTAAGATGACAATGTTCCATCTTTAATTCTTTCTATATCATTAATCATTATTGTACTTAAAGCTTCGTTTTTCGCTTGCAATCTAATAAGAGAACTATCTAATACATTTTCTCCATCATGCGTAATTACGTTAATTTCACCCCAATAGTTCTTGTTGTCAACATTATTTCCATCCAGCCAATCACGAATATATCTAACGGATGTAATATTTGCATCTTGCTTTTGACCAACAACTGCTTCTATACCATCAGCCCTTTGAGTGAATTGAGAATATATAGTTGTAAGCTTATAATTAATGTCTTCTGTAGCTTCTGACCAAACAGTAGGAACAGAGCCGACTTCAAGTTTTGTATGATAAAACCAATATTCACCAGGCGGAAAAGTAAGTTCTATATATTTTCGAGTCGTTGTATCAATACTGTCAAATTTATTTACGAACTTCTGCCATGTTGGAGTTGTATTAAAAGTACATTCTTGATTTGTTATAGATAAAACAACAGCAGAAGAGGACTTGGATTTCATTTTTGTTTGAAAAATGTATTTTCCTGACTCTTTTAAGACATCATTCAAACGAAGCGTACTTATTTCGTCACAAGTAAGATGTCCGCACTGAATTTCGTCAAGATTATCATCATATGTGGTTGTTTGTTCCATCTTGTACATAAAATCACCTCCTTGAGTGAAAAGTTAATAATTTACAGAAATCACAAAAAATGCGATCTCAAAAAAGCCCTTAAAATGGGCACTTTTGACATCACATTTTCGGATGAAATTTTCATTCCAATTTGGTCTGCCCTTTGATTAAATTCTGACCGGAGAGAATATTAAATCTATGTAATTTGTATTATTGTTTTCAATTGTAAATTTCTGAATTAATCTTTGCCACGAAGTAGTAGAGGCGAGATTAAAAGATTGTGTGCCGATTTTTAATACAATGTTTGATGTAGCAGCAGATTTAATAACTATCTGATATACATAATTATCGGCTATTTTAATTGTATTATTTAACCTTAATGTTGCGGTTTCAGTACAAGTCACATGACCGCATGTTATTGTTTCTCCGAGAAGTCCAGAAACGGATGTTGTATCAAAAGTTTCCATGTGACCTCCTTTTTATTAATAGAAGAGGGCAGTAGTAACCGCCCTCTTTTACAAATCTTTTGCTTTAATTCTAATATAGTTCTTAAGAACTTCTGATTGATGTTCTTCTGGAATTTCCATTCCATAATACATTTCGCTAATTGTCTGCGCATTCGTTTCTTTGCTAATCCATACATTTAAGCTATTGCAATATGTAGTGTTATATTTTACGAATCCCATTGCAGCAGCAATTAATTTCTGAATATCTTCAACACTATAGTATATACAAGGATTACCATCACTGTGATATTCAATCTGTGTTTGACCGGATTCAATAGTTGCTTGTAATCCGAATATATTAATTTGATCTTTTTCAGTGAGAGAGAAGTGTTGTGTTCCTGTAGACATTTCAACATCAATTCCATTGTAAATTGTCTGTTCACAAGATTCTGAAATTTCACTTTTCTTAAGAGCTCTGATTTGCTCTAAGTCGTAATCGTCCACAAATTTCCACACCTGCCTAATCGCATTCTCTTCTTCCGTCCATCCAGATTCCCAGTGCTTGCCATCTGTTACCCCAGTAGGCATATCTGTGTACACCACCTGTTTATATCCTAACTGTTCCAGTTCTTCCGGCAATGGATTGTTTATCGTCTTGCCATCAAACGCAATCGTCTTCGGTGCACTGCGCAAGAATCCGTATTGTAATTTTGCATACATTTTTTGTATCAACTCCTTATCTAACGATATAATACCATTACTTTACTGCCTGTTTTGAATAAATTGTTCGTAACGAGCGATATTTCTTTTATGGATTCTACATTCGTCAAAAGATTTTGAAATCCTACAAGTTCATTATTTCCTTTTTTTGATATTGTTCCATCCAAAAATCCATTTATAATTTCCGCTGTAATCTTTGTATAATATTCACTTCCTGCTTTCCTCAGATATGTCAATGGATAATTTGATACTCCTTTATTATTTATTCTTAGTCCATCAGACCCCACTCCTGTGCCACTTATGCTATCATCACCGTTGTTCTCTCTCCCACAGAATAGTACTATTATTTCATTTGCATCTGGAATTTTGACTGTAATAATTTTCGCATCTTCTTCCAGAACAACGGTATCTAATGTTTTCCATTCTTTCATCTCTTCTACCTCCTGTGCCTTTGCCATCATCATTCGCCGCCTCAACATATTCCCACGGCAATCTCAGACTTGACACAGGATTTAGAATCAGCTAAGCTCTGTCTGTCTGTCTGTCTGTCTGTCTGTCTGTTAGGATTTTACTATTTACCATTTTTATTTCAACCTCCTATCTACCGAGTATTTTTGCTGTTATCTTTCCCGTATAATTTGCTGGAAATTCTAATGCGAATTTTCCTGTACCTGTTTCATTTCCAATAGCTTCTATCTGTCTTAATATTTGTACAGTATTAAACTGTGGCTTACTCATACCTTTCGACATTTCCAACACACTTATTGGATTTGTCCAAATATGATACGATACATACTGGTCTCCCGAGAAATCCACATTAAAACTGTAATATCCAATCCATGCTCCGTTTATTATCGGTTTACAATTACCTTTACATTGTTCTGCTCCGGTATGCTTTTCTATCTGTATGTATATCCAATATTCCTCATGTTTTTCAGCATTAGCAAGATTAAATTCTACAGTCTTTTGGTCTGTTACTTCTTTGCTTTCATTCAGCAATTCACCCCATTCTTTCATTCCATCTTCCTCCTGTCCATTCATAAGCATTGTTCTCCGGCGGTTCATAATTCCACCGCCCAACTTGACAGGAGCGAATCAGCTAGCTTATGATCCGCTGACTGACTGACTGACTGACTGACTGACAAGATTGTGTTTTATTCTGTATTTCATGTCAACTGCTACCTCCCGTAGATTTCTATAGTGCCAGATACGATTTTAGCACTGCCCACATTTGCTAGTAATGTAATTGTAGAAATTTGTTCTGGCATTTGCTTATTTGCATTTATTTTTGCAGTATACATTGTTGACGCGGCAGTAGATAATGGATACTGCGCATGATTATTTCCCGTCCTCATCCACGTCTTTCCTATCTTTCGTATATGCTGAATGGTATTTTGTACATTTGCTGATAATTCACTATTTGTACCTGATATAGTATTGTTATTACCTATACCAATAATTAATTGTGAATTAGCCGTTGCTTTTAAATTCTCACAAAACATATACAAATCTGTGCAAGGTTTGCTCAACTGTATTTCTACAGTAGCCGTTTCTTCCGTTATGCTTGCAGTACCGACAAGCTCATATTCTTCACTCATCACACTTTCCACCTCATTTCCCAATGTCCTTCTCCGTTCCATCAGCTCACACTCCAATTCTGGGATGTAAGTAATCCCTCTAAAATTGATACCTCATATACCTTGTTGCTCTCGACCGAAAAGTTTCCGATATTGACATTGGATGGATGTACCACCCTTGTAGCTGTTGCACCAGATTTAAAAATGAAATGTATCTCTCCTGTGCCCTCGGCTATAGTGTAAGTAAGCGACTCCATCTCTGGGAATACATAGAGTTTGTTAGGCTCTAAGGTTACTGTGGTGTCTGTAGCAAGTTTTTCGATACGCTCTATACCACCTGTCTCGATTGTGATTGCAAGGGCTTCGTTTCCATCGTATGTGTGGGTTTTGTTGCCGTATTTTATGGTTAGAGCTTGTGGATTGGGAAGAGTGTCTGGGATGTCTATAGGATTTGCTTCCATATAGGCAGACACCGCACTGGCAATATCTTCTGGTGATATTTGCGTCAGCTTTTCAATCTTCGTGAGTATCTGCTCGATGATGTCTGGATTTTCAGCAACAACAGCTTCGGTTGTTTCAAGTCCTTCCAATACCGGAAGACTCGTCAACGATGTGTTAAATTCTTTCAGCACATTGCCAGAAGTGTCCTTTTTCTTAAGACAGATTATGAATTTTGTATTTCCCTTATACATACATGCCACACGTCCAACTGTCCATGTGAATACGATACTTTCACCTGAGATTTCGCTATCATCCACAGCGTATGTATCACCGACATTATTTGCATTCATGTAGTTGATGCGAATAGCAAACTCCGACAGGTCAAGTCCTTTATAGGTTTTCGGCATCTGGAAATGTAATGTTTGCACATTTTCATCTGATACCACACCAAGAAGAGTGATGCTTGCAGGTATGGTGATTTTTCTTAGGTCGTTGTCGATGGTAATAACTTCGTCAGCACCTGTGTCATTTACTTCCGAAGCTGATAACGCTTCTTCTAATGTCATGACTGTCTCACCTCCACTTCATTTGTCGTAATCTTGTATCCGTCTTTCACGCCGACCAGATACACCTTCCAACGTTTATATTCTGTTATTTCATCTGGTACGGCACAGCGGGCGTTCACAATCGGTACAGGATATTCTTTGTCGCATCTTGAAAAGACGGCTGCTTTCTTGCAACCGTCTCATTCCGAATCGAAGTTATATGCTGTGTACAGATAGCCTTTCGTACCAGCTACAATACCAGAGAAATCTCCGTCTTTGCTAAGACTCTGGCTGTTCACCTTAAACTGTAATATTCTCATCTATGTCTCCTTTCTCTTGCATAATCTCGTTAATGTATGAACCGCTATAACGGTCGGTGCGACAGACGCTGTAATATATCCTATTCCCAGATTCTGTAATGCCTGGTCGATTACTGGACAGTAGAATGTACGATACCATGTTTCGTTCGGATGCACACCGTCACCTTTCTTACTGTTTGGGTTGTAAGTATATTTGCCTTTATTCACCGATGTCATAGCGATTTGTGAGTATACACGCATATCCAGATATGGCATATTCCATTTATCACAGATTTCAATCGCTTTTGAATAGATACTGTCCACGTAAGAGTTGTCTTTTGCGAAGCTGTGTGGAATAATATATAATTTAACCGCCAGAGGATACCTGTCCATGATGTATTGCAATGATCTTTCCAATGCACCGCAGAATGTACTTGTGTTATATGATGCATCATAATTAGTCTCAATCGATCCGATAGGAAGCCCATTATTCTTATCGTTCACGCCACCGTCGAAAATTATCGCATCCGCAGCACCCGTGTACGATGTAATCTGATTAACAATCGGTGTATGTGCCGGACTGGATGTTACTGCCATATTCGCCCCGGATTCAGCCTTATTGATCCACGTAGCATCCTGGTACTTTTCTTTTAACGGCTGGATGATTCCTGTTCCCTCTTTCCATCCCCAGCCAGCAATGATACTATCACCAAATGCTACTATCGTTTTATCCTTGTATGGACTTGATGAAAATGTTGGATTATTTTTTTTTAAATTGCTATTTAATTCATTAATTGCTCCGGTTACGGTTCCACCACCAATGCCGGATATGTCTGTACTTCCCATTAAAGTATTCAGCTTAGTTAATGCATCACTTAAGTTTTTCCCCTGCCTAGCATCCAATACACTTCCTTCAGCAGTAGTAGTAAGATTATTTACAACAGAACAAAAAGCAGCCGTACCTAAATCAGCCAACCATTTTTTTACCTTCCCCATAATAATGGACTGTGATTCTCCACTATTTATATTTATCCTAGAAGTTGCTGTTGTAAAAGTCGGATTGTTTACTTCCTTGATTGCCCCAACCACAGTTTTATTTGTTGTATTTAAATCTGAAATAGATTCTCCTTTAAGCTTTGAAACGATCCATGTCCATATTCCAGAAAATTTAAAGTTTTTAACTTTATTTGTCGTCTTATCATAGCCAAGTATCACATCAGTATCTTCCGGCACTTTTACATCATATGACCCTATCATTTTCTTTCCTTTTTCAGCCATATATAATATCCCTCCAATAAAATATGATCTGCTTTGAATCATATTAGAGAATGTAATCTGAAGGTTATTGTCATAACACAATGGATTGTATTCTAATGATATAACCAATACATATATCCAATATCTGAAATTCCAAGTTTATCATATGTAACCATGCGTCCAATAGAATCTTCAATAGTCATATTTTTACAGTCAATAACCACATCCAAATCTTTGTATACTTTCATATACATAAATCCACCAGAAATTATTTTGTATTCTTTTGTATCGGTGTTATAGAAAACAGTACACAATGTTTCGCAACCATAATTATTAATGAGTTTAAATTGAACTCCTGTATCATTGCAAATAGAAACAATATTAAAAGCACCTTTGCCTGTATATTCTAAATCGTATCCATTCAACTTCGCATAATTTTCAGCCTTATCAATAATGGTGTTAAAGACATCATCACTTGCAACAGATATTTTACCGTTCTCTAATAATGTGTAATCACTCTCATTACATATAAAAATTTCTTCATCTTTCGTTGGATGAATTCTAATGGTAGGGTAGGAGTAATCGTTCAAATCATCCCCATCATTTTTGACTAACATATTTTTATATGTTGTACATGCACAAGAATTTGTTATTACATCCGTCCATGCAAATGAAGTAGTACATTTAAAATGCAACTTTAATCCGTATACTGTTCCATAAGCTACAAACGTTTCTACATTTGAAAACCATCCTTTATATCGCCATTCTTCTAAATTACCATCTTCATCTGAGAATCTAATCCATTCAGGATAATGAGAAGATGTTAGCCATCTGGTTATTTCTCTTAATTCACTCTTTGTAATTTCCATTTCTGTCTGTGTTTGATATTTACACGTATCTTTTAAAATATGTAAATCAAACTCTAATGGAGCAGACCATGTATCATAGAAATAGTTTGGTTCTATGCGATATCTTGTTGATTCACCCTTTTGCATATCACGCTCAAGTCCAAGTGATTTTGACGGGTCGGAATCATATTCCACAGATATATATTTTATATTTAGTAAATCACTTATTCTTTTTCCACAAAATGAGAAATCACTAAATTGTTTTGCCATATCTCTCACATCCTTTCATATTTTTATATAATAGAAGAGAGCAGTTGTGACACTGCTCCCTCTTAATTATCTCCGAATCTGCATACCGCCTTTTCGAAGTTCTTTGACCATCTGCTTAGACGTGTATTCATACGATCTCTTAAGAATATCTTCTAATCCAGGCAATGCATCTTTGTCAACATTACCCTCTACAGTCAACAACGAATCATAATGATTCTCAACCGTCACATTACCCATACCTTTGCCTTCTAACTGACTAACGACAGAAGCAGTAACATCACTGAAATCTGGCACAGCAATACTCTGCATATTAGCCATATCATTAACATACTCTTCAATCGTTCTACCATTAATAACCATGTTTCCATTGTTATCAAGCTGTTCAGAAAGAGCCATGAGTTTTTCGGTTGCAGTATGTGGAATTACACCAGTGCCTTTTTCAAGCTTTGTGATTCTTCCACCTTTACCATTAGGAATCTGAAGTTCACGACCTTCTTCATCCACAATGGCAATTTGATCTCTGTCAACTCCCGGAGTACCTTTCGCATATCCGCTAATCTGACTTAATCTTACCCATCCCAAATCTCCATATCTTCCATCCCTAGATTTGATATGAACTTTAAGATCTCCTGTATATCTAGCACTTCCGCCATATTCTCTGCTAGAATAGCTATCAATTACAACACCATTCTTGACACCAGAATATAAACTTCCGGCAGGTCTTTTTCCCCAAGAATCGTAGTAATATTTTCCATTAAATGTTACAACATCACCAACTCTAGGTACTCCATCTCCACCAGATTTATTTGTGTTGCTCTGTGCTGGTTTCGGAGGATCTGGCTTCTTTGTAACGGTAACAGCAATAGTCTTAGAAATTCCAGATCCATCAGTGGTAGATACTGTTACCTGACATGAACCCGGCTTCTTACCACTAATCGTTCCATTTGATACTGTAGCAATAGCAGTATTACTTGACTTCCAAGATAATTTCTTATTGGCAGCATCATTCGGTCTGATTTTCGTAGTAACAGAAGTAGACTTTCCTTCTTCAATAGATACTGATGACTTGGATACTTTAAGCTCTGCAACAGGTCTGTTTGTTGTATTTTCAGGCTTCATAATATTTTCAGTTATCTTATTGTTCTCTGAAGAATTATCTTTGATTCCGCTTGTATCTGTGCCGGATGCAGAACTAGATGGTTTGCTGTTTGCTGTCTGCTGAGATTGAGATGCGTTAGACGCTTGATTCTGTGCACCTGTCTGAGATGACATCTGAGACTGATTGTTATTGAAGTCATTGCTTCCAACCCAACCAGTGTTCTTGATGATAGAATTGATTTTGCTGTAGGCTTCCTGATACATTCCAACTTGCTTATTAAGCATACTCTGGATGATTTCATTCTGCTTATCAGCATTGTGTGAGATTTCATATTCGGTATCTTCGAGCATCTGATTGAGGTCATCAGATATCTTGTCGTAACCTTTGGAGATGAGGTCATTACGATGGTCACGCTTAGTATCATCGAGTGTTTCCTGTGCATCTTTAAGCTGTTGTTCTAACTTCTTTTTCTTTGCAAGTGTTGCAGCATCATTTCATTTATCTTTTCACTTATTCGCTACATAAGTGAGAGAGTAGTATAACTCTCCTCATACTTTCATATGAGATTAGACTATATCTTCTATTTATTAATTATTCTTTTGGTTTGTGTGCTTTGTATTTAAAAATTCGACCATTGGATAATTCTATGTCCACGATTTGTGGAAGATTAAGTTTTTCTATAAGAATTTTTTCAAGATTATCAAACTCCCAAAATGGAATTCGAATTAAAGTGATATTATTATTTTCGCAATATTCGTTTTTCATTTTATCATGATTTTGAATATATTTCAACTGCTCATCACCCCATTTAGGATGATAGTGATGCTCCCCATCTAATTCTATTAAAATATTATATTCTGGAAGATAAAAATCAAATGGCAGTGGTCTTTTGTCTTTACAATCTTTGAATTTGTATTCTGGAAGATACTTTATATCATATTTTTCTAAAATATTTCGTGTTGTTCTTTCCGGGACGCTTATCCTCTGAGAACATGTTCCACAACGTATTTTTTGATTATATTCATAATTAGCCAAGCTTGTTATAAAAATATTTTTATTACATTCTCCACATAATATCTTTAAATTAATTGTAGAATTGTCAATATATTCACTTGGATTTAACAATTTATTATTGTTAACAGAATTTATCCGTTTTGTTACTTCTTCCATAGATAATTTTATATGTTCTTTTGCTTTCTTTTGTCCACAATCATAGCATAGACCATCACTATTCTCTAACGAGTTCAATGAAGTAGTTGAAACTTTTCCACAGCATCCATATCTAATAAGAAGATTAGAAGTGCTAAAATTTATGTACTCTTCTGGATTAATAATTTTATTATTATTTTTTGATTCAACTATTTTAATTACTTTATCTATTGGCGTTGCAATCTTTTTTGCCCCTTTATCATGTCCACATTCTATACACCAAGACCCAGCCTTAATGCTATTATAAGTTATACATTGTTGTCCGTGTTTACTACAAATAAAATATAGCTTAGAATATGCATTTTGATAATCATCAATAGTTGAAATTGGAACACAATTATTCTCAATACATTTATTGACAAATACGTTAAAATATTTTCCTTTATATTTATTTCCTCTAATTTCTTTTTGTTTTACTGGGATGCATTCTGAACAAGAATATTTATATGGATATTTTTTAATAGAACAATTATAATCATTGAATGTTGTCATTTTTTGATTGCCACAGTAATCACAAATTACGCTTATTTGTTCTCCGGAATGAGGTGTTAAATCTTCAACATTTACAAGAAATTTATCTCTGATTTTTGTAAATTCATATCCCAATTCCATATAATGTTTTTTTGTTGTATTATTCCAGCATACCTCAACTTTTTGATTAGGTACTAGCATATTTCACCTCCATTTCTTTTATTCTCTTTAAATAAATTCGCACACTAAAAAATCACGTATATCTCAACGTGATTTATGAATTCTATATTTAATTAATAAACAGTTTGTATTTTTCGAATCGCCAATCGCTTGCGATCCTACGGTAGTACACTCATCCTACCTAGTCGTTGAACGTATTCCTGTTCGGAATTTCGCTGCTGATTACCCAATCTACATATTTTTTAACATTCACGATTTACCTTATTTCATGTATTCGTTGTAGTATATGTAGCTCTAAGGGCGTTCCAGCAATTAAACAAATAGGGCAAATAATGTTACCCCTTCGAGTGCTGCAATTTGAGCTTTTAAGCTGTTTACATCATTTGTTTGAGATGTAACTTTTTTTTGAAAATCGTAATATGAAGCAAGGGCGGTCTGTGCCGACTTTCTTTTATCTATGACTTTTTGAAGTGCATCCACTTCTGTTTTCAAAGCATTCTGATATAAATCAGTCAAACTCTTCTGATAAGATTTTACATCACTTGTAGAAGACTGAAGTTCTTTGCGATATTCCGCAGATTTTTCGTTATATTCTTTAAGTGAGATAACACCATTATCATAAAGTTCTTTTACTTTCTGAAGTCCGGTTGTGAGGTCAGAAATTTTCTGTTTTGCATTTCCGATACTCTGAGAGAGAAGAGTAATCTGAGCCAATCCTTCATCTGTGATTCCACCCTTTTTATCTAAGAAAGCATCGTCATTTAAAAGATCTCTGAATCCTTTTAACTCAGTTTCCAAATCATCATAACCTTTGATGGCATCTTCCAGATTTTTGATTCTGAGAGAATAGATAGAGTTCTTTAAATCTTCGTTGTCTTTCATAAGGTCAAGAGTGGATTCATCAAGTTTCTGGATTTCCTCAGCATATTTCTTATAGTTGTCCGAATTTACATCTTCGGTTGCTTGTCGTTTTAGCCAAATGGCTCTGGCTTCTTGGTTCTTACGAATTGTGTCATTGTTGTTATCCAGTCTTTCCTGATATACTGATTCTGGTACAGTTTCATCTTTAGCTTCAAGAAGAGAAGTATACTTATCCAATTTATCAGAACGTCTTTTGAACGTATCAATAATCGTCTGAATTGCATCAGCTCTTAACTGTACAAGTTTATCCCGTAACTCGATAAGTTCTTGTGATGCTTTATAAATATTTGCCGTAAAATCATTAAGATTTTTCTGTGCAGACCTATAATCTTCAGAACCTTTCTTCAATGTCCCGGAAGTAATCTGAGAATTAACTTCCTTCTGATATGCATCAAGCTTTTTAGTAAGCTGATTGATAGTATCTTCTTGTGCTTTGATAGACTTATTGATACTATCTATATTATCTTGATTGTCATTTGCTACGCCATAAGCAGAGTTGTAACTAATTTTAGCATCAAGCATATCCTTTAATGAATCGTTTACCTCAACGATAGTATCATATTCTTTTTCTATGATTTCCAATCGTTTCTGGTAGAGTTCATTAAGTTTGTCTTGAAGGTCGAGGACTTTATCTTGAGCAGACAAGCCTTTCTCATAGTAATCTTTGTACTTAGAGATTTTATCTTTAAGATTATCATCAGTAATTGATTCAATATCAAGAGTACCATTTTTAATCTTGTCGACATATCCTTGAGCAAGACCAAGAGAATTTGCTTGAGCAAAATATTTATTCGCTGCATTTTGGTTTGTAGTGATTTCATTCTGAGTTTTTGTAACCGCATCTACAAGTGCATTCTGCTTATTAGCCAATCCGACCGCACGATCAACAGCACTTGTGGCTAACTCTGTCAATCTAGAAGTCCTTGAAAGCAGAGTTTCAATCCAATCTAATAATTCTTCAGATTTTTCTGCTGATTCAGATGAATCAGGATTTGAATTGGAATTGGATTTTGTGTTTGAACCAGAGCTTGATTTCGCTTTTGAAGTTCCGTAGGATTTGGTTCCAGACGAAGTTTTTTTCTTAGCATTTGTAGTAGAAGAGGCTCCGCTGCCTAACCTGTAAGCAGTACCAGATGCAAATGCTTCTGTTCCAGGTAATGATATATTGCCTTTGCCTCTAGAATTAGTAAACCCTTTTTTCAACAGCTCTTCAGTCTGCTTAGAATTGAATACGATTGATTTGGCAGGAATATGAGCAAATTCCGCACCATTATCACCGACGGTGTACCATCTGTTTCCAGAAACTACAAGTTCCTGTCCGACCTCCCCAACCAAAGCCATTTCAGAGTCTTTCGTTTTCCATCTATCTTTCAACCATGAGGAATCAGACAATGTTCCGCTTGCCAGTGCACGTCTTGATAATTGTGGAATAGGATATAAACCACCAGTAGATCCTTTTACATGCGCTGTTCCAAGAACTTTAGGTGCACCAGAAGTATCGTAATTAACTTTAACTGTTACAGCAGGTGGTTTTGCAACTGTACCAAGTTTATAGTTAACTGTTGCTGTTTTAGGAGATGTCGGCTTTGCCTGAGAACCTTTTTTGTAATTAACTTTGGCATTTTTAGGACTTGGTTTAGCCTGGCTACCCTTTTTATAGTTAACTTTTGCGTTCTTTGGACTAGGCTTTGCCTGAGAACCTTTTTTGTAATTAACTTTGGCATTTTTAGGACTTGGTTTTTCTTGTGATCCTTTTTTGTAATTTACTTTTGCTTCAGTAGTCTTGCCATCTTTCTTTGTGTCAGAATCATCCGCAGTAATTTTTGCTTTAATCTCCGGAGTCATGTTTTTAAGGTCTGACTGTAGCTTTTCTTGTGAAGATGAATCTACAGAAACATCGGCATTTATTTTAAATTGACCTTTTTCAGAAGCTTTCTGAATTTCATCAAATAAGCCATTTACTTTATCCTCGGCATCAGATATTTGAGAATCATCAATTTGTACCCCGGCAGTTTTTAATTCATTAAGAGTATTAAGCTGGTTTAAGGCATTTTGATACTCCTTTAATTTTGAAACCGCACCAGATACTCCGGAATCAAGTCCACTTGTGCTTACTTCCATTATTACAGGATTAGAGGCTTGCTGTTTTTGCTGAATCAATGTCTCAAGAATTGTAACTGCTTCTTGTGCTCCATTGATTGACATATTAACAGTACCGTCATCATTCTTAAACTGATCAAGATTACTCTTTGCTTGCTGAATTTGATTTTCTATATCTGTAAGATTAGTAGTTTTAAAATCAAAATCTAACTTAAGATTCTCATTACCAAGCCCTTTTAATGTCTCGACAGCATTCTTTGCGTTTTCAACAACTTTATCAAATCCATTATCTTTTGTTACAAGATTATCTGATGTTACGCTAGTAGAAGCAACTGTATTGACATAATCCTCGACGGACATATTAGCCTTTTCAGCCTTTTCAGAAATTTCATCCCAGTATTTTGCATATTCTTCGGAATAAAGAGAATCATCTATATCATGCATCTTTTCGCCGGTTTCTTTGGCAGTGTCACCAACATCTGCAATCATATTAGAAATTTTCTTCCCGTCGACTAATAAACCTTCAGAATCTAATTTTAATAAATCTTCAGTAGTCCAATTTCCGTCACCAGCGGATTTTGCTTGATCAATGAGAGTGTTAATATACTTACTCATTGTGTTTTTGCTGATAACTTCACCTTTTCCATCACCAGTCTTCAGCACAGGAGTATATGCAATTTCTACACCTTGAAATTCATCACTTCCGCCCATGACAGTAGAATAAGATCCTTTTAAATCCTTTGGATTCTGCCCCCAACTCTTAAGAGCAGATTTATTAGATTTAAGGTTTTCTTTGTCCCAATAAATCATTGGACGATCACGACTATCTACATTACCATGTACAGCTTCAGAATCTGATAGTTTTGATTTCGCTGCGTCACTTTTCTGTTTTTCTTGTATATATTTATCTACAAGATTGGTATCTTTTGCAGTAATCTCTAATTCGATTTTATTCTTTTCAGCATTTTCCTTAGCTTTCTTGGTCGCTTTTTCCACACCAGAAGTGTCAGCAGTAGTAGTATAGGTAATTGTACCGTCTTCATTTTTATGTTGTTCTAGTTCTTTGCGTGTTCCATTGTCTAAAACACTATAATAATGAATTGTACCGTCTTCGTCTTTATAAGCTTGGATATCTTGTGTAACCCCAGCAACGTCAGCTTTGAATGTAATTGTTTCTTCTTTTTTAAGATTGTTCTCAAGCCATTCCTTCGAACCATCAAAATCAGCAGTATAATGAATCTTGCCTTCAGCGTCGGCAATTTTATTTACTTCTTTTGGGACTCCACCAATATTTGCTGTGTATGTTACCGTACCGTCTTCATTTTTTACAGCCTCTACATCAGTCTCAATATCGCCAACATCTGCTTTAAAAGTAATGCTTTCACCAGATTTAAGCTTCTTTAATTTGCTTTGGAGATTATCGTCGTTGAGCTTTGCATCAATCTCATAAGTTGCTTTTTCTCCAAACAAATCTTTGAGTTGGTCTTTTGTCATAAGACCTTTTTTAATAATCTCATCAAAAGCAGCGGTAGCAGAAGGAGTATCCAAATAATCATTCCAATTTAAATCTCCACCATCAAGTCTGTATTTCTGAAAATTATTTTGCATTTCTTGATATGCAAGAATTTGCTTATTAATCTCTGCTCGTTCTGTCTTTGTTGCGCCAGTCATTTTTTGTTGGAGCTTATCAATCTGATCATAAGAATATGAATACCCTTCATCAGAATCTTTTGTATATTTCGTCCGTCCCTCTAATAAATCACGCTCTTTTTTCTGAGAAACTATTGCTCCGGCTAAATCATTATTAGAGCCACTGTTTGCAGCTTGATCAATCAACTCTTGAGTTTTTTGCTCAACTTGAGATAAATCATACTCAAATTTAATTTTAACAATCTGATCCTTTGTAAGATTCTTTAAATCTCCATTTTGGAATTTATCATATTCAGATTCAAAACTATCAATCAATGATCCAAGTCTATCTTTAGCAGCACCATCCGTCATTTCATCATATGTAGATTTAATCCCGTCAAGAGCTGTCTTATATTCATCAAGACCTTCAGCAGAAAACATAATGTCACTAAAGTCATATCCATAGGCTTCAAGACCATGCAACATTGTTTCTACGGATTCAACACTCATTCCAAACTTGTCAGCAGCTTCAGCAGTTGTATTAAAGTTTGTTTTGATATCCCAAAGACCCATTGCGTCAGTAGAGACATCCCACAATCCTTTATTTTTGAAGTCATTGACGAAATTCTTCATACTAGTGGCTTCATCATCACCAAACCATCTATCGGCTGTTCCCATTGCCTCTTGGAAAGCTTTCTGATAAGCATCAGCAGTATATTTACCGCCTTGCTCTGCATATTTCTTTACCGCATTGGAGTTAAGGAATTTTGCCATAGTCTGAAAATCATCGGTTCCAGTTTTGCCTTCTTTCAATGATTCCTTTGCAGCCTTATAAGCACTTTGGATAGTAGACCAATCTTTGTCCTGATTTGCAGATTCAGTTGCAGATTCTACATCTGAAACAGAAGCGGAATAATCTTCCGCAGCTTGCTTTGCTTCCTCTGCCTGACGTTTTACATCTTCAAAATATGTAAGAAATCCATTTTCTGAAACATCAATATCTTTGAGACGCATTCCGGACTCTCTAAATGCGTCAAGTGCATCTTGAGCAGATCCGCCTTCCTCAACAATATTCTCCAAATATTCTTTCATAGCAGAACCAGAAGAAGAGTTGAAGTAAGTATCTAAATTACTTGCGTCAATTTGTGTTTTGGTCTTTTGCCCGATAGTATTGTTAACATCGTTAATGATTTTATTCCAATTATCTACATATTTAGATGCTCCAGACTCAAGTTTTCCATCTGCCCCATATGAAGCATCAATCCACTGCTGAAGTTGGTCTGTCTGTGTAGATAAAGTCTGCTTTGTATCAGCAATATTTTCACTAAGTTCTTTTTGCTGTTTTTGGAGACTTTTTCTTTCTCCTTTTGTCAAATCAGAACTTCCAAGTTGAGTTTCAATATCTTCTAATTGACTTTGGTAATCTTTGAGCGTTTTAATATTGGCTTTTGTTTGATTTTCAAGAGTGGTATTTCCTTTACCACCATTTTCTTTTTCCCAAGTATTTTTCTCCTTAGTGAGATAAACTTTTCCATCTTTTTCTTCACGTTTTGTAGCAAAATATTCAGGAATAGATTTTAGCGTTCCAAAAAATCCTCCGCCATTTTTCTCTTTAAGATGATCCCAATATGTTTGGGCAGTATTGGCAGCTTTTCGAGCGTCACTTGAAGCAGCCTGTGCGGAAATTTCTGTGAGCTGTTTCTGAATTGCGACCTTACGCTCCAACTGGGCATTTTCTTGTTCAAGTCTAGATAACTCCGCTTCATCAGTAAGAGACAATCCACCATTCTGTTCTTTTGTAGCATTGAGTTCTTCAATTTTACTCTTTGTTGTATCAAGTTCTTGTTGAAGAGATTGGAGATTAGATTTATCTTCTGAAAAAGTAGAAGCTGAAGTTTCTGCTTTCTCTTTAGCTCTAGTATATCCAGTTTGAGAATAGTCCCAAAGTTTAAACGCTGCGAAAGCTGTTCCGGCAACAGCAAGAATAGGAATATACCCTTTTATTGATGCAAAGAATCCTTTGATAATATTACCAGCGGATTCGAACATTCCAGTAGATTTTTGGACATCAGCCCCAAGAGTTGTAAATTTACCAGAAATATCATCTAAACCATTTGCACCATTTATAATATTTTCTATCTGTTTTTGATATACTTGACTTCCACTTCCAAATTTATCATAAACTTCCGATAATTTTTTCTTTGCTTTATCGGAAACATCGGAAGATTTCATTAATGCTTTCCCTATTTGATCCGCATTTGTTGAACCTTCTTTTAGTGCTTCCCCCCAAGTTACTTTACCGACTTTTGCTTTGGCTGTAAAATCAGCGTCTTTTGACATAGCCATTAATTCATCTGTTAATGACTCAGTAAGTCCCATCGTACTTGCTTTTGCCTGAATTTGAGCCATTGTAAAATCACTAATATCATTGTTATCTATTTTAAACAAACCTTTTATAGTGTTTTTATCTATTCCATCCAAATCCGCAAAAGAAGAGGCTTTACTTGCATGTTTAAAATTAAGTTCTCCAAAACTATCAAATAAACTTCCTAAGTCTTTAAACTGCATAATGAATATAAAATTATTGGCATACTTTTACAATTCATGATATACTTAAATAAATTTATAAGATTGTTCGGAGGAAATAATATGGCATTAATAAAGTGTCCTGAATGTGGGAAAGAAATTAGTAATTATGCTAAAGAATGCAATCAGTGTGGATACCCTTTAAGTTCAAATTTAGAAGCAGATGACTATATTTATATCTGTCCAAAATGTGCAATGATATACTCAAGCGATGAATTAAACGCCGACAAAAAATGTCGCTTTTGTAATATAAAAACAATTATTACAAAAGAAACCATGAATGATTTTATCAACAATATGGACAATGAAAATGATTATGATATCATTCTCTCAAAAAAATATGGCGGTAATCAATTTTCTGAATGTGCATATCGTCATAGATTGAGTTTAATAAAACAAGAAAATAAAAATCAATCCACCCACCAACACCAGTCCATCCAACAGCAACACATAACTCAGGTAACTTGCCCATACTGTAAATCTACAAACACTAAAAAAATATCAGCAGTAAGCAGAGCAGGATCAATCCTTGGATTTGGATTGTTCTCTAAGAAATTGGGAAAAGAATGGCATTGTAACAATTGCAATAGTGATTTCTAACAGCTTTATGTATCAATTATGGTAAAAATTACCAAAACATTAGTTCCGTATATACAATAAAAAGCAATTAATATATAATTTTATGTATAAGGTTAATGGATGTGACAATAAATGAATGTTGATATAAAATTATTTGATTCGAAACAAATTGAAAATGCGAAAGTTTCAAGTTCTGTAGAAATCGAACCAACATGTCCAATATGTCATAAGTCTGGAAAACCAGAATATGCAAACGGATGTTTAATTAGATCTTTCAATGAAAAGGAGAAGCCTCTTTTATTTGCAGTTTGGTATTGTACAAATTGTAAACAATATTATGTATCTCTATATCACATGAAAAGTAGTTTGAAAAATGTTGAAAAAGATGTTAGATATCCATATCCGAAAGAGATTGAAGAAAGTTCAATTCCTCAAGATATTAAAGACAAATATCCAGATTTTACAAAAATATTTTCTGAGGCGTGTGAATGTGAAAGACAAGGTTTGCTTACAATAGCCGGCACAGGTTACAGAAAAGCTCTTGAATTTCTTGTGAAAGACTATTTACAACAAGAACAAAATCTAACCAAAGAAGCTATTGGAGAATGCCGATTGGAAAAATGTTGCCAAAAAATCGAATTTGAACCTATACAAAAATTAGCGAATGCAGCCACGTGGCTTGGAAACGACGAAACACATTACATGGTGAAACATCCCGAATACGACATAGAGCAAATGAAAAGTTTCTTAAAGGCATTAATAAGTTCTATACATAATAAATATGAACTTGAAAAAGCAGAAAAATTATTAAATAAAAACAAATAAAATAATATAGAATAATACAATAAACAGGCTCATCTCAAGGGTGTATCTTGGAGGTGATTGCTATATGACGTATAATGTGCTGAAACCAGTACACGTTCACGAATATACGAGAGTCCGCTTCGGTAGACTGGAATATGTTTGTGAGCATTGGCGTTCTTTACCATCTAGATAATAGTAAATTGCGTTATTTCACTGATGCACCTGGTGGTCTAGCACCTGAGATGAGTCTATTTATTGTATTATTCTTTTTTTATTTATATCAAAATGAAAAATAAATCTATTGTATTGTATTTAGTAATATTACTGTATTCTGGCTAATAAATTTGGCGGTTTTCAATTTTCAGAAAAAACCTACGAAAACAGAATGAGTACTGTAAAAGGGAATGCGACATCCACCCAACATCAATCCTCAAGCCAACAATCAAACACACAAATAACTTGCCCAACATGCAATTTTACAAATATCAAACGTATCTCCGCAGCATCAAAAGCAGTAGGAGTAGGGTTGCTTGGAATATTTAGTAAAACAGCACGTAGTTAGTTTGAATGTAAAGATTGTGGATATAAGTGGTAGAATAGAAGAGGGTAAAATTTTCTCTACTCTTTATTTTTGACATAATAAAAGAGCAGTGTGATTACTGCTCTGATTCTTGGATTTGTTCTTCTGTGTTTTCTTCTTGAGATTGTAATTCTTCCTGTCTCAATTCTTCTAACAGATAAGTTTTAATGTCTGTAATGTGTTGACGGAAATAATTTGGTTTATTGTTTTCAAACGATAATATACGACTAAGTTTATACTCCAATTCATTTAACAATTTTTTATTTTTTATCTCATGAACCTTTCTTGTTTTATTCAAATATTCCCGTTCTATATATTTGTCAGTAATAGGTATAACATCACTTATAAAGAAAATAGATTTTTCATTTGTATTTCCAACATGATAAAAACAAGATTGTATATTCTTTTTATCTTTTCCAAGATATTTTTCTAATCTTTCTCGTGCAGCTTCATTTCTATGATAATAATTACCAACTGGAATAGCCCAATATAACTTTTCGTGTTCTATGGATTTCATCAAACATACAATTGGTCTTTCCTTTGAATCATTCCATGTTCCACCATTCCTTCTGATTATTTCATAATACTCATTTTTCCCAAAATATAAAGCATGTTCTTTCATTTTTCTCCTATGTATCAAAAAAGGAGTGATCTGTTAAACAGAACCACTCCTCTACAATGTTTCTTTGTCCTACATTGTGAAAGGAATTTGTCTCAAAATACAATGTAATTCGGTACACATTGCGAAGTACGTTTGTCTCAAAATACAATGTTTCTTTGGCGTACATTGTGAAACGTATATAAGAAAACTTTTGTTTTCTTGCTTATATTATACCCGTTCCATGGGGAAAATGCTACACAAATAATACACAAAAATATAATAGTTTTATTGTGATTTTTGCCATTCGACACATTTAACACTAATATCTTAACACAATCTTAGCACGTCACATCTTGAAATGTATGCTAAATATGGTATATTATTAATGCATCTTTTACTTATGAGGTGATTTATATGAAAATTGATGACTTTTTATTCATCTGTCGCATAAGTCGGAGGTACAAAGGATACCGATATATCAAATATGCGATTGAATTAATTAACGAAGTGGAAGATGATGAGATATATCTTATCACAAAAGACATATATCCTTCCATTGCAAAGAAATTCCATACATCTACAATGGTCGTAGAATCAAACATTCGTACAGTCGTGCGACATCTTTTTAATGAACAAAAAGATATTCTAAAACCAATATTCGGTTATATTCCAAACAAATGTCCATCAAATGCACAATTTCTAGGTGCGCTTGCTTTTGCATATAAAGATAAAATCCGAAATTTATACAATTAGCCGTTTAATTTATTTTCTGAATGTATGTTCTGGATTTCCAAATTTTGACAAAATGGTATAATGTATTTGTTACAAAATCAGCATATGACCACAATATGCTTAGTTCCACGGATTTTCGTAACCATATCTTTACGTGGTAGTGCCAGTGTAAGACAATGGCACGATGGAAATCTAATGGGCTATTCTGCCTGATTTTCCAATAAGATAATTAATCTTACAGAAAGGAGGGTAGTGTTGAAAGAATTTTTTGGAATTCTTTTAAACAACATCTATTTAGTGATTCCGTTTATGCTTTATGTTTCTCTTCATGAGATTTCTAAAATTATTGCTGTTTTCCTTATCGCTTTTAAGGATGACATCAGTGATGAAAAAGCTAAGGCAATTGCTAAAATGATGTCACATAGTATGTTCACACTACATAATAAATAATTAACTTGAATTTGTGAATCATTCCATTAATTTCCTCCTTTTTAAGAAAACCCTTCGGAGCCATCACAAGCTCCGTTGGGGATTGCCACTCACTTTCTGTAAGCTAATTGTATATTCTCCATAATCCATTTACAGAAATCGGAAAATATCTTATAATATATGCATCTCAAACTATGACTGGTCTGAGACACGATATTATATTTTGGAGATTAGATATTTTTCTAATCTCCATTATTGTTTATAGTTATTTATTCTCTATCCATTGCCAATAACGATGGGATAGAAGGCATCGTGTTATTTTATTTGAATATGTAATAACAAAACATATATTGTTTCTTGGACTATACATTATAAGTCAATACTGTAAGGTCATATTGACTTCGAAGATCGGTAGTCTCTGAGCGTCCTGCTATACAGCTATATATTCTCTATAACAGTGCGTTGCTGATCAGTTAGTCGGTTATTATAACCTTTGCCCTTATACTAGACACTTAGGAGCATCTTCCCGATGCCTTTTATTTCACCATATGTCATCTTAATGATTTTTTCTACTTTCGTCGCATTCACACTTGCCGTTTCCGACTATGTTGTAGCTCATTAAGCATTAGGCTTCCCAGCAATTAATCTTCCTAATTTTAAAACGTTAACAACACACACTTGTTTACAACACCATTTTCGTTATATTCTTATGTATGAAGTGACCAGTTTAGATAAAACAAATCTAAGTTTTTGAAAAGTTTTACGCCAGCGAATGTAGCGAAGGCAGTTTTCAATAAGCCTACTTTATCTATGAGTTGCGTAATGATATTAAGTGCCGATGATCCACTATCAACAATTCCTTTTACAAAGTCAGATGATACTAAGGATGATGAGAAAGATTGGAACTGCGCCTTAAAATTTTGAATAGAATAATCGATCGATTTTTTATAATTGTCAAATTCTTTTTCGGCAGATCCTTCTGATTCATTGGCAGCCGTGTTGTAAGCCTTCTTTATCACATCAACGTTCTGAAGTGCTGCTGCGAGGGCATTTGACTGGTTTTTCCCTGCTAAAAGTTCAAGCAAACTAGCACGATTTATGTCATTCATCTTTGGAAATGCTTCACCAATTCCAACTACAATATCATAGATATCTTTATATGTATCTTTATCTTTCATAATGTCAAAGCCACCAGTAAGTGCTTTGACTTTTGCCTGAAGCTTAGATGTAGAGGTTACAAGACCATCTGTGTCTTCACCCATAGCACTAAGTTCAGATTCTGAACCACGCAATCTTGCGCTAACCGTTTTCCACATATTCTTCCTGTTACTTTCCCATTTGTGAGATGGTACTGACTATATTAAATATAGCGATTAGTCATTTCTGGCTAATTCCCACGTTTCATTAAGTTATAGCGTGGCGACTATGAAATAATTCATAGAAGTGTCTATTGACAGTTCAGACTGGATCTTCATCCTATATTAATAGGAGAGTGGCGAAACTTTATATGTTACCATATAAAGTGTTACAGTCGTTACGGATTCTTGTATATTTTCTTTTTCACATAACCAAATGATTAGGCATTAGTCTATGCTACTAATTCTTTTTCAAAATATGGGTAAATTATTTTTGAATTTAAAATAAGATTATTATTTTCGATATGATAATTGAAAGAATGATAATTTTGTAAATGATCATTTTCTTTTATATATTTTTGTATTAATTTTTTACATACGTTCAAGTTTTTATAAATATCACTTTCCCATAAATATAAAATTTCATAGTCAAAATATTTTTTAATATATGTATGTTTTGCTTTATCTTTTGATATTCTCTTTATTTGTATTTCTTTTGATGGGAATTCATTATACACAATTGGATTGGTATGCCAAAAATCTCCCATAACTTCAATTGCCAAATTATTATCTTTTAAATAATTATCTAATGAATAATATTTCAAATTTTTTTCATTTATATAATTTATTTGCAATTCATCAAGCAAGTTATTTATTATAATCTGTGGTTTTGTATTTGTATCTATTTTTCTTTCTTCTAAAAGTTTAACTGCTCGAATTCTAGATTCTTCTTTCCATGTATCATTTTGTGAATAAATATTTGAGTACCATGCTTGTCTACATTTATTAGAACAAAAATGATTAGAAAATCTTTCCATATTTGACTTTCCAATTGTTATCCTTTTATTACACCAATCGCAATTACAGATAGAACCTTTAAATCTAACATTATTTTCACCAGTATTTGTTTTCTGCCATTCATTCTGACATTTAGTTGAACAAAATTTTTGTTTTGATTTCTTGCTTATTTCAAATAAGGAGCCACATATCGGACATTTTCTATTTTCATATAGTTGTCTATGTTGAAAATCCTTTTGACATTTATTACTACAAAAATGATGCTTTGCTCTATTGTACTGAGTTTTTGTTTGATATATTTCTTTTCCACAATTTTCACATTTTATCGTATATCCAGTTTTACTACCTTTTCTTGGCATTTTATCTCCTTAATTTTAATTTTATAATTAATAAAAGCATACCCTTCCTAATTGATATGCTTCGAAAATATACAAGTCTTTCCTCGGTCTTGTCCACTTCTGGACATTAACCGATATAGCCACTTTTATTTTTATTACATTACTGTAATAGTCGGCAATATGTTTACAACCGACACGTTGCGGGTCTTGAAGTGTTGTATTGGTTCCAGTAATCAAAGCAATTGACTTTGAAATATCTGTGTGTGCAGCATTAAATGATGCAGCACTTCTCTGCAAAGCTTCTCCAATACCATCTGATCCTATTGCATAATTGTTTGCCACCTCATTGGACTTATCAACAATAGATTCAGCTTGATCAGCTTGCATATTAAAACCTTGTAATGTAGAAACCAAACTCTGCGAAGCAGTTTCTTGCGTCATATTGTCTCCAACTTTCTGATACAAGGTTGTGATATCAGAAAGTTTCTTAGCATCATCTAGACCATATCCCTGTTTTGACCAATCCGCAGTGCTACTAATAACATCACTAACAGTAGCACCATATTTTTTGGCACTTTCCGCAGCTTGATTCCAATACTGTGACAACTGACTATCAGATGCACTGCTAACTTTTCTCAATTCAATCTGTGCAGAATTAATTTCTGTCACAGCAGACATAATTTGTCTCGGAATATCAACAACAGCACCTTGAGCCATAGCCCAAACACCGCTGAATTTAGATAACTGTGAAAAAGATTGTCTTAAGTTTCCGAATAAGCCTTTTCCATTCAATCCTTCAGCAGAAACAGCAGACTTCAATCTTTTAAATTCAACATCCGCTGTATTTTTTTCACCAACAGTAGTGGCGTTCTTATACATATCTCTGACAGATTCAAACTCAGCTTTATATTTCTTTAAAGCTTTTGTATTGTCATTCATATACTTCTGAACGCTGTTAGCAGAAGAAGTTGCTATCTTTGGATCAAGAGTTTTACTTTCAGCGACACGAACTTCTTCGAGAACATTCTTCATTCGTTCGCCACATTCTTCTAATTTAACTTTACTTTCTTCAAGTCCGGAAGTATCAATTAATTCTCCCTTAATCTTCTTATCAGATAGAGCAACAACCTCTTCAGATATTTTCTTATATTCAGCCAACTCAGCCCTTGCTCTATTTAAAACTTCAGAGCTTTGTCCATTGTATCTGGATAAGAAAGTATCTGCCTTAGCAGAAGTGAGAGAATATTTACCAGAATAAGCTTCCCTTTGAATTTCAGCTAATTTATTCTGATGTGCGATCTCATTTTTAACTTGCTGAAACTCTTTGTCCGCATTGATTTTTTCACTTCGAGTCAGTCCTTCTTGATTGTACATATTGGTAACTTTATCAAGCATTTTATTTTGCTCATCACTAACATTCTTCAGACTGTCTCTATATTTTTCGACTTTAGAAATAGCGGTATCAACAGCAGAAGTATCTAATGATTTTTCCATTGTATTACCAAGAATGGACAATACGGAATTTAACTGCTCAACAGATGAAGCCCATTTATCATAATCGGCAATTGCAGCTTCTAAATTATTATCCGAAATACTTTTTGCCATTCGCTTCTGATATGTCTCTACTTGTGCTTGAAGATTCATGGCAGTCTCTAAATTCTTCCTATCTTCTCCGGAAACATTTTGCCGAGAATATTGTCTCAGAAGCTTTTGATTCTTGGCATTTAACTCATCTGCATACGGATAAGAACTTGCTTTGTCAGCTGCCATTAATTTAGCAAGATCAGATTGATCTTTACTTACTTTGGAAGCACGACTCTTCATTTGTTTATCCATTTTTGAGAAGAAAGAACTCATTGCCTTATCAAAAGATTTTGGATCAACCGTAAATAAATTAGAAAGATCTATCTTTTTGCCAGAGCCTTTTCCAGCATTTGAAAATAAATTTTGAACCTCTTTGACTTGTGATTTGACCTTCGATAAATCAATTTGTGGAGTAATTTTATCTTTCTCCATTTTATTTTTGATTTCGTCATACATAGTACCAAGAGTTTCCATTTTAGTAGCAGCATTCTCTGTTTCTATATTGACTTTAAAATCTAATACGTCTTGTGCCAAACGATCACCTCCTATAAACTACCCAGGACTTGATCAATCGCCTGGTTTATATAAATTGATAATTTTCCATTAAATCCACTTTGAACATCTCGTTCTACTAAATCATGAGGTGGAGTAGAAACACCGGCTTGGAATCTTCCATGACCATGTTCACCACCCTTGAACATAAGTTGCATTGCGCCTTCTTGTGTCAATGGACTCCCACCAATAATTGAATGATAATCGCTCATGGCTCCATTATCTAAAATTAATGAACAATTTCCACCGCCGTTATGTTGTAATTTCGCAGTCCAGTTTCTAAAATTACCTGTTCGTGAATACATAACTCCACCCCAAAAGCTATAATAATTATCTATAGCCCTTTGCAATGATTGATCTGCATCCGGTTGTAATTTTGGAATTGCTATATTACATATTTCGTTCGGTGCTTTTCTCAGTTTATTAGCAATCTCAAAAAATGGGTTTCCCATCATATCACCTCAAATTAAAAAATCCCCTGACATATAACTGCCAGAGGATTTAAACATTTTATCTATTTTGTTTTCTGTTCATTTTCAACAACATGCAAGTCTTTTTTCGGATTTTTCGGTTTTCTAAAAGCACCACTTTTCTTTGCAACATCCATTACAATATCAACAATCGCTTCTTTATTAACAACATCTTTTGCATCCAGTTTACTTAAAACACTAATTGCTTTCTTAGCAAAATATGGATTCTCTAAAACTGGTTTAGCAGCGAGAGCAAGGTTATCATTAATCTGCACGATAGATTCTCCAATTTCATCTAATGATTTGAAAAGATTCTCTTTAATATCAGCACAATGAATCATTCGCTGTTTTCTATAATCGACAATTGTGGCGACATTCTTTGATACGAAATTCTGAATAGAAATGTATTCCATATTTTTCTGATTTTCTTCATCGGTCAAATCTTCATTCCAGAAAAATTTCATGATGAGAGAATTGAATTCTGAATCACCCATAATAAGACTATATAAATCATCACCGGCTTCTAATTCAAATCCTTCAATAAAATAAATAGCCATATATTCAATGGTATTACTTTCTAAGAAGTAAGGAGTGTAATCCCCATCTACAAAACAAGAATCTGAAATTGCCTCGATTGCACGAATCTTGTCTTTGAGTGTAATGATATCTTTGATTTTCAGTTCTGTCTTTTTCATAAAATATTCAATCTCCTTTTATTCCATAATTTTCTACACAAAAATAAGAGCCTGTTTCCAGACTCTTATATATTCTCTATATCTATGCAGTTTCTTTTTGTTCATCTGTTTTCTCAACAGACTTAACGTTTTCTGCTTTTTCTGTTTTCTTTTTAGTATTCTTAACAAGTTTTTCTTTAATTTCGTCTAAACTCAAACAAGACTCCATGAGTAATTTGGCAAGTTCTTGTGTCTGTTGACGCTTTTCTTCTTCGGCTTTCTGAATCTTATAACTTTTGAAATCCTTTTCGAGCTTTTTTAATTCATCTTTTTTAGATTTTAATTCTTCTCTAATCTCTACAGATTTCGTTTCAAGTTTCTCAATACATTCTTTTGTCGAAGAAATTAGTTTTTCATAATCTCTTTCCGCAACCTTACGTTTGCCTCTTGCCATAGTAAGACCTCCTTGAATACTTTATGATTTTGTATTCTTAGAGTATCACCAAATAGAAGAGAAGTAAACAGTTATCTATTTCTTTTCTATAATATTTATTTCTGTCCTTGGATTATCTTTATCCACATGACATCGGATAGTCAAACTATGTAAATGTTCTCTGTCATCATCTACTAAAAAACCAGATTCAACAAATCCATCATGTATAAATTTTGGTGAATAATTATCTGGATCAGTCCTTCGTTTTGTAGGATGATAAATGTCATATTCAATTTCAACATTGTCTAACCCAAGATTTTCATAACCTAAATCTTTTATCCACCACATTATAAATTGCTTCCAAGTTTGTTTTAATGCGTTCATTTGTATTCTCGGTTTTATACTCCAAACATTTATTGACGGATGGTACGGATGTTCTATTTGTTTCTTTTTTGCCCTTGGATGTTGAGAAAAATAATATGCATTATATTTATCTATAACATCCATATCTAAAGTTAATTTAATAATTTATCATTCCTTTCATAAGAGCAGGAGAGTAGTGTTCAGTCTGGTCTACTCCCCAATTAAAAATGCCCTTGCCATATGACTGAACATATATGGCAAAGACATTTAATTGACCGGCTTCGCTTGAAACCGGTCATTCATTGTTAGTTTATTCTTGATCATTATTATATAAAGTTGTTACTGGTATAATTGGTAAATTATTTGTTACATAATTATACTTTTTCTCTCTGTTGTGATTGCCCTTAAGCTTCCGATATGCCTCGTAAACAGAATTAAATTCGTCAACTTCATCAGAAGGGATACCTTTTAAACGGATATATTTTTCATACTTTTTATCTATGGTATCTCCTAGCAACTCCTTTGTGCCAACCATCAAAGACTCAATTTGTTCTGATCTTGTAATATCTGCTTTTGTTAAAAGATCTATAGATTCTTTCAAATCTTTCTGAATGTCCATAGACTGTTGCCTGTACGGAGTATAAAATTTAACCAATTTTTCTTCAAACAAATGATCTGTATTATTTGAAGCTTTATTAAATTTATCACTTAATTCTGTTACTTTCTGCACAGTTTCTTCTAGTAAATTTTTTTGTTCTTTCTTTTCACGTTGAAATTTTGTTTCAATTCCAAGTATTTTAAAAAACAGATTTTTACAAATAGGTATGAAATAATTAAGTCCAATAATAATTAAACATAATTGTGTAATTAATTTAACATAATCAATTTCCATAATTGGTCTGATTGCATCCATTCATAAGCACCATACCTTTCTGACTACTTACGAACTTTCGCCAATAATTCTTCTACTTCATCAGCAAGCAATTCTCCAGATTTAATCGCATCTACAACTTTCTGACCTGTCTGACTAGCAGAACTTATATTGCGGTTTTTCCATGTATTATATAATGTAGCCCCAATTAAGAATACAGTAGAAACAATTTCTGAAACATCAGCATCAGCAATCGGAAGCGTATTATATCCAAACATTTGTAACACGGCATTTACAAGTGCTACGATTAAAATTAATACACCGGCTACCGCTTCAGATGTAACACCTTTTAAATTCAATTTTTTCATAATTTCTCCAATCTGAATAGGAGAGTAGTAGACCTTCCTGACTATTGTTCTTTGTTCACATCCAATTCGTCCTCACAGGTATGTCATTTACTTTTATGTTAATTGTCTTTAGCAACCTATTCCTCTATCAGCTCGTATGTAATCAACAGAGGCACAACAACTAATTGCACACCGCAATTTCTCATACATTCGTTGCATAAGTCTTCTGCAATAGTTTTATTTAAAAATTTTGTACACGCTGCAATATTATCAATAAAACTATAATTCCCATTTCTATTAGAAAAAAGGTAATTTGTCTTTTCTGATAAATCTGCGATTACATATTTTTTACTCTCTTTTTCTTTGTATTTTTTCATTTTAATTCATGATTCTTCCATAATAGATATAATGGTCTACTTTCTTCTCTTGAAAACAACATTATTAGTTTATCTTCGCCTGTATCCATATCAAGAGTTGTATACATATCAATAGGATATACATCATGCTTAATATACAACTTATATTGCTTCGGATCTTTTATTCTACACACATCTTTGAGAAGATATTTCTTACCATTAATTTTACTAATTTCAAAATCCATATTAATCCTTTCAATCCTTATTAAGCGTAAAAAATAGGGAACATACCAGCATAATTGATATATTCCCTATATAATTAATTTACTGGCTTATTATTTTCTTTTGCTGCACTGGTATCAATTTTTGACTTTTTTGATGCAGTGTTTTTTGTGGCAGATTTTTGAGAGTTAAAAATCTCTTCGATCTGTTTCTTTGTAACTTTTTCAAAATTATCTAAATCAGAAAGATCTAGCTTTGATAATTTATCAAATGCTTCTTTTGGAGAAATTTTTTTATCTCTATAATCTGTACAAACTTCATAGATTTTTTTACAATTCTCATCATGGAAAATAAAATACCATGTAGGTTTGTTATAATCTTCTGAATTGCATACTGGACAGTACGAGTATATCTTTCGACAAATGCAGCACGTTCTATTATTTTTTGTACTCATTTAATCCTCCAATTAAAGAGGAGACATAAATATTATGTCTCCAAGATTACTCCTCATCGTCTCCGCACATTACTACACTATACAGTTCTTTGTCTGCTGAACAGTAAGAAATCTGCATATCACCCTTATAATCCAGAGTTCCTTCTGTTGATAAAGTAATACTCAACTCAGGAGATACCTGGAATGATGGAATAATAATATAGCAAGCTCTTAATGTGTCTGGCTCACAAGGATCAACTGCGAGTGCCTTAAGAGTAAGTTTTACAGTTCCAGGGAACTTATCAGATGCATTAAGCACTTTTACAGCGTTAGCAACTTTTCTTTCAAATTTAACTACAAAACGATCTGCTGTATCATCTACAGGAAGTGTTAATACGTCTCCTTCAAGTTTAAAATCTGTTGCACTAGCTTCACCGGAACCAAGTTTGTAAGATTTTCCCATAGCACCGTTGTTTCCAAGAGCATTTACTTTTACTGTTCCAGTCACAAGTGTCTGATTTGTACCGTCTACAAGCTTAATGCTTGTCTGTCCTTTCTTAACAATGACAATTTTCGGCATCTGAATCATATTACTTGTATCAGCAACAATCTTATCATTACCAGAAGCAGCACCAATAACATTAAGGTTAATCATTGCATTTTTAGCTGTAAATGTACCAGCCTTACCCTGATAGAATTTCTTAATCAGCGAACCTTCTGCTGATTTAGCTTCTTTTGATTCTGCTGTTGTCTCAATCGTTGCTTCTGAAAGCTGTGTCAGAGTATACAGTGGTGTTCCATCTGTTTTCTCAGCAATAGCAATCTGAATACGGTCGATTACGATATCATCTAATTTAAAAGCCATTATAATTTCCTCCTTAATTATTTTTTTGCAATAAAAAAGACCTCAACTATTTGTTGAGATCTCTCATCCAATCAAATGCACTTTTATCTATGCCACTAACGTCTATCATACCGCTAAAACTTCCATGCAAAAGAGCAATGGCATTTTCATATATAGACAAACGTTTAACCGAATCCATAAATTGTACAATTCCAATGTTTTCTAACTCATTTGTTTTATATTTAAAGCCAGGATGATTGACAAGTGACGATATAAGTGGCAATAAAAAAGATTTTTTTCTATCTTCTTTTTCTTTTTTTAATTCTTGTAATTTTAATTTTTCTTCTTCTTCCCAAATCATAGCTTCTTTTGTTGCTTTATTTTTTGCTCGCTCGACTTTGGGATATATATTAAACATACACCTTATATAATTCACTATTTTTGTATATACAAATTCATCAATTATGATTGCTTCGTCATAATCAAAATTCTGAACCTCACCATTTTCATTTCTTGGAACATATATTAAAATATCTGCCTGTTTTTCTGAATCATGTATTACTTCAAACCATGATAAATTCAAATCTCCAAACAATAAGTATGATTGATCTGGCGTAATTGTTTTAATTAAAAAACAGAATAATTGATATTCTGTTAGCTCGTTCCAATCAATTCCATTCTTCCATAAAAATAGCCGATATGATGTTGGATTGGCACATAATTTATTCACGACTGAATAAAAATCTGCATCTCCGAAATCAACTATTTGTCCTATTGTCGGTTGAGATATTTTTATTTTATCTGTAACCCAATAATCTTTTCCAAAAAACATTTTAAGCTCATCAAAATCATATATAGATTCAAAATTGTCATTCATTATATTTTACCGATATTATTAACAATTTTCGTTGAGCCATTTTCTGTTTTGGTAATAGAGTTCATGGACACGGTTTCTAACACAAAAGTTCTAACAATATAATCCGTATCTGTCATACTTTCTTTGTCTGAAACAATTTTGCATTTCGTTCCAAATAGATTTGTCCAATTAATTTGTTCCTGTATAATTGCAGCGATCAAATCATGTCTTGGAATGCCGGTAAGTTTGTCTATACGGTCATCACCATGCACAAAAATAGTAAAAGTAATAGTGTTGTATTTTTCAATAGTGTTATATTTTGGAGTATTTGTAAAACCTACTTGATAGCACACATAATGTTTTGCTTCTGTCTGTGTATCAGGTATAAATAAAAACGGGCGTATATTGGAATCACTTCCAAAATACTTATCCCATTCTCCTAATGGTTCTCCTGTTTCAGCGTCCCATTTCAAATTCCCATCTTCATCAAATAATTCTGATTCTAATTTCTTTTCATTTAACGCATATAATAATTCGGGGCAACACATTAACATTTTCTCTATTTTTTTCTTATAGCGAATAGTGTCATTGTCTGGTGTTTTTATATACGCCTTAAGCTTATCAAGGAGATCCGTTTTTGAAATCATTTTCATTATATAAACCTCCTAACTTGTAATTTCTATTTGACATTTATTACTATGAATGTATCCAATATCTTCTCTAAAAATCTCACAAGAAATTGTCATTATTTCTCCAATATATTTTGGATCATCAATAAATTTGATTTTAAGTTTGTTAAAAGAAATATCCTTTTTAATAATAAAATCTTTAATGTCAATAGACCCAACAAGAAATCTCCATTCAAATTGAGCTTCTTCGAAATCTTTTGTTATATCTTTCGAATCATCAGATAAATTCAATGTGATAGTTTTATAAGTTCCTCCAACTTTTATAGAGTAAGATGATGCCGTAATGTCTGCTATTACATTTGTTCCAGGAGACGGAAGAGGAGTAGATATATCATCTGGATCTGACGGAGAAATGTTTGAGTCAAAATAATTTGCCCACATGCCAACAATAATTCCATTATTATCCTTTTCGATATAATCTACGTGACTATTAAACGGAGTTTGATATAAAGTAAGTTTTGTTCTTCCTTTGATATTAATCCGTTCTACCTTGGATACAATCCATGTATTAGGAGTCCAATTATCAATTGAATAATTAGGAACATCAAGAATAATTCTTTGATTTTTATCATTTTTTTCAGAAATGTATGTAATAGTATCAGATACATCATTCGTTGGAATAAATAATAATTCCTGATTTTGTTGGTCTGAGAAATATCTATCAGTCCAAATTCCTGAATTGTACGAACTCTGTGTTCTTAAGACACACCACATATTTCTTTTGTATCTTACTTCCCCTTTTTGCTGTATCCACTGAAGCTTGTGGTCACATGGCAAAATAAAATACTTCTGAAAATTTTGCTCAACATCTTTCATACATATCAGATGTCTATGATAAACGCCCCTTTTATCCGGAACGTCAAGATACATTCCTACAAAAATATCATCTAAATGATATTTCTTCCTATATGTTTCCATATAGAATAATTCATCATCTTCTGTAAAATTTTCTTTCTGACTTGGTTTGAATTGACATTGCAAAGTTGGAAGATCTTTTGAAATAGAACCATAAGTTGATATTAAAATTTTTGCATCGATAGCAGTTTTAGTCGTATTTTCATATGTCATTCCAATATTTTTCTCTGGCTGATCATCATGAAGATAATCATAAATATAACATCTTTTCGCTTGAATATCGTTATTCCAAGTTAGTTCCATAACTTTATCTGAATCTGATTTTAGTTTGTCTCCAAGCGTTAAATTTGTGTGACCACTAGAAGACGGAATATTCATTTTTCTTTTATAAAAGTCGTACACTGATGACATTATTCATCACCAACTTTCATACGCTCTAATAAAGCACCTGCATCTAATACAAGTTTTCGATATTTATAAAAATTAAAATCTTTTGACTTTAAAATATTTAATGCTGATTCGAGTGAGTTTATAATTTCGACAAAATCATCAGGAAAATCTAGCAATCCATTATAACTAGAAATTTCTAATAATAAATTTTCATGATATTTAACAACATCTATATTATCGAAATCATTTTTTGTTTTTGAATCTGTATATAATATAAGCCAAAATATTTTTTTTCTAAGTTTTTCTTGATAATAGTCTATTTGAGCATCTTTAAATTCTCCATACTTATGATGAATTATTTTATCCATTTGAATCACCATACTCTTTAAAATAATAAGAATGTCTTGATAACTCAAGTTCCCATTCCTTTCTAAGCTTATCGAGCCTTTCTATATTTTTAGAGTATGTATCGAGAAGTTTCTTTTCTTCCTTTCCACCAATCATGATCGCAAGATTAGCAGTTGTTTCGAGTTTTGATGGCAAATAATTCACAATCAATCCTTTTGCTAAAGCAGAAATTACAAACTGACTATCATAATTATCATCAACTGAATCTACTAATGAAAAATTGATTTCTTCTAAATCGTCATCAAAAGAAAAGTTAGAAAATTTTTTTCTTAAATATGGTTTAGAAATAGCAGAGTGTAACCATTCTTTCATGTATTCTCTAAAGTCTTCTTCAGTATAATTTGCTAAATCTAAGTCATTTATTTTAGCGAGTGCTCTTTTATATACATCGTCATATTCAATAGAAGGCATAATACACCTCCTTAAATAAATTCTTTAATACATGTACCTAAGACATCATCAATAATCCGGATTTTCTTAATAGATGGATAGTTTTCTGCACGAACCATAGTCATCGCAGTAGACTTTACAATTTCACCAAGCCAATTTGGAGCCTCTTTTATCATAGTTTCAAATTCATCATCACTCATATCAAAATATTCTTCTGGATAATCAATTGATTTGAAATATTTATATTTATCTCCAAGTTCACGTTTCCACTGACTTACGATATCTTCATCCAAGATTATAAAAGCTGGTCTTGTTACATATTCGGTTCTTCTAAGAGCCTGTAAATCACGATACTTTACATATTCAATATCACCAAAATATTCCCAATGATAAACTGTATTTTTATCTACACCAGTTGCGTTTAATTCCCAAGGTGTTACACTTTTGCACGGAATTTCTTCATCTGGTTTAAATGTCTTATGGGATTTTGTTAAGTTTGCTTTTTCAACTTCAATTTTTTTATCTTCTTCCGGAACATCCTCTTCTGAAGATTTATTTTTTACAAAATTACTACGTGCAAAATCAATCAGCTCATCATCAAGTTTTTGCATATGGCTAGATACTTTATATTCGTTATCTTTAAAGAATGTAATTAATTCTTTTGTAGTAACATTTAATTCTTTTGCCAATTCAAATACTTTCATCCATTTTCTCCTTTAAAATAGGAGAGTAGTAAAACCACTCTCCATGTGCTAGTCTATCTTAAGATGTAAATTTAATTTCTCCAAAGAGTTCGTTAATTACAACTCCAATACCTTCCTGATATACTACCTCTGCATCAACAGTCATATCTTTCTTAAGACCATCCATACCTGTTTCGTAGTACATAACGTCTCCTTCGTTTACTCTCTTAATTGGTTTGAACTCTGGATCGACAGGAAGAATAAATACCTTTTTCTGATCGTCTGTTGAGAATACACTTTCTCTTGTGCCAGCCTTATTTACTCTTGCAAGCGGAAGACATTCATATCCTTCCCAGTTTCCAAGAATACCGTTTTTGTTTCTTTCATCCTTCATTGCATCAGAGAACATATTATATGTAACTGTGTTCTGGAGTTTCTGAATAGCCGGTCTTGCACCAACAAGAATTACGTCCTTACCAGTAGCAGCAGAAACAGCTTCGATTTTTGCAATAATATTATCTTTACTTGCTTCAACAGCAGTTGTTTCAAGTTTCATATCTGTCGGAAGAGAAGCGTCCATTCCCATAAATGCAGTGTAAAGAGCAGCATATCTATTTTCTTCAATAGCTTTATACATCTTGTCTACAAGAGCTGCGAAATCAACTCTACCTGTCTGGAAAAGTACGAAATCTGTGTATACTTTTACTCCATAGAATGATGTATCAATAGAAAACGCCTTTCCCGGTTTTACTGACTGACGGAGCAAGTCATGATGATTTCCAGCAAATTTAGATACTGTCAGAAGGGAATTATCTTCAACATAGAACTCATTAGCATCTCCTTCTGCAATATTTCTCTCGTCAACATACTCCATAAAACGAGCATTTGCTGAATTCCATCCAGAATTCATTTTATCCGCAATTACATCCTCAATAAGAGATGCAATTTCTTTGTTGTGGTCTCTCCAAGCCTGTCTACGTTTCATATTTGTAGCAGATTTGAAGTTGATACCCATAATCTTATCAAACTGATTTCTAAGAATAGTCTGAGTATCTTCCTTAGAATATTTCTCATAGATACCATTACTTGCATCCATCATAAGTGAATTGAATTCAAGAATGTTATCATATTTATTATCGAACTGTGCTAAAACATTTGCGCTAAAACATGTAATATCTTTCATTTATTTAATCCTCCTTTCAATTAAGCTACGGTCTTATTCTGAAGAACCTGAATACGAACCATTGTGTAATATGTACCAGCTGAAATACTATGAACTCTTCCGATGAATCCGTTAGTTGTTGAAAGGGTAGTAACAGTAGCACTATCTTCCTGTGCGACATACATACCTTTTCCATCAGTTGTAACAAGAGCACCAACTTTTACTTTGTCTGCTGATTCTGTCGTAAACTGATAATCAGCTACAGCAAAAATATCTGTATGATACTCATCATCCTGAATTCTGTATGCCTTTGCAGGTTTTCCTGCTTTATTTACATAGTTGTAAGCCTGTCCCTGTTCTGTTGTAAGAGCTGTTTTTACTTCTGCCGGAGAACCAATAACAGCAATTGCATCTTTTACTCCTGCGATTGTTGCATATCTTTCCTCATATCCATTTCCTGTAAATTCTCCAATTTTAACCGGAACACCATTATCTACATCGATTGGGTTTTCACTAGAATCACGGACAACTACATCAAAGATATCTCCCACGTCTGTAGCGAGAAGATGGTTTGATTCAAACATGCCGTGCTTATTTGCTTCTTTTGCTTCAAGATTTGTATAAATCATTGCATTTCCTCCTTGATTAATTTTTTACAATAAAAAAGACCGCATATTTGCGATCTAAAAGTTATTTATCTTATTTATTTTTTTAATAAACCATCCAAGAAAGATGATTCATCCTCAACTTTTGCAAAAGCAAAGAAAGATGGTTTGTTTTCTTTCTTTTCTTTTTCTTCACTCATTGAGAAGTTTTTAGTTGTCTTAACGAGCTTGCCAAATGCAGCGTCAGCTTTTTCAGCTAATTCCTTTTTTGTAAATTTCTTTACATTTTCTTTCTTCATAAGAGATTTAAATTCTTCTGTGTCCAAATATTTTTCATAAGCAGCATCCTCAAACACAGTCATTTTATCTGCAATTTCCTCCGCTTCTTCATATTTAGAAAGCTTCTCTGAAATAGAAGAATAGTTAGCTCTCATTTCATCAAGTTCTGCCTTTTCTTCTGTCGTAACAAACTCGGCAAATACCTCCTGACGTTCACCGGATAATGCTACTGTATCATTTTCTTTCGTATATTCCTGTTCATAATAATTGCCATAACAAGACTGATAAATAAAATACTTATCATATACAGATACAATCCAATAGCATTCATTTAATGTTTCTTCAAGAGGTGCTACTAACTTATAAAGTGCACTTCGAATATCATCATGAGACAATTCAAAAGTTTTTGAATATTTTTCCTTATCTTTACATGACTCGTTTTCTTTTTTTTCATCATCTTTTTTATCAGAATCTACATCGTCAGAGTCATTAGAATCATCTGTCGCATCCTCATCGGAATTTTCCGGCTCATCATCCGTATCAGAATCAGTGTCATCTTTCTTATCATCTTCCGAGTGGTTTTCTTTTGTTTCCTTGTCATCGTCTTCAATGTCAGAATCTTTTCCATCGTTATTATCAGATTCAGCAAAAGCAGTTGAGAATGCCTTTTCAAGTTCTTCGTCCGACAATTCTTCATATTCAAAGGTTATGTCTTCAGTTTTTTTGTTATATTTCTTTAAAAGTTCTTCAAATTTCGTCATATCTATCTTTTTATTTCCTCCTTTCTCAAATTTTTCGATTTGATTTGTTTTTGGTTCTATATTGAGACTAGATAATGTTTTATTTAATTTATCTAAAGTTTCAATCAATTTTGAATGTTCATCTTCCAAAATAGAAGAGAAGATCGAATTATTTTCTTCTGAAAAATCTTTAAGAGTTAATTTACTCCCACTCATTCCGGGCAGAACATTAGATCCAAGAAGAGTTGTACCTTGTACATAGAAATCATCGAGATGAAGAGTTTTGTCTGTGTTATCCCAATGCATTGCACGTATACAAAGCTCTACAGAGCAATCAACAGTTTTTCTCCTTCTCAAAATTTCACATGTGTCAGTATATTCTTCATATACAACAACATCAGAGCATACAAAATTTCTATCCAGTTTTTCATCATATTCCAGATGAATATTTTCAGGATTGATAAAGTGACCAACTGGAATTTCCTTATAAATCATTTTGTCAGAATCTTCGTCATAATACATTGTGTGCCCAGAAAAATCTTTGATCGGCTCTCCATTTTCGTCTGTTTCACCAGTGTCAACAATATCTGCCATAATTGGGCGATCTTTGATAGACATCATTTTATCTTCCAACACATCTGTTTCAATATGAGATTTATTGTTGTTTGTTAAATCATGGAATGCTCTTATTTTTCCGTAAAGCAATCCCTCTGATAAATCGTCATTTACTTCAAATGTTGCCTTTGTCTGAATTGCTATATTATATCCAGATTTCTCTGCATTAAATTTTAAAGATTTTTTCTTCTTACTATAGAAATCATATAAATCTTCTAATGTAAGTAATCGATTATTCAATTTTTAACCTCCTTTCCTAAATTTTGGTACAAAAATACCACTCAATAGAAGAGTGGCTAAAACATCAACTTATTTGTAACCCCAATTTTGTCTGTTTGGATTGTATCATCGAATTTTAAAATTGAATCGTTTATAAATATAAAAAAAGAATTACCAGAAGGAATTTCTGAAAATCCTAATCTTAATAAATTGTTTCTTGTTTCCTCATCCGAGGTGAATATAAAATTATCATTATTTCTCATGCCATCACCTCTTGATCATGTTATTTGTTTGGTTATATTATTTATCAAATCTGTATCTTTTTCATATAAAAATATTTATTTTCCAAAATAAAAATTCATTTTATTTATTACCTTTATCTTCATTTTTTCCAGAATCTCTAGTTGCTTGTCCTTCATCTGACAACTGATCATCTGGAATCTCAGGATGACCACCTGTATTATCAGATGATTGAGTATATGAAGAATTAAATGGAACAGCATATTGATTGATATTTAAAACCAATGTGTCAAACCGAAGTTTGTTGTATGCAACATATGGATCATCACCTAATGCACACATATAATCCATTTTTCCAATACCAAATGCACTCGCATCCTTCATTCTACTTATATAATCATCTCGATTATATTGTGTTTGATCAAAAATCTGTAAATAAACGCCATCTGTAATATGATTTTTAATCCAGTAATTTAACCAAGATTCGATTCGTCTTATGTACACAGAAATCTTTCCAAGATCATTCGCATTTGAATATTTGATACCATTCGCATTACTCGAATCGCCAGAACTTACAATAAGTTTATTAATTCCAGCATTTGCGAAAAGATTATTCATTGCTTTATTTAAGTTATCTGTATCAGTAGCGGAAGTAGATTTCTCGAAATCTATGACTTGACTTAAATCGTAAGGTGTTGTTCCCCAACCAACTAAATCTGGAAGAATTTGTTTAATCATTTGATCAAACTGATTTACAAGTTCTAAACTAATTGCAAAATCATCTACGTTTTCAGAATCAAGTAACGGAATTTTATTTAGAATTAACTTGTAATTCTGCAATTCTTCTTTCGCAACAACAAGATTTTCTGTATCGAGAAGATTCAATAAGGATTTGAATAAAGGTAAGAAATACGGAAGAGGTACATAAAATTCATCATCGGTACTTGCTATAAGTGTTAGTGTATTTTCTGGTGGGAGACGGAAAAATTCATAGTTTCTACCTTCAGTTTTATATTGATTATATCCATCAATAAAAACTTGATCCCACACACCAACACCATCATTGTTCACACCTTTAATAAAATCTTTGTTATTTGATTTATCAAAAAATGCTGCATCAAAATATGTTATCCATTCCCCTTCTTGAGTTTTTCCATAAATACGACAATATTGTACATCTAAAGGCATAAGAAAAATTCCATTTTCGTCGTCACCACTCATCCATCCAACATACATTCCGTCACGTATTGTATTAGAAATCACATTTTGCAATTCTTTTGCCATATTAAAATGATGAAATATTTTTAATGTCTTTTCATAATTTTTAAGTTGTTTTTCTACATCAAAATCTTTAGTATAATCTGCCAAGGGGGTGATATTATATGTATAAAGAGGCATAGTAGAGAAATAAGATATCATCTGCTTATAAAGCATTGATACTCTTGTTAAGAAACGAGAAACTTCACGAATATTATCTATATTATTAAGAGGAGATTGTACATATTGATCTAATAAATCTCTCGTGTATTGAGTATAAGTTTTAGAAACAGTTTTTGTAACATTCCTCTGCAACAATTCCTGAAACTTAGCAAAATTTATTTTTTGCGCTCGTTTTCGTTCTACTTCATAGCCAGATTCATCTGTTTTTGTGTAAACCTTTTGTACAATAGGTTCTTTTGTTTTTTCACTCAAGTTTTGCCATACCTCCTTTCTTAAAATCTTGTTACCTTTTTAGGTGCTCGTATAGAGAAAAGTTTTGAAATATCTTGTGATGACTGGTTTTTTGGTTTTAATTTTAACGCCAAATCTTGACATATTTTAAAATTATACTCCAATGCAGAAAAACGGTCTTTTCTCATGCCTGGTCTTTCAATGATTCTAATATTTGTACCTTTTATTTCGTGATCCAGATTAATCAATTCGTTTACCATCAAAGAAGTCTGTATATATGGAAGTTTAAGCATAGATTGTTCCATAGACGACATTTTTGAATATCCCCTAATTTTCTTCACTAATTCTTCAGCCTCAAATTCTGATGTCAAAAGATTAATAGAACCATTCTGAAAACCTGCTCTAAGAGCCAATGCTGCCTTATTATTAAAATCAGCAGTTGCTTTTACAGACCATATAACTTTATTTGCACCTCTGACTTTACATCTATCTGCCATATTATCATCATTAATACATGTCATTGCATCATAAGTAACGCCATAATCTGCATCGTACTGAGGTTTTATAATAAAATCATAAACACCAATACCTTGCCCATTTGTATCCAAAACTAAATCAGTGCATTTAAATTGATAGAATAAACGCATTGTAAGAATTCCCAACTCATCAGTTGTCATACCTTCATGTGTTTCTATATAAACTATATTTGATATATAATCATTTTTATCTGTAGGAATAGCAGAATTTATAATTAATGCAGCTGCGTCATTGTTATGTTTTTTGCTTGCTAATAATGCAACGTCAACAGACAATATTCTTCGTTCATTAGTTACCAATTCTGGGATTTTTATTTTATGATTTCGATAAATTTCAAGTGGATAAAAAGAATTCTTAATTTTTCTTCTTGGAGAAATATCATCGAATTTGAAAAAAGCTCCATCCGTATCCCCAAACCATTCAGCACCCATTTCCATTTTAAATGCGGTTGGATCAAAGTCAGCTTCAGACATTTCATCTTCAACTTGCTCACGAGACAAAAGACCTTCTTTTATAGCTAAATTATAAGGAAGTCCACAACAAAAGTAACGTTTAGTATCATCTAACATATTTGCATAATAAGCTTTTAATTTTTCATAACTCCAATGGGATTTATACCAAGCGGAACTCATATACATTTCAATATTTCGTTCTTGCAAATGTTCATATTTGGGATTGTCAAGATACCCAGGATGTCTAGGTGCTGTTAAGAATTTTCTAAGAACTGTATTTATTGTATTTAAATCAACCATCCTAAATTCGTCCACAACTATGAGCGTTGCACGGTTATGGCGAGCTGAGTCATTAGAACTAACAATTTTTATCCAACTACCATTTCGGAAATCAACATGGGCATTATTAATAGAAGTAGATATTTCCAATATTTCAGATCGAAGATTAGCAGAACCCCAACCATAATTTTTCATAAAATCATCATTGATCTTTTGAATAACCTCTAGCGATTGGGATTTGTACCCAGAAGCTACACAGATTTTTGTCCCAGGGTACAAGATGCAGCGCACAACACAATATAAAGAAGTTAGCCATGTTTTACCAGAACCACGGCTGGCTATATACATGAAATTCGTGCTTATCATCATCATGTATATCAATATTTTTTGGAATAACTTTAATTTCACATTTAAATATTCAAGTACAAATCTTTGCGGATTTTTTCTATAAAATGAAGCCCAGTAAGCAACACCCTCTAAAACACGTTCAGATTTTTCATGATATACTTCTTGTAATGATTTCTTTTTATCTTTCTTTGAAGTAGCCATAATTATTCATCTTCTTTATTTCCAAAAATCTTATCAAATAAGATTTCACTATCAGTTTCTTCATCATAAGATGGTTGTTTTACAGCATATTTAGCCATTACTTTTTCGTATATATTCGAAAATCTATTTTTTAAACCTAACATTTTTGAGGCATGTCCTCTATAAAACGCATCGATATATGTACCAATTTTATCTACATCTGCAAGTTCTGGATCTACGTCAGGAAGAGGGCGTGTTTCTTCATATTTTTGAATTAATGTTCCCATTGTCTGTGCATCTGAAAAAGTATCAAGAGTATTTTGTTTTGGTTTGAGGTTTCCAGTATCAAGCCATTGTTGGTAGGAATAATCTAGGTCTTTTGTTGAAGCACCTTTCCTTATAGCGTTACGTTTCATCAATTTTAAAATTGATAAATTTTGAAAAGTTTCTTCTTGTGCTTTTTGGGAACAATCATATCTTGAAATCCAATCTTGATATTCATTTTCTAAGAACATTAACTCTTCATCATTATAATCTGTTCCAAATCTTTTTTTTGCAGCTCGTAATGTCTTTTGCACAATACGTACATTTTCCTCTGTGTTATTTTCTACATCATCAATAGCAAATTCAGAATCACTCCAATGTTTATTCTGATATTGAGGTAATGAACGAACCATAACAATAAGCTGTTGAGCAGCGGTCGCTCTAATTTTTTCCCCTGTTCCTTCTGATAAAGAATCTAATTGCGATTCATAATCAGCATCCGAAAATTTCCAATCCAATCTTCTAAAAGTATCAATTGTTTTTTGTTTATTGTCAGTACGACTTCCATTTTTATCAACATCTGTACACATATCTAAAATGCAACTTTTACAAGCAAAATGTTCTATGCCACTTTTAGTTTCCTTCGATGTATAAAAAGTTTTTGAAGATTTCCATTTTCCGCAATGTGGACAGTAGACATAATCTAAATCAAGAAGATGATTATAATCCATAGCCAATTCATGATATGCTTTTTTTACATTATTCACAGTTAGCTTTTTAATTTCTTCATCAGTCTTTGATTGTCGTAAATTAGCCATAATAATCACTTCCTTTCATTTATTCCATAATAAAAAGCCATTCCACACACAAAGTATGAAATGCCTATTTCTTTACTATAATATTTTATTTTTAATTAGCAGTGACGAGCTACCAAAGTCAGAATGTTATCATCATTCTTACGTCATTTTAATGACAAAAACGACGCATCTCTGACTCGAACAGAGACACCGATTACTCGGCTACTATTAGTTTTCAAGACTAATTCCTTACCATTTAGGATTAATGCGTCATAGTGGGCAGAGCAGGAGTCGAACCTGCGGTGTTTCTTTGTGGGGCTTTTACAGAGCCTTGCCCTCGCCTCTAGGCATACCTACCCAAAATAGGAGAGTAGTACACTCTCCATAAAGGTTCACATTTAATGGTAGTGAAGCACCGCTTTATCGCTCTGCTTTATTTATGGATCGCAGCAAATCCATACCGCATAGCAGTCATAACATAAGCTCAAATCTAGTTTTGTGCAAGCACAATCCCTAGTAAAAATCTCGAAGATTTTTGTTCAATATAATATTCTCTAACTAGAACACCATATGATGCTATCCTTACAACCTGAATATTATGACTTGATTGTTGTTTATAAATCAGAAAGGGACTTTTGTTCAACCTTTTTGATTCCACCATCAGCGAAATATTTTTCAAATTATTTAAATATCAATACTATCTTTAAGTTTTCGTACTTTTGATGTATCAACCTTAATATAGAACTTCTTCGTGACATCAGTGCCAGAATGATTGAGCATAGTAGATACATCTTCAAGACTAACTCCCTCGTTCTTTAAAAGTGTCGCATAGCTGTGGCGAAAATCGTGTGGGTGCAGTGTCGGAACGCCTATCATATTTCCAATCTTTTTACACCAATCATTTAATGTACTGTTTCTTATCGGTTTGTCTTCTGTGACATATGGAGTAATAAATAACCTACCGTGATCATCAATACCATTTTCTTTTCGATATTGAATCAATTTTTCCATATATTCTTTAGTTTCTTTGCTGAAACTTAATTCTACAATTTTTCCTTCTTTTTCTAATACGTTACTACATATTCTTTCATCAAAATCAACTTGATCCCATTTAAGACTTGCAATTGCATTAACTCTTGCCATTGTAGTTAGTGAGAGAAAAGCATATAACTGCAATTGAATATCTCCATATTCTTCGAGTTTTTCACGCATTAATTGCACTTGTTCTTTTGTAAGATATGTTTGTACAGCAATCGGTTGTCCTGCTTTCGGTCTATCAATAAATTCCACAGGAGATTCTACAACAAGTTTCTTTTTTCTGAGAAATTTATAAAATGCAGAGATTGAAGCCATGACCCTTTTTTGGCGATTTACATTATTGCCTTTTTGCTTTCGCCAATAATAATATTCAGTAATATCATCTTCTGTAGCTTCAAGAACAGATAGATTAAATTGATTATCATACATAAAGATGAACCACTGCTTTAAGTCTGCATTATATGCCTGTATGCTATTTTCTGATAAATCTCTAATAGACATATCTATCTGATATTTTTGAAATAATTTTAATGTTTCTGGATTTATATGCTCCATTTTTTCTTTATCATATATCTGTATTCTTTTGCTTCGTTCTGCCAACTTTCCACTTCCTTTCAAAATAAAAAGAAGTAGTACAATTAACTAAACTACCTCTTTATAATCAATGACATTGCGTCCCCATTTAATTTCATCTAAATACTTTAATTCTCCGCGTTCAGAAACCCTTTGCCAATCAATATTATTTTTAATAAACGATTCTATATTTTTTCGTAACATAACAGAATCATTATTTAATATTTCATATACATTTTCTTTTGTTAAATCACATGGGAATAATATGAAATAATTAAGATTATTTTCTTTTAGCATAGACTGCTTTTGTAATAATTTTTGACGATAATTCTCTTTAGATTTGCTTGCTTTTATTGCTTTATTAGAAAAGAAATATGATTTATAAGCTTCAATAATTCCTGCTATTTCAATATAAATTTTCTTCTCTTTTATATTTATTACATAATCACAATTCATTCGTCCATTATATTTAGAAATAAACGAAGAATAATCAACATCTCTCTGATAATCCTTCGTATATTTCAATCCGAATTCTCTTAAATATTTTGAAAACATATACTCAAACTGACTTGTCACATGTTCTCCATCTTCAAAATTAAAAATTGTTCCACGACCCTGTTTGCCAAGTGATACATCGTATTCGCTTAATAATTCTTGAAGATCACAGTTATAATATTTTTTAGAAGTTTTTCTTAGAGAATCTGCATTAAGCCAATTATTATTATTGTCTATTTCAGAAGTTGTAATAAAATTTCTACCATCACTTTTTACATAAGAGCATATATCTATGATCATTGCATCAAACTCTTCTTTTGAAAGACTTCTATCCAACATAGAATCTTTGATTATTTCTAAACCAAGTTCTTTCTTCATATTATTAATTGTTCCCCAATACAAATTAATAAATTTTATTGGAGGGTGATAACAACCAATTCCTCTAAAGTCATCATACATTAATGGTCTACCAATTTCATTTTGCATTTTATATATTAAATGCGTCATTTTTTCTTTAGATGGTGTTTTGCCTTTTGAAATGAATCCACACCAATCTATAAATTCAGACCAACTCGTTATAGTTTTATCCGGACAATTTTTTACATACCATCGTGAATCTGGTAGATTAAATTCATCTTTTCTTAAATACATATTAGAAATCGGTTTGCCATATAATTCACTTTTCTGTATGTATTCATTAACCCAATAATCATAATCTTTAACATCAAAATTTATTGATCTTGGTTTTCCCATAAACTTTCCTCATTTCTCCCCATTCAATAAAAAACAGGAGAGAAGTGCGAATGAGGTTACACTTATCCGAAAGCTCATGACTTCTTTCGTATCTCTCCATAATTCCCCACAATCAGTTACGACACCAATCATGAGTACACTCATATATTCTCTAAACAACACCACAGAGAATATTAAAACGCAGCACATTGCACTCGAAGCAAATACGAATTAACGTACACACTACTTAGCAGGTAGGTTCCAAACCTCATGGATTTATGCTGCATAAGAAAAGAACCCATAAGTTTTTACGCCTACAGGTTCTAAGAAAGGAAGGTAAAACATGAGTGTAATCACAAAAAGAAAACTTCACGTCAAAAAGCACTATGAGTTTTTACGCTCATAATGCCTAAGAAAATCTATATTTCTAATAATATTTATCTTACAATCCAAAAATATCTGCAAGAAAATCTAGCATCTCATTCTGATCAAATGCATCTGTACAATAGATACTATGTGAAATATATCTATCTCCATCAGAACTTGAGACAGTCATACCATGTACTTCACCATCTTCGTTTTTGACGAATCTAACATCACAATCATCTTTGTGTTCACACATATCACAGTCAATGTCATCATCATGACCACCTAACTCTTCGTCATCCGGTTCAATCTGAACAAGAATTTTTGTTTTAGCGTCAGGATAAGATCTTAAAATGCACTTAGAATTTACATCTTCCATTGCATAAATTGCAGTTGCCCAAGAAGTAATATATTCTCCATCTCTTTTTAATTTATCGCAATAAATACGATCGTTAATAATCATAACTTCATATTCGTTTGGATATTCATAATCTAAGTGAATATATCCAAAATCATATCCATATAAAACAAGTTCTTTAATAATTTCTTTTGCATCATTATATTTCGCCACAACTGAAATGGTTTCTGTAGAATCTGTAAGTACGTCATCTAACATTTCGCAAAATTCCTCAATGCTTTCAAAAGTAAAAGTATCCAAATAATTCACTCCAATTTATTATGCTTCGTTAACGGCATCCTTAAGTGCTTTACCAGCTTTGAATTTTGGTGTTTTACAAGCTGCGATCTTCATTGTTTCCCCTGTCTGTGGGTTGCGACCTTCACGTTCAGCTCTTTCTTTTACTTCAAAAGTTCCAAATCCAACAATCTGAACCTTTCCATCCTCAATCATACCATCTTTAATAGATTCGATAACTGCATCTACATACACAGCAGCATCTTTCTGCGTTGCTCCGGTTCTTGTAGCAACTGATTTTGTTAATTCTACTTTATTCATTTAATTAATTCCTTTCGTTCCATATCATTTTTTACAAAAATAGAAGAGTACACGCCTGTTTAATGGTCGCATCTCTTCTCAAGAAATATATAATAACAGCCCATACAATTCCGATTTACGAGAGTTTGAATTATACCGGGTGTAGTATGGGCTGTTATACGACTTTATAACATGACTGGACTAATATTAAGTAATCCAGTTTCGTCAACAATGCAAACCATTTGTGACGGTTTTCCGTTTAATCTTTTTTCGATTGTATAATCACATCCAGAACCAGCAAGGCTTCCGCTTTGCACGAATTTCGATTCTTGACTATACATACAAAAATGCTTATGTCCACAGAAAATATTCTCCGGGAAGAATCCACACATTGACGCAAGATTCATATACCCTTGTTTAGTAGGAGCATCATAATCTCCATGAATAAGAAGATAATCTTTCCCATAAATATCAACTTTGGCAATTCCATCATCAATACTGCAATCTAGCAATGAATGAAATCCATCTATATGCTGAAGAACTCTGCACACATCCCATGCAATAAATGCATCTAAACGTTCACTGTGCTGTGCAAGATCCTTTGCCTGTAATCTTGAGTGGTTCCCAGAAGCAGAAGCTAAGTAAACATCATCGAAATGTTTCGTAAGTTCATGACAAAATGATGTGATATATTCAATACTTAATTTAAGCTGATCAATAACATTTTCTTTGTTTGAAACTTCAATTGTCTTATGCAAGGAGTTACTAATGTTGTCTCCGAGCAAGAAAATATGTACTGAAGAAACCATATTCATTTTGCCGATTTGAATTACTTCACTTAAGTATTTATCCAATCGTTCTTTAGCAATCTGACAATCAAATTGTCCAAATGTGGAATGGAATGTCTGACCAATATGTAAATCGGACAAACATACAATCATTGATTTCCCTGTTCCAATTAAAGGTCTTGGAAAACTTCTAAACTCTGTTTTTCCAAAGTTATCAAGTCTTTCAATAAGAAGATCCATTACTTCATCGAAACGACTATCCATATAATTCTGTTTTTGCCAAGATCTGCGTTCATCTCTAAATTGTATCTTTGAACGCTCTAGTTCTCTCTGAGCTAATCGTATTTCTTCTAACTGAGCAGAATCGTTTACGAATTTATTTCTATTCGCAGCGAGCATTTTATCAAATGCCTGTCTCTGCTTTCTAAATTTTGATTCGGTATATTCTGTACCAAGAAGCTCATTTAATATATCTGCCACATCCTGCCAAGAACCTATTTTATCCTTGTCACCTGTGATTCGATAGATAAGCTCTTCGTCTGTTTCTCCATTAAAACGTCTATAAGAAGTTATAACAAACACATCCCTTCTTATTCTTCGGATTCCGGAACATCAAGCTCCTCGTCTGTTTTAAGTGCTACAGAAAAGTCAATTACCTCATTCTTAAAAGCTGAAAGTAAATCTCCAACTTTAATATCCTGCTCAACATCATTCTCATCTGTATATGAAATAGAAGTACAATCTTCAGAAAGCACTCCACCTTTTACTGTCAATTTATCTGTTGTAGTTCTTGTAAATCTAAGCTTACTTGTAGCCATAATCTATTTTTCTCCTTTTAATTCATTGAATTTCCGATATTTCGGATACAAAAATAGAAGAGTGGTAATTACTCTTCCTCGTCTTCATAATATTCTTCTAATTCAGGATCAGGTGCTTGAAAACCTATTGCAAATGTCTGTTCAGTCCCGTCACTTTTAGATGCGACTTCTTCATTCCATTTTGCAATAATCGAAGATGGTTTGATCTTCATAACCTCAATCCATGAGTATAATACATTTAATAATTCATCTGTAACCGGTAACAATACGACACCAGTTATAAGACCGAATATATATGGTATTAACTTTTTATCTTTCATAGGCAGCTACTCCTAGAGTGTAAATTTCAGGCTAGAGTTTGCTATTACAACTCTTGTTGATTTACATTTTCTTTCCAGTTCTTTTTCTAAGGCTGGTTTTAAAGTTTTTTTAGCAAGATCTGACCCATGATGTAATATAATTTTTTGACAATTTATATCTGTATAATTTTCTACAAGCTGATAGAATGGCGCATGTCCACTCATTGATTTTAATGAATATGAAGAACATCTACATGAATATTCTTTTTGATCAATTGTGACGCTTCTCCTTTTATTGTCTTTTAACAGAGAAGCTAACGAACCCTCTGTAGAAAATCCAACAAATAATACCGTCGAATTTGGATCAACAATACATTTCTTTAAATGATGTCTTATTCTTCCAACTTGACACATACCACTTGTAGATAAAATTAAACATGATTCATCACTAGACACTAAAGCCTTACTATCTTCTGGTTCTTTCACAAAAGTAAAAATTCCACTTTCTAACATTTTGTCAAAGTCTTCTTTGTCTTTACCAACCAAACATTCAGCGTAGTCTTTGAAGATTTTAATCGACAATGGAGAATCTATATAGACTTTTGGTTTCCACTCTTCATCTTTATATATTTCATATATCATAAGAGCTAATTGCTGAATTCTTGATTGTGCAAAGCTTGGGATTACAACACGACCTTTTAATTCATGAATCTGTGTCTCAATTATAGATTTAAATTTTTCTAAATCATTTTTTCGCTCTTTTTTGCCTGTCTTTAATTTTGGTTTATCTCCATATGTAGACTCTGCAATTACATAATCACATGTCCTCACCTGCTCATAATGTCCAACAAACCTATTCTCAATTATTTTATTTCCAATATCGCCTGTGATCAGAATGGATTTTGTAACATTATTCACTGTTAAAAATAATAAAACCTGACAACTCCCGAGCAAATGACCACTTGGTATTAACATAAATGACAATTCATCATCAATGAAAAATTTCTTATCATATTCATATTCTGATACATAATTCATCATATTAAATACGTCATCTAATCCATATAACGGTGAATAATTTTTATCATTCTGACTATTAATTATAAGAACATCACGTTCATTTATTTCTGCACAATCTTCAGCCATATCTTTTAATACGATAGAAGACCCTTCTGTAACGATGACTTTTGCTTTACATCCTTCTTTATAAAGTTTAGGGCATAATAAGCAATGATCCGCATGATTATGGGTCAGGAAAATATAATCAATTTCTTTTGGTTTGAACTCCTTATATTTTCGATTATTCACCAAGAAATCTTCATATCTATCATTTGTTTGATGTAATCCTGCATCTACCAGAATTTTATGATTTGGTGCAGATATAAAAATAAGGCTCCCTGTAACATCCTCCGAAGAAGGTGAGTCTACAAATGAAACCTTTATTGATTCTTTCTTTTTCTTAGCGATGGCACTAACCACCTTTCTATAAGTATTATTTACTTGATTCCATTAACCATATCAGCATATTTATCCTCAATATAGATATGATTTCTGGTAATACCTACTCCAATATGAGCATAAATAGTTTTTAGATAATTCTTATTACCTTTTTCTTTCTTTTTCCCGTCTTTATACTTTTCAATATCATAAAAACCACAAGAATGATATCCACCGATTGAACTATTGGATCTAACATGAGTTCTTCCAATAATTCCACGCTCAACTAGAGTTTTTAAATCATTTTTACTAATTTCTTTAATAGTAATTCATTCCTTTCGTACATTTTTCTCTCCGAAATAGGAGAGGAGTAATAGGAATAACACGACTCGAACGTGCGACCTCTTGATCCCAAATCAAGCGTTCTACCAACTGAACTATATCCCTAGACAAGTTGCTGAAGCCCCGGAATTGAACCGAGTTTTTACATGGTTATGAGCCACGCCAAGATCCAACCTTTACCGCCAGCATATGAAAATTGGCAGTAGATGTTTTACCCACCGCCAATATATTAATCTTAGTAGGGAGATGAAAAACATCCCCCTATATTCTCCAATGAAGGAGTAATAATATACACGTGTCGCTTACTTATATTCCGCATTTGCAATAATAGCGGAGAGGATAATTGTGTTGGTATTACGAAATTCGTACGCAAATTTACTCTTGAACATGTTAGACAAGCATCATTGCCCACTTTCTCCTCATAAGGGGGCATTAGCATATTGCTGAAAAACGTTGAAAAATGGGCATTTTTTACATATCAAATAAATTAAGTCTGCACAAAAAACAGCATTTTTAACAGTTTTTTGAGAAACATTTTAGTAAATTTGACGAATTTACTTCGTATAAAGTTTTTAAAAGAAGGGGTTTGTTTTTATTTAGAACAGAAGATATACTTTTTTGATTTCTTAAACTTCCTGGCAAAATTTTAAATGCTCGATCAATCATCCACGAAAATAATCCTAGATAATTTTTGGATATTTTTATTTTTTGGATATCTGAAATCAAGTTATCAAAATCTTTTCGCAATAACAAATAATCATTATCTTCAGAATCTCCAGAATTAATATCATAAAGACTTAAAGAATATTTTGCAATCAGATCTTCAACTTTTCTACATGTTCTAATATTATTTGACATTTCAAACTTATTGAAAAAATGTGACATTGGAAGAGTAGAAGTCGAATTATGGAACTCTGACAAATCTAAATTATATAAATAATTCATAGGGCATTTTAATTCTTCATTTATATTGTCTTTTTTGAAATTCTTTTTAATAAGTAGCCAAAATGACGGATAAAGGTTTGTTTTTATATTTAAATCTTTTTGGATTCGTTTTATTTCATCTCCAAGATCAATATCAAAGCGACGCTTGGCATTGTCTATTGCGACCTGAGCCAAAACACTTAAAATACAAACGTAATCTACATATTTTTCGTCATTGAAATTGCAAGAATATGTTCTAGCTATTTGTGCTAGATTACTAGACAACCCTATATCTAATTGTGAATTCGCAAGGTTATTATCAATCAATGCATATTCATCCATAGATCGATTATATTTTTTTGAATCTCTAGGAATAAGATTTACAATAGTAGGATGGTCTGAATAACATTTTTTTGCATGTTGAACTATATCCGGTTGATTGGTTGTATACCCGCTATCAGAATCCATGTCCATCCCATTGTTTCTATCTTGTGCATCAGTCCCATTCATATTAATTGCAATACACTGTCGTCCAAGATTGAAATATTTATCTAACTTTTTATGATAAGTATTATGTAAATATGTTAAATTGTTTTGACTATTGAATGGACTTCTAAAAAACGCAAGATGCTCACCACTATTAAATCTCTCTGTATAACATTGAACTGTTCCAGATTCTACAAAAAATGTGTCATCATCATCAACAGAATTTTCCTCACCCGTTGCTGCATATAAGAGCATAGCATATGGAGAACCAACTACGACAAGATTTTCTGCATTCTGTATTAGTTTTCCACTTTTCATATTTAATACATAATTTTCAATAATTTTTCTTTTTCTTCTTCTAAAATATGAGCTTCTTAAGAAATCTCGATTCTGCTCACATAATGCAATTAAAACTTCGTAATCATTTGAAAAATTCTTATTTTTTTCAAGATACTTTAAAAATTCGTCATCATTCTGTTTAAGCATTTCAACATAATCAACACTTTCCTTGACTACATTCTCCATAATAGATTCATCTAAACAATTGACCATTTGATAACTCATTCTTTGAACTTCCCCGAGTTTACTTTCATGAGCTGTCTTAACAATTCCAAACATGCAATTATTCTCATAAACTTTTTCGCACCAATACTCATAAGATATATCAAATTTTAACCACTTCATTGCATTATCTGTGGTTATCAATTCTATATCTTTTACATAATGTTCATTCCCAAACATATCTTTGACAGTAGCAGAGTAATAGTCATCTCCAAAATAATCTTTAAAAAATTGTTGGATGTTCGTACTAAATGCAGCCATTTTACAAAAATGATGTCTTAATAAGATATATCCATTTCCCCATTCTGGAAAAATACTACTATCTATAAGAGCTTGTCCGTCGAATAGAGTATTTTTTAATTTATAATTATCAATATGCTCCGCATAACATTGCCGGTTCTCATCTGTTTTAACTGCAACAACTTTTGTATCAAAATAACGATCGACATCTTTTAATATTAAAATATTTTTAGGATTGATTTTTACCTTTCCGACTATTGCACTAGATATAAGAGGGGCATAGGCACTAATTTCTACGATAGGAGAATTCTTCTTTGGCAATTTAATACCCATGTATAAGAATTTTATAGCTTTTTTATATAGCCTATCGCATATAAACATACAGGAACCTTTTTTTGCTTTTCCAGTGCTTCTATATAACATTTTGTAGTGAATGGTTTCTCGTTTTATAATATCCCCATTCTTTTTTCTAGTTATATATTCCACATTTACACCATCGTTATAAAAAATAGTGCGAATATCTTCTTTGGTATGCTTTAGATATTTTTCTTTATTCAATTGTGCTTCTCTAAATAATTGGGATAATTTTTGACGCTTATTTTTCTTTTTTTGAATTTGCGTTTGATATTTAAAAGATTTGGCTAATTTATATTCTGTACGAGCTTTAATTGCGACTTTTTTTAGATGATTAATTTCTTCTTCATACGATCTTGATCCAAAATTAAATTCTAAACAGATAATATCTCTAGTAGATTCTTCTTTCCATACTTTTAATCCGTTATCTTTTAGATAATCACTAAATAGACTGTTGGTAAACATTGCATCTTTGTATTCATAATGATCTCTGACACCATTGTTATATTCATATAAAGTGCTTGCTTCAATATTCTTTATTTTAATTCCAAATTCACTCATTTATTATCCTATCACCACCTAGTTATATACTTGTTCCCAGAATTCTTCAGCAGAATCGAAACCACCATAGTCCAAGGATTTTGCATATTTATCATTTAATTCTTCATTTGTACGAGAATAGCATTCTTCTAAATCACTACAATTTTCACAATCTTTATCTACACATTTTGAATAGGTATCTCCATATTTGATTACTTCTAACTTTTCTTCTAAATTTTCCATATCCTTACTCCTCTTCATATTTTTTACATCTTTCTTTATTAGCAGCTTCTTCCATATATAATTTCTCTTCACGCTTTCTATCTCTTTCAATCTGTTCAGCGATTCTAGAACCTTTATCTTGTCCAATAGAAATGGGGTAGTAGTCTGTGCAAAAATCATACCCCCGGATTTCTCCACCATATCTCTTATGAAATTCTTCACGGCTTGGGATATGTAATGTGTTATGGTTCTGTGAGTTTACTGTTTCTGTTTCGTTTGTCATATTTGTTGTTCTCCTTTTTGTTTATAAAATTATTCATCTCTGGTCATCCTTTCTTGATGTGAGATTAATTGTTTTAGCATCAACTATGAGAACGAAATGTAAATAGGTACGAATCTTTTCTATTCCGTCTTTCATTCTCATACGCCATCCAAATGAGAGGTGTTGTTTTATAATGACATCTCTCTACTTATATATTCCCCATATATTTATTTTGTTTTTGTATTTCTACCTTTCAATTTCCCAAAAGAATCTATATTATATGCTTTCAGCATCTTTTTAAGTGCCCATTCTATTTCTTTTTCGTATCCCTCCTGATTCAAGACATAAATGTTTGGTAAATTTTTAGGTGGCTTATTTGGATCTTGTTGGATGCTTCCAACTTCTTTTTTTATAAGAAGTGGATTGATATCTCCAAATTGAGAAGTTAGATATTTAATACATTGTGTTATACTGTCTTTTGATGTTTTTAAATCTTCAGCCATCGTTTTTAAGCTTCTGAAAAAAGCTTCCGGTTTTTCTTCTGGGTTATATAACACCTCTTCATTGTTAATTTTTGGTCTGAAGAATATGTAAGAATTGATATAGAGAAATGTCATTAATATGTTCTCTTTATTGATACTAGATTCATTCATCATAATGAAATCTAATTGAGACGATGTGATTTTAGAAAAATTTTCTCTTGCTTCGAAATTATCTGGAATAACTTTTATTTCTATTCCAGTATCATAGCCGATAGAGTCTAAATCTTGTTTTACCACAATCATCTTGTTATTTATCATGTATTCAAGAACGTCTAATATTTCTTGGAACGCTTTTGGTTTTCTTTTTGTGGTTTTATAACCATAAAATTCAAGAACCTTTCTGATAGTAATCCAACTATAGTCCTCGTAGGATCTATATTTGTCAATTAGAATGTAAGTAATATAAAATTTCCTACTAACTCCAAATTTCGTTTTAATATCCCCCTGGATGTATTCGTTGGGGAATCTAGTAAAGTATTCTGTTTTTTGCAATACAAACCTCCTTCGTTTTTTACGTGAGTTCGGCAAACGTCACTTTTGGGTACGTCGGATTTCTAAAAATCGGAATTTTGACGTCACCTTTGGGTACGTCTGCCGAACCGAAACAAGATATATAACTATTTAAGAAGACAGACTAATACTCCGTAAATGAACTGTCGTCCATTTACTCCGTAATTTTTCATTCGATTGTTTATGATTGGATTGAAGATTAATAAATCAAACAATCTGTCTTCTTATCTATTCTCTATCCATGATTAGAAATAACATCACATTTTCTTTCTTCATATCCTTTTCTACATTCTTCCAAAAGATTATCTACCATTCTTTCAAATAATTTTCTGATTGTCTTATCATGCTCAATAGCATCCAATGTAAAACATGTCTCTAATTTATTCTCGTAACAATAATCATCAGCGACTTGACGCAAATCATAATCTGGATACATGTCATTGAATTCTTTGTAGAGATATTTATATAATTTTCCATTTGATTCATATCCAAGATAATCCATTAATTCCTCATACTTCGGAAACATCTTAGAAGTCCAGTAAGAATATTTCCTCTTTGGTCTAGGTTGTTCTTCTGTATTATTAATCTTTTCATTGAGCAGATTTAATGTCTGTGCCATTGCAGCCTGTGTATTGGATAATGATGTAAGGATATCCGTGAATGCTTTCATATCTATATTCTGTGATGAGAGAGTATTATTTCTGTAGGATTCAATGATATCCCATGCCCAATCCATGAATTTGTCAGCCTTTGGTTGTCTAGACCATCTGCATAATTCCATAATTCCTCGTTGCGTATAATAAACTCTTTCTTGTTCTTCGCTTTTTGACAGGTTAGCCCCATTCTGGTTATTGTCTAATTTCAGCCTTATGCATAATGGTTCTAATCTGTCCTTGTGTTTTAGATGAATCTTACGAATTGCCTTGGATGGATCTTTGTATTCTAATGCTTGTCCAATTTGTTCTCTTGTAAGTAACATGTCATCATTCATATTTCTATAGAAGTCACATGGTACTGTATTAAAGGTTTCTGTTGTAATTAATTTTAGTTTCATATTTTTTCTTATCCTTCCTTTTGTATGTGTTTGGATTTTTTAATTTCTCGGTTTGTGATTGCATGAGTAGATATTAATGATAAAGCGATTCAATATAGTATTCTCCGTGAAGAGAATTGTTTGTAGTGTAATTTTCATTCTGCGATTTATATTCTGGAACAGAAGAGTAGAATCAATTTTTCTTACTTGTGTATGTGGAGAAAATCTTAATGATTTGATGCTTATTTTAATTTTTATATGCTTAGTGTAAAGTTGGTAGGGTATGGGTGTTTGAATTAAAATTGATGTCATTTATTAAGATTTGGTGGGCGGATATAGAATGATGTGTTTTTGGGTGATTTAATAGATATAAAATAAGACAGACTTTGTTGCCTGTCTTATGTTGTGTCTATTTTTTGGTATGTAATATATTATTCTTTACATGCTGTCTGTGGAGTATTTTTGAGCTGAGAGAGATTTAAGCGACTTTATGCCGGTAGGTGGTAAATTGGTAGGGTATGATAGTGGAATTGATTTTAGATGTCATTTTATGTGATTTAAGCATCTGTTTATGCAATCGCCATATTTTCTGCAAGGATATCAAAAATATTTTTATCTGTAGATTTATCTCTTGTGTTTAGATTTAGTTTTTCCATAATATGATCTAAAACGAGAGTATACATGTCACGGATGTCTTTATAATGATTGATAACATCTATTACGTATGGTTCTGTTTCAAGATTGAATTCTGATTTATAAGCCTGCACATAATCTGAAAGTTCTATGTTGTATGTGTCTTCCAACTCATTGATTGTGATATGAATGGTATCTTTCAGTTGCAATGTTTGGTCTGAATTCTCATTTACATATTGCGTAAGAGTATTTAACTTTGAGAATGTATTTGTTTTCCAACGAGAATATTTCTTTTCCGAAAGTTTCTTCTTTTGAGATGATTTTTTGATAGAAGAAATATCTTGCTGCATGGATGCAATTGTTTGCGTAAGAGTAGTAATAGCATCAAAAAGCGGTTCTAAATTGTTCTGTTGTGATTTTAATTTGGTTGTGGCTATTTTTAATCCTTGTTCACATGCAATAAAATAATCCCTGGCTTGTTCATGTCTTTCTGAATTGCCTGTCATAGATAATTTCTTTGCAAAGTCTGATGTGAGATGATAGTCAGTTCTTGGTCTGCCTCCAGATGAGTTTTCTTCCTTCATGACGAAAACTATATAATCTGTATTTTCTATAGCAAATTTATTATTTTTAATATTACGAGTGCACCATCTTGAAAAATTAGAAGGATCTAATTCTAAGAAAGAATATAACTGGCTTGCAGTTGTCATTCCATTTTCATCAATCTTAAGTGCGATTTCGATTGGAGTCTGTGTTGATGTTGTTTTAGTTTCCGATGTTTCAGCCATTGCTATTTCTGTTGTGTTTGTTTTTCGCATATTTATTTCCCCGTTTCTTTTTATGAATCTGTAGTTCTTAAGCGTCTCTTATATATTCTCTGAATGAGATTGCGAGATTGGATGTGATGTATAATGTGATTTTTGAACGAGAAAAGTGATATCGAAAAAATCCTTATATAATAGGAAGAAGTCTGGTTGTGGGAGTAATTTTTGAATAAGTGTGTGATCAATTTTTGAGGTTTGAGACGTGATTTTTGGCTTAAAATGGGAGTTTTTACGATAAGGGGTACGATAAAGGGTTGGAAAGGAGGGAAGTGTAATTTTTGGCTTAGAATAGGGATATTTTGAGGATTAGGATTGAATGGTGATTTTTGGTGTTTTGGAGACTGGTGGAGAAGAGTGGAGAAGAATTTTGGATGTGAAATTTTTGAGTTGGTGTGTAGATTGATCAGCTAGTGAGTCTTGGCAAACTGCGAACGTTTGTTCGAGTTTTAAGTACCCCCGTCTTTATTTATAGTGAAAGTATAAAATTCTATACTAAAAAAACCCGTAAAAATGGGAAAAGTACGGGAAAATTTAGTAAAATAAAATATTCTAATAGATATAAAAATTTTTTTGTTGTCTGCTCTGGGGAAGAACGGCTTTTTATTTTAGCGATACCTAAATGAAAATTTTCTTTCATTGGAAATTAATTTTTAGGGTTCTGTACTTCCTGTACAGGGGAAGACGTTGCTATAGCTTAAAACTATAACAGAATATCGTGCTATAGCTTTTTTATATATTACTAATAAGTAAACAATCATTTATATACTTATCCACATAATGTGAAAAACTATACTATACTACGTGGATAACTACTAAACATTCATACATCAAACGCTAAACTATATACAAATTAATCCCACACTAAATGTTCAAAAATCCAGTCTAGCAGTCAATCCTATACCGCAATACAGTATACTAATAACATAACCATACTATACTATCACATAAATACACACTTTTTCAAATCTGCGCTCAATCCCTAACCTGACATACACTAATAAATTAATAATACAACCATAAATATTAATCAATAACTAACATTAATCTATCTCAATCAGTTCCCAACCTGTCGCGCCACACGACTACACTACCAACTATACAACATATACCATACGCTATATAATAATACTATAATACATATAATAATATACTATGACATATACATCATATATACCATATACATATATCAATATACTAACATTATACAATATTATCTATATTCCTACTATTATAGCAATAATACATATTATACATATAACTATACAAATATATACTATAACTATCTTTCTACCTGTTCAGTTATTACATGAACAACTTTCTTTTTTTTGCATTATATAGAAGAAACACGTTTTTTCATAAAAACTTGAAAAAAATCAAGAATGACGCTTGACATTTATAAAAATATCCTGTAATATATGAGACATCAAGAGGACAACAAAACTTGATATAATTCAATATATCAATTGATTTTCTGGTAAGATTAACAACGCTCGGATACTTCACAAAAAATCAAGAAAACATATTGACAAACATCAAGTAAAATGTTAGACTTGAAATAAGTCAAGAGATTGACGGAATGGCACTTATAGCTTACAGGTGGGTAGCAACCACAAATTATTAAAAAAAGAAGATGATAACATATGAAAAATATGACAAGGAAAAGTCGTTAAAACCCCTACAATCATATGGAAGGTGGTGAATCATGTGATTAAAGGTTACATAGTACCCTTTGGGTACATGGGTTATATCTCGGACGAGAACAAGTACCAGTTGTTCACATCCGAGCAAGAATATCTTGAATATATAACCTAGTTTGACAACTGTGATAGAGTTGTAACCACAATTCGATTCTATCACAGTTCGTGAACAATTACCACAAATAATTAAATAAACAGTCTGTATTGTAGACTAGGTACAGTATCTTGTCCTAGACAGGACTACTAAAGACTATAAGCTTTATAGGTTGCGTGGGTAATCATTATGATTAATAAAATGTTAATGTTTCCTGTATTATTACAGGTTTTCCCCACTACAAATTTAATATTGTAGACAATACGCACAAAGTCTCGAAAAAATAGTGCAGTTCTTCCGACTTATTATCCGAAGGACGTCTGTCAATATGACAGTGTTGGGTAGTTCCCAGCGTAGCAATGACCACAGGGGTTTTACTTAGAGGTATATTCTAGGTAGTGCTTCAATGATAGATAAAACAACCAGTCAATTAATAACTCGGCTAACAAAAAATGCTGACTTGGTTAGAAGTTCATAACCATACTTATTCTAGCCAGACAACACATAAAGATACAAGTATTATCTAGTATGGCAGAGTACAGAGTAACATCTGACTTCTTGGTGTTGGGTAAAACCAATCCGCATGACCGCTAGATTTACGCTTGCATAACCAAGTTATACATAGTTAGAGGGGTAGAATCCAGGTATACGCTACCAGTCTACCCTTTTATAGTGTGCATAACACATTAAACTAATTAATCCATATCTGCATAGCAGAAGAAAGTAGAGGTATTATTATGAAAAACACATTAAAAATCAATTTCCTTAACAAAAAAGCTACAGTTGAACAGACAGAAGAACTTATGAGCGCAATCTCTCACGAAGAGTATGAAATGACAATCCAGCTTGTACAGACTGACATTTCACGGATTGAAAAACAGCTTGTGAACCTCAAAGATAACAAGGATAAAACTCCAGAGCAGAAAGAAGTAGAAGAAAAAGCTCTTACAATCAAACTCGAAACGGCTCAGGCTAATCTTGAAACCGCACGGAACAACTCTGCTGATACATTAGAGGTATACAATAAAGTTATCTCTGTAATGACAGCAGAGAATCATGACCATTTCAAGAATGACAAAGATGTAGTACGGACTGTTCTTAGAGTCCTTGCATCATGGGATAACTCTAAACTTGTGAAGTATGCGATTATCCCAGCGTTCGAATCAGAAGCACTTTACAATGCTTTAGAGACGATTCATATCAATTCTAAAGCTGGTGAAGACGGCAATATTGTAATGTCAAAAGAAGTAAAGGACGCTTATAAGTCAGCGTCTAAAGAGCTTGAGACTATAATCAAGAAAACTTTCAGCTTACCGTTTGAAACACCTTACACGGACAAGACTCGTGTTAAACTTACGGCAGAAGATAAGAAACTTTTGAATGATTGTTATGTCAAAGGTTTTCAGAATAAATTTTCTGTAAACGACAAGACTGGTAAAGTCGATTTCAGCCATCGTCAGGTTAACACACTTGTCAAAGTTAAGAAAGACAAGAAATCTGGTAAGACTACATATGATTACAGTGGTCTTGCAACATGCATTAGCAACATTGTAATTAAACACTACTTTGCATAGTCACAAAAAAATGTTTAGTTCGAAAGGCGGAGCAAGAAGTTCCGCCTTTTTATAGTGAGCATTTTCACAAAATGCAAATTAAGAAAGTGAGGAGTTCTTATGTTAAAATTTAGAAAAAGCGAAATCAAAAAAATAGCAGAAAAAATTACTTGCAATAGTGAATTATTCGGTGATGAAGTATCATCAGTAATTTCTGATCTCACCTCTCTGTCTGATTCTGCGAATGAATTAGGCTGCGAACTGACAGGTGAAATTTCTGATTGTTGGGGTGGTAAAGTATCTGTAATCGCAATCCCTAACAAACGAAAACACCAGTGGATTTTTTAAGTAAGGAGGAAACGAAAATGAAAAAGAAAATGGAAATTATTATTTTAGTAGTAGTATGTATTATTATTGGCATGGGATGTGAATATATAATGATGTCACATCTTACAAACCAGTCTGCAAAGACAAGTGTAGCAGAAATTAAAAAGACAAATAAAAAAGCCGTTGCAGATTCTCATAATCCTGACAATTGGTGGAAGGATTACTGCAAAAGCGAAATCACAATTGTAGACTGGAACGTAAGTTCTGACGAAATGGCATTTCAGTTATCCGATGGTACTGAATTATATGCCACCAAAACAGAAAACATCTACGCTCCGAAATTCAAACAGTTTGTCGCATTTGATGAAATCCAGGATATGTCAAAGGCAAGTGATGGTACAATTACTATCACAACAACTGACGGAAATTCATATACTGTAAATCCGTCAGTAAAGGCAACTGAGCAGGGAACTAGAATTAAATAGAAAGGTAAAGTGATATTATGAAATATTCATGCAAATATATCTGGTTTACAACTAAAATGGAAAATGATTTCGTGGTCTATGCAAATAGTATAGTTATGAAATTTGAATCCAAAGCAAAAGTTGTATGTAATAACTTTCGCCCTAACAAGCGAAATAAATATAAAGTTTTTATCTATGATCCGCAGAATAATATCTGGATAAAGACAAATATAAATAATGATTGTGTTGCCATTATGCATGAATGTTTCCTTAAACATCAAAATTTAAACTCAAAAGGCAAAATACAATCTTTGATGGCTCATCCACGAGCAAAGAAAAAAGGTTCCGGCGGAACACGTTTGTCAAAATGGAACGGAACTGTAACTGACTACGAATGTGCAAAAGTTCCTCTCCACGATTTTCCACGTTCGTATTGCGTAAACTGGAATTAAAACGGAACTTGAAAAAACTCAAAATATATGCTATTCTATATAAAAGGCAAAGGAGATATTGTAAAATGATAGTATATTATAAATTAGATAGCCTTTTAGAAGAAAGGCATATTACAAAGAAAAAACTCGGAGAAGAAACTGGGCTTAGTACAAATATTATTTCTAAAATCTCAAAGAATGAGGGGTTCAAAACGGAAACCATTAACCGTCTGTGTGAATTCCTAAAAGTACAGCCAGGGGACATTATGGAGTGGATTCCAGATAAAGAGTATACGGAAACTTACGAAAAAAAAATAGAAATAGATAATCAGATAAAATCCTTACAAACTCAATTGGAAAGACTCGAAAGAGAAAAAGCAAACTTATAACATAAATCAGCACCCAACAAAGAAAGGCAAAACGTTAGGTGCTATTTTTATACCCAAAATTAAAAGGCAAATCAAAAAAACAAATGCATAGTACAAAAGACAGAAGGCAAATAAAACCTCCTGTCCTTTTTAGTGTGCATTAATATTTGCTCAGCTAAACGCAAACGCACACTTAATACAATACATTCAACACGCAACTATTACAGTAACGGGTTGTACATAAATCTTAACAGATGCCCGTACAAAAGGCAAGTCTGTTTGTACAAGGCAGACTTCCGGAGGAGTAAAAATGACAAGGGAAAGAGAAATGGAAATCAGAAGACGCAAGAAAACAGAAGACAGAAAATCGGAGCTTGGTGCTGGGTTCGGCATGTTATGTACTGTATTATTCATCTACGGAATGATTTTTCTGAAATTATTCATTCTGTAAAATTTGCGAATAAGGCAAAGCGAAAAAGGAGGGTGCTTAAATGAGACGTTGGGAAATCGAAATTCGGAACTTAGCTGATGACTTCGGACTTGACAAAAAAGATGTTGATGATGCAGTTAAAAAGGCAAAGAGGATATCTGTCGGAAAATATGAGCCAGATGCAACACGGCGGTATGAATGTGCAAGACGTATTCTAATGCCGTTAATCATGTCATTGTAAAAGAGAAATAAAAAAAGAAAGAGGTAGATAATATATGAGAAAAGAAAGAAAATTTGATATCAGCAACAAAAAGGCAGACTTATTCAGATTCTATTGTGCAGTAAATGGAATCGGAATCACAAAGGTAGAAGTGTACGATACATTTACACGGTTCTATTTTCTGGCGAATGATATTGATCTAATGGACGTAACGAACTTCTGTGACAGATATATCAAAAAGCAGCCAGAGAAACGGAAACCGGAAATGGAAACGGAAGTATCACATATTATTGTGATTATTATGTAACACCTTACAAATAAGTAGGGTGTTATTTTTATGCAAAAAATAAAAGGCAAAATAAATACATATTAAATAGGAAGAAAGAGGTATAAAAATGAGAAGAGTATATTTAAAAGCAAAAGAAGCAGAAAAGGAAATGCAGGAAGCAAGAGAAAGCAAAGAGTTTACAGGAAAAAATGAAAAGCTGTTGATCGAAAATCTTGTGAAATCTGCAAAGAATAACTCACGGATTGGTGATAAACTTCTCATGGTCATTGATCCAATGGAAATCCATATTCCGGAATGGCAGAGAAGAATCAAACTTGAACGGGCTTATTCAATCGGCAATAACTACAATTCCTATAAATGGGATGAGCCGAAAGTTCTGCTTTACAAGGGAATTCTTCTTTGTATTGATGGTCAGCATAGAATTTACGGAGCTTTTAAGGCAAAGAAAGATGCAGTTGTAGTAGAAGTTATGGAGTGTTCGCTCGAAGAAGCTATTGATTTATTCTTAAGTCAGTCAAGTGATAGAGCGAAAATGCAACCAATGGATATTTATCATGCAGCCTTGGCAGCCAAAAAGCCGGAATATGTTGCATTACATGACATCTGTAAAAAACACAATGTAGCAATCAAGGGAGATGATGAAACAGAAAATGTAGTTGGTACATTCTCTTCAATCTCTGATGGAATCAATTGGATCAAGGGAGGCAAGGCAGAACTACTTGATTCAATGCTTGGATTACTTGGAAAGTTAGAATGGAACGGATATGCAGATACATATAATGGAAAGGCATACACCGCAAAGATTATTCGTGCATTAAAATCTTTATACGCATACTGTGAAGGCAGAACAGATGAAATGGAAGAAGCAATGATTAACAGATGCAAGGGAACCGAGTTCTTTGTAGATAATATTATGACAAAAACTCAGGCTCAGATCTTTGATTATCTTTCAGAGATTGTTCGCTACGAAATGGAAAGTCCGTTCAGAAATAAAACCGGCAAAAGGAAATCAAAAGCAAAAGCAATGTAAATACATATAATAATACATAATATACATAATACATATAATGATTAGATAAAACAGGCAAGGGAACTATCTCTTGTCTGTTTTGATGTGACCATTATAAATGCAAATGGTTAGAGAATATACAAATAACAAAGGCAAAAGGAGGGAAAACAAAATGTTATCAAAAGAATTCTTTTTAAAGATAGGGAAATATGCAAACGAAAACTGGAAAGCAAACATGTATGATTGGGAGCTTGAAGAACAAGCGGAAGAAATGTCAGAAGAATATTCTATCTCAAAGGCAGATGGAAAATTCACACATTCGATGGAAACGCTTGTCGAAAATCTCACAGAAGATATTATTAGAAGTTCAGATAGTGAACCAGAGGATATCTTGAACACAATCATGGAAGATTTTAGGAAGGAGGAATGATTATGAGTGGTAAACTACCTGGCGTTCCTGTAAGGGAATTCAGGAAAACGTTGGAAGACAACGGCTTCAAGTACGATCGTTCTAATAGCGGTCATGAAATTTGGGAACGGAAACAGTCAGTCTCTATTCCGATTCACAGCAAAGAAATTAATGGTGGTATTGCTAGAAGATTATCAAAGCAGTATCACTTAAAAGACAAATAGGAGGAAAGCGAAAATGAAATATGAAGTAATCATGGAAAAGAATGGATATGCATTGATTAAGAGAGGGATTAATCTTAATGAATATGCAGTGGTTTCACGGTTGAATAAGGAAACTGGAAGTTGGGCACATACTTGTGTTTATTACAATTTCAGTCCTTTTTCAAATCTTACACAGGCTGAAGCATTAGCTTTAAGTACAGATTATTTTTGCTACAAAACGCAAAATAATTATATACCACGGTACAGATTGGAAGAACTTACAACAAAGTTCAAAGACAGGATAGCAGAAGATGCGTTGGAATTCGCATTGACAGATGATGGTTACAAAGAATTTTTTACGAGTGAATGTGAAATGACTGATTCGGAATTATACTTCTTTGGTATTCCACAGAGATAGGAGGAAAGCGAAATGCAAAATAAAGAATACAGTATCTACGCAGATGGAGTTCATTCCGGAGATTTCAGAGAGCAACGGAATGCAGTTAATACCGGTAAACGGTTTGTAAAATTTCCCGGAGTTAGAAAAGTGACAGTATGTCATAAAGGGAAAGTTGTGAAGACAATAGCGAAAATGGAGGTGTAAACATGGCTCGATTAATATATAAAGCTACAGGCAAAGAAGTGCAGAAGGGAGATGTTCTTACAGATTTTAGAGGGGATAAGGCAATTGCTTCTTATTGGAGAGAACCTACGCATGGTATAGGCAAAATTTCAGTAAAGAGAAATCCTGACGATTTAATGTCTTATGGAGAATATTATGTATCTGTATTTGGACTTGAATGGGTAGAGGATGAAAGCGATATTTCAGAGGAGGGAAATAACAATGATGTATAAATTAGGTTGTTATAAAACAGATGGAAGTTTAGAGCGTCTTCGCACTGTAGATAATAAAGAGAGTGCAAAACTTGTGTACAAGCATCTGAAAGAGGAATATAAGTGTACAATCTGGGTACAGAAGATTGAGTTTGTTGATCCAAAAGAGGAACTTTTTGGTGGAGAGGAGATGAGATAAAATGACAGTAGGACGATTAAGAGAAATGTTAAGTTGTTATGATGATAATATGCCAGTTGTATTTCATGCAGAAAATAGTATGTATGGAGATAATATTGAAGGAATAGACAATTATAAAGGAATATGTTCATTCTATGGAGATGATTATAAAGCAGTGGTACTTACATCTGCTGGACAGTGTGGGACTATCTGTGATGAAGATGATCTGGATTTATAACGCAAAATAAATTCGCATTTCAAAGACAGGTGATAAGCATGAGAAAAATTTTAGATACACGGTTTAAGGTTGACGGAAATTTATTCATTATACATCATAATGATAAACGTTCAGAATATGAAGGGAGATATAAATTGTTGATGTATAATGAAAGATTTGATTCTTGGATGCTAAAATCAACAGATGATTCAATGCTTAATCTTAAAAAATATGCAGAAGAGAATTCGAAATATTGGTAATGAAACTAAGATTTTATTATAAGATTGGAGGTTGATTTATATGGCAAAGCCAAAAGAGAACGGCTTCATTATTGAAACATATGATGAAGAGAAAGACATGAGAGTACAGTTCAATTATTGGACTTGTGGGAGATATTTTTATTCAAGTACAGAACTTGAAGACGGAACTACAGCAAGAAAAGGCAGGATAAGTGAAAAAGAATATATGGATGCATTAGAAATATATCATAATGCATAACCACAAAGGCAGTTAGGAGAATAATCTACTAGCTGCCTATTTTATTACAAGGAGGAAACGATTATGAGCAGATGGTTATATGATCCTAAAACGGATTCACGGAATGGGAAAGAGTTTATTTATAATTTGCCAATACATGAAAATGAGGACTTACTTTTAGGTTTTACATATAGGCAAATTATGGATGAAGTGATTGCAAATTACGGTCACAATGTAACAGAAAAAGAAATCAGAAAACAAGTAAACGAACATCTGGAAATGGTTAAAGAAAATATGGAAGAAAATTTAATGTTGTGTATCGACAGTATGTTGAAAGAAATTAAGGAGGCGTAATTATGTATAAAATCATTAACCCTTGTAAATGTAAGGTTTACACAAGAACAGGAAACGAAGTAGATAGAAATGCATTTGTGAGAATTGAATATAAAGATTCAAAATTAAGTATGAGTGGTGTAGTTGCGCCATTATCAAACGGAGATTGCCTTGGTTCTGCTGGTCAGTGTGTTGATGAAATCAGAAATGGTTCACCAACAGATGAGTGGACAACGGAAATGCTTAATAAATTATGTGATATTTGGGATAGATGGCATTTGAATGATATGCGTCCTTATTGTGAACACATGAGAGAACTTGGATGGGCAGAGCACACTCAGGATAAAGTTAAAATTGAGAAATGGACTTTGACGAAAGAAGCGTGTCAGAAAAAAGATAACGCAAAGAAAAGAGCATTGGAATGTTTGAAAAATGGAGAACCATTTTATCCAACTAAAGAGGAAACAACATATGCAAATATGGAATATTCTATTGATGTTTATGATTGTGAAGAAGTCACTTATGGAGAAGCATACGAATTAAAAGAGAAAGATTGTTTAGGACATTCAAATACAGAATATAAGACAAGAGGTTGGATTTTATATAAAGATCACAAACTCGGTTTTATTGGTAGAGAATGTCCAGTGTGCGGCTATAAATACGGAACTGCTTGGAAGATGGAAGAAGTACCACAGGATATAATTAAGTGGCTGGAAAGTTTGCCAGAAACTAAAGTAAAGCCAGCATGGGTATAAGGAGGTCTAGTATGAGAGAAATTGAAGTAAACAATGGATGTAAGATTGTATTAGAGAATAAATCACAAAGTATAGAAGTTATTCATTGTGACAGTAATGGAGGTATTGAATATAGTTACAATATTCCTGATGGCGATCTTGTAATGTTGCTGAATTATTACAGAAACTGTAAGAGTGGCAGAGAGAAATCTGATTATATATCAGAAGGTAAAATTAGAAATACGAACACGGATATTGTTGAATATATATAGTCAAAGAAATTGTAATTTGGAATGGTGGTGATTAAGATGAAAGTAACAAGATGTTATGGAGATTATACAAAATTGCGTAAAGCATTAAAGCAAAAACAATATGACTTGATAAACGATAGCCTCGGTCAGTACAATACAGATGAATACAGCGTAGATGTTACATTAAGAGATTATGATGGGAACTGGTGTATTGATTATGATGTGTATAAGCCAAATGGAAATCCAAACTATCTTGACGGTGGCAAGGTATGTGATGTATCTAAAATGCCACTAACAGATAAAGGATTTTGGATGCTGATTAGAAAGAAATTTAAAGAACATATAAAATAATAAAGGTGGAAGGTAAATATTATGAAAGTGAATGAAGTAAGAGAAACAAAGACAATCGAGGAATTAGTAAAAATTGAATACATTGCAGAAGATGGAACTGTATTTAGAAGCGAAAAAGAGTGTAAGAAATATGAGGAATCAGCATTGTTCGCAATTAGTAAAGAGTTAAAAAGATTGACAAAAGACAATACATCTCAAAGTGAAATCAATGATAATTTACCAGATGAAGATATGGTTGAAATTTTTGATGTACAGACAGAAAGAGATTTAGAAAATCTTAGAAGATATTTATATCTTAAAGCAAGAAATAATGGAGCATCAGAAAGTAGTGTGAATGATTGCTTTAAGTCGACAGATGGAACGAGAAACAAGTACGTATTTGACGGTGTTACAGTAGGTCATGAAGTAATGATTTTCTGGAATTATGATGAAGATTGGTTCTGGGTTTACAATGACGGAAGTATTAACGGATATTGTGAATTTTTCAGAGAAAAGATTACGAAACTTATTACACCAAAGAAGGAAAATGCAGATGCTTAATATAACATTCAAATATAAAGATGTAATGAGTAATTGGGAATGGAGAACACAAAGCTGTACAGTATCATCTGTTGAAGAATGTAAGCGAATTTACGGTCTTGACAATGGTGATGTTGAATACGAGATTTTAGAAGTCAAAGAAGAGTAATATAGAGAATAAACAAAGACAGATGCAGAAATGTATCTGTCTTATTTTAATAGGAAGGAATTAATGCAAAATGGAAGAAAAATTACGGAAATACGGGTTTTCTAATTATACAATTGGAGAACTCATCAAAGGTAAAGTTACAATGGTAGCCTATGGAAAAGTGAAGTTTGATAAGGGAACCGGTGTTTTAACAACGTTTTATCAGAATGGACGGATTAAGAAAGAAGAATTGTAGGAGAGATGAAAATGAAAATACCAAAAGACAATTGGAAGAAGTTTGCGCTGAAAATTATTGAAAATGGAAATAAGATTTCTTTAAAAGATGCAAGAAAATGTGGAATTCCCGATGGTTATTTTAATGAATTGTGTATGAGAAACATTTCTGAAGAACAGCTTGTTAAAAATGCAAAAACATTATTAGAAAGGTTAGGTGAACAAAATGATTGAATTAAAAGACTTGTTAGAAGAAGATGAGGCTATTGTTGAATTTCACATGTGCCATGAATATTGGACACGGAACGCAATTATACAAAAAGGAAGTACAGATATATCTGGAGCATTGGAAGAAACACTTCATAGAATTCTTGAAGCTGATGGAACGGAAGATGATGTTCTGAGAATTATGGGAGCAAAAATTCCGACAAAAGAGGAACGGAAAGAGTTAGAAGAGTTTGATGAATATATAGAAATTGATCTGGGTTATATATTGCCAGGATTAATTGATATGTGGAAAGAGGTGAAATGACATGAAACTAAAAATGACAACACAATTTCTGCATCTGATAGAACCTGGAACGTATGGTACAAATCTTGGAGACGCAATGGAGAACCTTGATGAAGATTATTTTGATGATTTTAGAAATGCAATTTTTGAATATGGAATTGAAAAGATAAATGAAATTTTATCAGAGGATTCTATAGTTGCTTTGTTTGGAAAATGCAAAGCAGAAAACGGAAGTTTTAACAGTCCATGTTGGTATAATTACGAAAATGATTCTATTGAGTTTGATTTAATCGTACCAGACGAAATAATCAAACATGTAAGGAATGCAAAATATAATGATGAATTCTTTAAATGGACAAAACAGAATTATGGTTCTTACAGTGGTTTTATTTCGTTCTTTCCATATAAAAGAGAACAATTTGAAATAGCACTTAAAACTTCTGATTTAGATTTTAGCAGAGCATTCGCAATGGTAATGATGAAGGCTTTTGAACAGAATTTTTGTGAAGAAGAAATAATCGAATATCAACATGATTTTGAAGACAATGTAATGGAAGAGGGAAATAAAAACGGTTGGTTTATTTGCGAAGAAGATAATATGGAGGATTGATTATGTTTGATGAATATAAATACTACAAAGAAAACGGAAAATTAAAAAGGGTTAGTGTTAAAACCGATGATACACCACCGAACCCTAGGTATGACTACGATGGTCATATAGGGAAAATGATGTGCTGGCATAGAAATTATACGCTTGGAGATTACAAGGAAAATAAATTTGCAGATAATGAAGATTTTCTTAATGATCTTGTAAGAGAAAATATAAAAGATAATACTCTTATCAATTATGTTAAAAATAAAAAGACATCAAATGGTCTTGAATTACGGTATGACAGACATGAAAAGATGTGGCAGTTATGGGGAACATATTACCTATTCCCATTAATGAGTATCAGAGATGCAGAATTTGGAATTATCAAAGAATATGAAGATGTAACGTGGCTTGTTGATGATATTATTGAAGCACTTCCACAGGAAGACAAATGGAAACTACTTGAAAAACATGCACAAATTATATTCATGCCATTATTTTTATACGACCACAGTGGAATCACCATGAATACTTGTGGTTACAGTTGTCGTTGGGATTCCGGTCAGGTCGGTTATATCTATACAGATAGAAAGACAATACTTGATTTAAATGCCTATTATAGAAATAAAAAAGGGAAATCAACGAAAGTAACAAAGAACAACTGGAAGAAGGCAGCTTACTTGTGGATGGAAGGAGAAGTTGAAGAATATGATCAATATCTTACCGGTGAAGTTTATGGAATTATAGAAGAAGAATACGATGCGGAAGATGATACTTGGGAAGAAACGGATAGTTGTTGGGGATTCTTTAATAGTAAATTTGGTAGTGAACTTATTGAAGATGTTGCAAGAGACTACGGTATAAGCGAAACATTATATGATTCAATGGAAGAAATTATGTCCTAATAAAAGAACGATTTCAAAAACGGAAAGTGAGGAATAAAAAATGGGAATTAATGTATTGAGAATCGAATTGGTAAGAGAAACTGGTAACTTGAGAACATATAAAATTACATATCAGGAAGAAACTGAAATTGAAACAACACTTGTTGGAAATACATTCAATTATAGTGAAGAACCTAAAGTTCCTGAAGCTGTACTTGACTTTGCAGAAAAGTGGATTCTTGGAAATTTATAGAAGGGAGATCGATTAATCATGATAGAAGAACGGACATGTATTAATATTTTTTCTACTATGAATCCTTGGATGGATGTGATCATTTTAGTTTCTGATAGAGATCTTGAAAAGGCAAAAGAAATTGCCGGTAAAGCATATGATGAATTTTGGACTGATCAAGATATTAAAGACAGTGATATGACTTACGGAGATTTGATTGGTCTGAGATTAGAAGAAGCAAATATTGATTACGAATTGTATTTTAAAGAGGATGAGGAGGAATGATTATGTCAAAAGAATATGAGCATACACCACGTCAGTCAGCGGAAAAATTAATGAACTTTATCCGTGATATGGGAGATGATGAAGATCAAATTGAACAGGAAAAAGAATACGTTGCGGAGTTATTTAACGAATTGCAGAGGTCGGAAAAATTTGAAATACTGGCGCATTATCTTGATCTGATGTTTATGGATAATGTGTTTGATGAAGGGAGATGATTGTTAATGAAAGCGTATAAATTACTAAGAAAACTGTCAGACGGAAATTTATATCCACTTTTTATACATAAAACATATTCAACACCAATAAATGAATGGATGCAAGCAAAATGTTATCCCACGAAAGGATTTGCCGTTAGATGTGGATGGCATTGCTGTTTTATACCATTTGCGCCACACTTATCAATGAGACTTGCAAGCGGAGAACAAAGAGTGTGGGTTGAATGTGAAATTGAAGATTGGACAACTTACAATAGACCGGAAAGCCAGGGCGGAAATTGGATTTTAGCACAGAAAATGAAAATCGTAAGAGAACTTACGGAATCTGAAGTTGATGAAATATTATTAAACGCAGCTTGAAATATATTGACAATAAGAATGGAAATAAATTGGAGCGATTAAAATGAATTTTATGAAAATTGTAGAAAAAATATGTTCCATTGAATCTACAGATTGCCGGTCGCTAAATAAAAGTGAATTGGCACGGAAATTAATGGATATGGTAAATATTCCACAGAATGCAAAGATTCAAGAAATTCCTTTGGATTGGAATGATCAGATAGAGATCTTATTTACTGTCCCGAAAGATAAATATTATTACGGATTAAGTGCAGGACGATGGTTAAACGAAACAGAAAGTATGTTTCTTGAAATTATTGGTGTGCAACGGGAACAATGTAACGGTATATGGTTTGATTTCTATAACACAGGGAAGAGGTTATCATTAGATTATTTTAGAAAATAGGTGATTTTATGGCAAAAAAATTAGATGAAGTAACAAACAAATTCTTCCAGAATATTATTAAGACATCATGGACATGGCAACGGCTGACGGAAAAAGAGAAATCACGGTTTGAAAATCTTGATATATTCTGTGAAATTAGGGGAACTAAAGACATGAGAGAACAATGGCTGTTTACAATTTATGTCAGTTTTTTATCTGGTTTAGGATATGATGGTTGGCATTGGAGAGATGAAGAGAAGACGGAAACGCCAATGTTTTAACTATATTTTAAAAGTTGATTGAGGTGATAAGAATGCGTAAATATTTTGGAGATATCATTTGTGACAATTTATCGGATGAAGAATATATCAAGTTACGGAAAATGAAACGGAGAAAAGAACGTGATATTTATAAGATTGTAATTACATCTGATAGATGTTCATATGATGATCTTACTGAACTTGCAAATCATCCAGAAAGAGGCAAAAGAGTTGGGACATTGTATTTTAGAAATCCGGATGAGTTAGATCTTATTGTTAAAGCGTTCGAAGGACTGTTCTATATAACATTTGAGGCAGATTTACAAATGAGAATTGGAAGTGGTGTTGTTGATTCACTGATTTATGAAGACTTGAATACAGGATGTTGCAAGATCTGTGACTTATGCTTTATGAGAGGTGAATCAATAAACGGAAATTGGACGTGCAAGAGAAGTCTGAAATAGCAATTTCATTATAGAAATGGAGTGAAAATTATGTATGTTAAAAAAGATTATAGTTATATCAATAACAATAGAATGACGTTGATTAAAAAAGGATATGGAAAATTAACGGTTCATTCTATTAATTTTAATCGGCATTATTCAGAAGAACAGAAAGAAGAGAATTGTCAGATTGCAAAATCTATGACAGATGCGGAATGGAGTAAACATTGTGAAGATGTCGCAAGAGGCTTTTCAAAATCATTAAATGACATTTTAAAGCATTTTGTGGATAAATATGATATCCATCAAGTTTCAGAAGAAACAAGCACGATGGAACATTACAAAAGTAACTGGGATTTATATTTTTGGAGTAATAAGGGATGGAATGGGAAAGATTATATGGATTGTTTCAAATTATCTTTTAATAAAAATAGAACACCAGAAGAGAATATCAAACTGTTGGAAGAAATTATTCCTCTGGTAGAAGGTATGGATTATGAAAATATTGGTTGTCGTATTCAATATAATGCTGTTATCAACAATGAAAAAGTAGAAAAAGAAGCGAAAATAATTTGTGATAGTTTGATTGGGAAATCCATAATTTATTGCGGAATGATTGGGAAAATAAAAGTGGTAAGTGAACGCAATGGAAATAAAGAATATGGATTCTTCAAAAAATATGCAAGAAGTAAATACTATCATATATCATATGTTGATATTTTGGCAATGAATATGGAAAAGGAGTAATCAAAATGAGAACATGGTGTGTTGATTTTGAAAATGAAGAATTAGGTATATCTGTAGACGCAAGAACTAAGGAACAGGCAATGGAAATTGCGGAAAATCCTTGTAACTGGAAAGACGGAAAGAAGAGAAAAGTATCTTCTGTGTATGAATTTTAGAAAGGATGTAGTTTTTATGAAAAATAACTATATGGAAATCACAAGAGAAGAAGCAAAAGAAATATATTGTAAGGGAAATAATGTTTATATTTGTAATGATAAGCGAAAATATTGGAAGCTTCCGGCAAGTTATGAATATAGTAGTCATGCTCCTATATCAGAATTGTTTGAAAGAAGTATTCCGAAATATGAAGGAGAGACAAAATTTTATAAATAAATCATACATTGGAGGAATCAAAATGTTTACAGAAGAATATTTTTCAAAATGGTTTGATATTATTCCGGAACATGATGCAAGAATGTTGTGGAATGATGGTGATAGAAGTTTTCTTGTATTGAACATAGAAGATGGAACTGATAGATATGCAAGATTGATGAAAGATGGAACAGAGAAGTAGAACGGAATTATAAAGTCATTTTAGTTCCAGTATATCCGGATGATGAAGTGATAAGAGAAGAGGATTATTATACATCTGATTTAATTGATTTAATTAAACATGGATATATAAAGATTGTAGCATGATAAAAATCGCATTTTAGGAGACAAAAGTCTATGAAAGAATATGTAAAGGTAGAAGAATTACTTGAAGAAATTGATAAAATGGCAAAGAGAAACATGTTACTTGCAAGAAGTGGAGTAACGCAAGAGGATTTGGCAATACAGTTCAAAGGTATTATTGTTCATATTGCAATGAAATAAAACAAATGAAAATCGTATTTCAATATAAGAAAGGATAAATATGAAAACATTCAAAGTAAAAATTACAGAAGCTTATACCAGAGAAATAGAAGTGCGAGCAGAAAATGGATATGATGCTTATGACAAAGTAGATACAATGATTAATGATGGCAAGATTGATCTTCCGTGTGATGGCGGAAATTATGGCTACAAGAGAGAATTGGAAGTAAAAGAAACAAAAAAGGAAAGTAACATCTCGAAAAATATTACAGTTACAAAAGAGCAACTAAAAGAACGGTTGAAAAATGGAGAACATTTAGAAGATATTTTTGAATTTTCAGATGGTCAGGAATGTTTAATCTACAAAGGAGATTTTGAAGTATCTGATAATATTATCTATATACCGGATATTTGGTTAAATGAATTAAATGTAGATAGTAAAGCAACAGAAGAAGATATTGAAGATATTATCCATAATTGCTATACAGGAAAAGATTTTATGGAAGAATGTCATGATATTGAAAACATTGCAGAAAGATTGTTTAACACAGTAGATTGGCAACATCCAGATATTCAAGATATTTTAGATGGATACGATGAAGAGGACGATGAAGAATTCAAAGAGGGTTATGGTGTTTCTATAAAGGAATTTTTGAACTAATAAAGCAGATAACAATATGTTGTCTGCTTTTTAAGTTAGAGAATATAAAATCAGGAGGTTTGATAAAATGGCAAAAGAATTTATTTATAGCAAAGTAAAAGAGATCGGAAAGCTTGAAGAAAATACAATAGTGGAAATCGGACATTACAAAGTGGACGGAAAAGATATGCCGGATAAAGTATATCTTGTATCGCATTTTACACGGAGAAACGGAACGGAAGATAGTAAGGCAACGGCAATTTGTAAGATTGAGGATGCAAAGCAGCTTGGAGAGTTACTGATTGGAATTGAGTAGATGAAAGAGAGATAGATAAAAATGGATGAAGTGTACCCAAGAGATTTCAACATGGCTGTAACTGAAAATGGAGAAACATTAGTAAGAGTAAGCGAAATTAATGAAATGATAAGAAAAGGTGTTTTTACATTAAACAAAGAAAAGATGAATGATTATCATTTTGATACTAGGTTTACATACAACAAAGAAAAACTTACACGGAACGAGGCATTTAATTTATATATGTGTTTACTACAGTAATAGTAGATGGAAGAGAGGTTTGATTGGAATGACGTTTGAAGAAGCGAAAAAATTTAAAGAGTATAAATTTCACTTAAACGGAGTTGAGAATCTGATTAATGATCTTCGTAAAAATTGGATGGAAAATATGGAAGAAAACGGAGAAAGACACATAGGTGTTGCAGTTCTGGAGTTTGGATATTTAGATATAGAATTAAATATTCTAACTGAAGAACAAGTATCTCGTATTCCGTGTTCTGGCAACAAAGCACCTGTTGTTGATTACTTTGTTTGCGTTAAAAATTATGAATGGGAGCCAGATGGTTATGTGGAAAGCAATGTAAATGTAGATTGGAAATCAGAAGATTGGGTTTTACAGTTGGAACGAGATATGTTTAATACACTTGAAAAATACAGAGATGAACATGGATATAAATATAATAGACCTAATTATGGTGTTATGTCGGAAGATGTAAAAATGCTCAAAATAGATAGATCTATGGAATGGTAAATATTATTTAGGAGAATAGAGAATTGGGAAAACAATATATTTTAAATGGTTGTAGCCAAAATGGATATCAATGGGATGGTTCAGTTTATGAAATTTTGCCAAAATCTATAGTTATTCTAATTCACAAGAGATTAATTAGGGATAACTTATATAAATTAAAAAGTGACGGAAGAATATTAGCGATTCCTGAAAGTATTATTAATCGATATTTTTCAGAAATTTAAAAGAAAGCTTAATAAAAGTTGATGAAAGTCGGATTTGATTGGCAGACAGTATAAAAGCTGTCTGTTTTTTAGTACATAAAACGGAGAATAAATATTTGATTGGAGGCAGATAACATATGGAAAATAAAACATTAAAAATCTTAGAATTATTTGGTGGCATTGGCGCACCAAGAAAGGCACTGGAAAACTTAGGATTCGATATTAAGAGTATTGATTATGTGGAAATTCTTCCATTCGCAGTCCAAGCTTATAATTCAATATTTGATATTGAGTATAAACCGCAAAGTGTAGTCGGATGGAATTTAGATCCTGATATTCTTATACACGGCTCACCTTGCCAGGATTTCAGCAAAAATGGAAGAAACAATATTAATACAGGACGTTCAATATTATTTGAAGAAACATTGGCAATTATTGATCACAAACTTCCAAAAAGACCCACAGTAGTTATTTGGGAGAACGTTCCAAATCTTCTTTCTGAAGGCAAAAAAGTTAATCATCGAGTTCATCACTACCATTATCTTAGTGAAATGGAAAGAATGGGGTACAAAAACTATTACAAGATTTTAAATGCAGCAGATTATAATATCCCACAAGCAAGAGAAAGATTATATACAATTAGCATTCTGGAGGACAAATTAGGAGAAAAGGAATTTGAGTTTCCAAAAGCAGTAGAATTAAAAAAAGATATTAGCCATTATCTTGAAAAGGGTGTAGATTGGGATAAATATTCGCTCAGTCCAGCAGAGAAGGCGATCTTTTTTACGAGAGAAGATGGACAGATGTGTGTAAGAGAAGCTACAAAACTTGGATACAAAGAAGTAAATGAGTATGATGTAATCAATGTTGAGTTCCCAAGTAGTAAAACTAGAAGAGGAAGAGTTGGTCGTGGAGTGGCAAAAACATTAACTACTGCGCCAAGGCAAGCTATCTACTATGATGGGAAATTAAGAATGCTTACATCTAAAGAGCATTTGAGATTAATGGGATTTAAAGATAAAGATTATAATCACATGAAGAAAAGCGGATTGACAGATCAACAGATAAGTTATCTTGCCGGTAACAGTATTTGTATTCCTGTGTTGATGGAATTATATAAGAAACTTATGAAGTTGGAATTAATTTAAAAGGTGATAATATGGATACGGAAATCATTGGAATTATGTTTGGTCACAGTGATGGGACAGTAGGATATTGGAATGGATTCACATTATCCGAAAAAGAACAAAATGCAATTTGGAAAATTCTTTCAAAACATGATACGGAAGGGTGTTCTGTAAGAGGAAGTTTAGAAGATGTAAAAGGTGAAATTTGAGGTGATTAAGTATGTATCAAAAATTAACATTATCTAATGCACAGAAAGAGTATATGAATGATTTGTGGGATGGAGATGAACTTTGTCCTAATTGTGGATATGAGACACCATTTGAAAGTTTCAATCCGATGGAAACGGATTTCATAGAATGTAAAGATTGTGGAAAGAAAATTCGACCATGCAGTTTATGTGATTCTGCTCTGTGTGGAGTATATGAAACTTGTCAAGAATCTATATTAGCGTCGTTATTGCATTACAATGGTGAGTGGAATGAAGAAATCAATGGTAAATATCCAGGCGAATAAAAGCCAGATTTTACAGTATGAAATAATAATAATTGAATAAATACATAGAGAATATAAGAGTGTCAATTACGATACTCTTATTTTTAATATGAAAGGAAAATTACAATGGAAAAAATATTTTGCGAAACCGAAGAAAAATTTTGCGAGATGAAAAGAAGATATGACTTAGAAGATTGTGGTATGTCAGGTTTATATCCGGAATATCACTGGTATCAAGACAGTAATGCAAACGTGGCAGTGTATAGGAGGCGTTGATATGTTATATAAGAAAGTAGCCGGATTTGGAGATTATGATATTTTAGAGCCAGCTATTAAAGAAATAGACATTATGAATTTTCAGAATAAAACTGCAAAGGAATGTGTAGATGTACCATTCACAATCGTTGGAAAAGAAAAAGAAACGGAAGAAGATAAGCAGAAAATGGAAATCAGTGATTCATTTGTTACCAGTTTTGCAATATTTGTAATAGTTTTTGGATTGATAATGTTAAAAATTTGTTGGGTCTAGGAAGGGGATAATGCATATGTACGAATTAGGAAGAATAATTGGATATGTAATTTTTGTCGGATTTATCATTGGTATCTTGTGGGGAGCAGCACAGTAAAAGGAAAGTGATATAAGAATGATAATAATTAGATTAATTGTAGCCGGAATCGCATACTTAATCGGATGTATTTTAGACAGGTAGGTGATAAGAATGTTTGGATTTGGAATAGTATTGCTTATCATCGGATTTGGAATGGTCGGAATTATTAAAGGTGAATAGCATGAGCAAAAGAAAGGGAATCCAAAGAAGTCATCGGAATTTATCTGTCTAAGATGTTTGAGAACAGAAGGATGTACTTGCAACGGATTACAGCGGATACACAATATGAGAAAAGAGAACCATATAAAAAATCAATGGTGTACTTTTTGTAAAGAGGAAGTCAAAGCATTGGAAATCAGAGAAAGGGATTTCTATTGTGAGAAGCGTGTAGAAGCAGAAATTTTACATGAGAAATATTATGGAGGAAATGATTATGCATGGATTGGCAGTAAAAGATGTAGAGTTTAATGGTGCGGTATTGAGAGCTGCACAGGTGGAAGATATTGTATATGTAGGTGTTAGATGGGTGTGTCAAGGTTTAGGGCTTAATGATGGAAAAATAAAAACAGAAAGAAAAAGAATACAAGAAGATGTTGTCTTAAATAAGGGGAAGAAATTTCTTCCCCTAGGCACAGACAACGCAAACAGTGATGTTTTATGTCTGATGCTTGATTTTCTTCCGTTGTGGTTAGCGAAAATCAACATTACCCCGACAATGAAAAGAGAAAATCCGGAATTGGTTGATAGATTGATCGAGTATCAGCTTAAGGCAAAAGATGTGTTAGCCGAAGCATTTCTTTCTAAAAGGAAAAAAGAGATTGTTCCGGCAGTTAGGAATAATATGATTCAGATTCCTATTCCTGAAGTTCCAAACTATGCAGAAGAATTTGAAATTCTTTATGCAAAATTAGACGACCTGGAAGAACAGAATCAGAAATTATACAATGGAATGTCAAATATGGCGAAGTTGCTTCTTGATATGAGTTCACGAAAAGAAACACAATTGCCGGAAAATAAAATACCTGTAAAAGAAATTTCAGAAGAAGATTCGTGGAAACAGATTGTGTACGGAAAAGCGGAAAACATTGTATGTAATAGTAGTTTCCGTAAAACAGCAAGCGTCTTAAAACATATTTATGATTACATGAGACAGAATTATGGTATCTGCTGGGAACAGGAGGCAAAAGACTATAAGGAACGGAATAATCTCAGTTATTCACCAAAGACCATTGAGGTTGTGTATCAAAATGAAGATCTCCGAAGTATTTTCATAGCTGTGTTGACAGATATGGAATATAAAGCAAAAGAAGCTAAGGAAAAGAAGAATGAAATTGATTGGTCAGATCAACAGATTCTTCCGCTTGTAAAGAAATATGATGATCACAGTAATGGTTTTATGGTTACATATAAGAAGGTGTACACAAGAATGGAAGAGAATAGCCGGATTGGTTGGAAGAATCTTGTAACAAGATATATAAATGAATGCGGTGGAAAGCCAACCAAGAAAGATTTGATTAATACACGAAAGTCTTTGCAGAAGAAATTTACAAAGGCAATTGAAGAACTAATGGAGGAATAAGATATGAAAGTAATTAGTAGATTTGAGACAAATGGAAAGAAAATGATTACTGTTATGATTGGATGTAATGTTTCTGTTATGACGGAAAGAGATTATAAATGGATTTGTAACCGTTGTGTATAAAGTGTGTATTAAAAATATTGACATTACACACTAATTGTGTATAATATAAGTAGAAAGAGGTGATACTTATACGTGAAGAGAAATGATTTAGTAAAGAAACTTGAAGATGGCGGATTTATTTTCGAAAGACATGGTGGGAGCCATGATATTTATATAAAAGGAAATGTTAAAGAAACTATCCCAAGACACAAAGAGATTAATGAACGGTTGGCAAAGGCAATATTAAAGAGAAATGGACTTTTATAGTCCATTAATCTTTAATGATTTTTATTATATAAAACATTGAATGGAGGTTGTTAATAGATGAAAAATGTATATCCTGTATTTTTCACCAAAACAAACGAAAATATATTAGTTGAAGTTCCAGATTTTAGTATTCTGACTGAAGGAAATGATATGAATGATGCTATGGAAATGGCTAGAGATGCAATCGAATTAGAATGTGTATCAATGGAAGATAATAATGAAAAAATTCCATCTCCATCAGATCTAAAAGATTTAGATATTACAAAGGGAACATTTGCGAATGATGGGGAAACAATAGTGTCTTTTGTTGATATTGATTCGGCTATATATAGGAAAAAGATTGATACAAAAACAGTTAGGAGAAATGTTGCATTGCCTAGTTGGTTAAATTATGAAGCAGATCAAGCAGGTGTGAATGTATCACGGATTTTACAAGAAGCTTTGATGAATGTATTAAAAGTGGAAAATAGAATGTAAATGATGAAACAATTTTTCATAGGAGGAGGTAAAATGTATAAAGAATTGAACGAAGGAATTCAAGAATTTGGATATGAAATTTTTGGACTTAGAAAAGATGATCTAGAATATAAAATCGGAGATATATTGCCAAATTCTCATCAACTTTACCAAGACCCTCAATATACAGATTTTACATGTACAGAGCTTTTATATCCATACATAGAAGAAGGTATATATAAAGGATTTTATGATGCAGGCGAACTTAACGGTACATCAGCTATATATGTAGATAAAGATAAAATCAAGGAGTCTATGGAAGATGTGAAATCTTATAATGGAAAATATTTATACTTAATTGCCGGTAATGATTATTCTGAAGGAAATGATATTAACGAAATAATTATTGAGAATGCAAAAGTAATTAAAATTTTAGAAATGAAATAATAGATTCAAAGATAATGGAATTGTCGTAAGGCAGTTCCATTTCTGATATAATAGAGAATATAATATTGAGGTGATAATAAATGTATTATATAAAATGTGGAACAGATTATATTTGCAAAGGTTCTTATATTGTAGGTGGCGAAAAATACAAAGTTCTTGGAACAATTGAAGAAGCGAGAGCATTTAAAACATATTTAGGCGCACAAATAGCATTGGATACACTGATGGATACCAATGTTTATAACAATTTAATTGATTGTGAGATAGTTGAGGTGATATAAATGAACAAATTACAAAAAGTATGGAATGATCTGGATAAAGCATATGAACATATGGAAAATGCAATTGAGACATTATCAAAAATGGATATTGTAAGTGTTGAATTGAAAAATGCGGTCGAAAAATTTGATATGTCAGAAATCTCTTATATGAAGCAGCTTGTAGAAGAAATGATGGAGAATAAATAGATGAAATGTAAAGTAAATAATTATATGGTTCTGATAGTTAATAACAATAAAGATCTAGTATTTCGTGGATTCGATATTTCTAAAAAATTTTTTTCAAATCATGATAAAGCCATAGGATATATGATTGAGTATTCTAAAAAATTTAAAGCAGCAAAAGAAATCAACATAGAAAAAGAAATGGCATATATAAATTGTGGAGAATATTTCGTTGAAATCCATATTATTGACTGTTCAAAATATATAGAAATAATAGGAGTAGAATCCTAGGAAATTTAAGAACAAATGAAACCAAGTTTTCATGAAATTGAAGGGAAGAATGCAATATGAGTAAATTAAGAGTATGGTGGATTCCACAAATAGGTATTGGACAAACGTTTTATATTCCAGTGGAGACAGTAGAAGACGGCAAGAAAATAATGGATATTTTAGCAGCATATGATTTGTTTCAGTTGCAAAACAATGTAAAACCAGACTATTCAAATGTAGGTGGTCTTCAGATGTGGGATGAAGAAGAGAAAGAATGGTGTGATTGGTACATGGAAACAGAAAATGATTTCTTTGAAGATGTTAATGAATATTGCGAACAATGCGAGAAATCAGAAGATTTGGAAAAATTCAATAAAGAATTATATACGCAAATTGATTATAACAAGATACAGAGAATGATTGGTTAAAAACTAATTCCTTCACAAAACGGTAACGATGTCCGTAGGCATAAGATATTTAATGTGTTATGGTTAATTCAAAATATAACACAAGGGAGATTTGTAATATGAAGAATATTGACAGAATGAAGAGAAACATTATTAAACAAATAGAGAATATGACAGTAGATCAGTTCGAAAACTTCTCAGATATGCTTACTGGTGATTATAATTTTGAAAAAAGTCCAATAGATACGAAAGATATCTTCATGTGTGATAATTGTAAGGAAATATATGGAGAATGTCCGAAAGAAACATATGATAATCAAATTTGCACAGATAGGTTTAGAGATTATGCGTTGAGAGAAGCTGAATAATGGATACAGAATTTTACCTGTTGTGTAGGGAGGGTAAATAAAATGGAATTAGATGATTTTATTAAATATGCCAAAGATAAGTTCGGGGTTGAAGTTTCTGTGAAAGATAGTGAAGATCCAGATACATTTGATAAAATTTTCGGAGATGTAGTGGAGGATAATGGTATGAAAATAAGTAAAAATGCAATTGAGAATATGATGCTGGCATATATTGACCATAAACAAATTCTTAATGAATACGAATCAGAAATGAACGAACAAGAAATAGAAGAAGATGCAAATTATAACTTTCATAGAGGATGTTGCGAAACAGCAGAGTGTTGGATGAGAGCAATTGGTGTCAGTCCGGATTGTGAGTTTATTAGAGAAAGGTTATGATTATATGAAATATGGAGATATTGTTGTATATAAAAATCAGATTGGAACAGTAGTAAAAAGTGAAAATAATTTTAAGTTTCGTCCACGTAATTCTGGAAGATGCTATTTTAGCGATCTAGATACAATCACTGCTAACGATGTAAGAGAAGCAACTCATGATGAAAAACTGGAATTAATAGAAAAAGAATTTATATGGGGCAATGTGATTAAAGTTTATTGTATCGGAGAATATCAGGTTGTAAAGTATATTGATAAAAAAGAGAATAAAACATATTATCATGGATATATCAATTATCGTGATACAAATAATTCATATTCTTCTTTAGATTCTGCATTAATTGGATGTATTGGATATAAATATGAAGGTGGCAACGGAAAAGCAGCAATGTATTTTGAGAAAATGATTGGGTATGTATAAGTGATGAAATCTAGGTTTTAAAAAGAAAGGATAATATTATGGAGAAAGAAATTCGGTTATTTGTACAATTACCAGAATTATTATTATGTGGAAATAATAATGGGATTGCTTATGATAGAAAAGAAGTAGAACGAAGATTTATTGACGGAATACAGAGAACTTCTAATATAAAGAAATTTAGAGATAAAAATACATTAATAAATGCATTAATAAATAATGATGCAATACCAGAAATAATAAAAATATAAAACTCAAGTAAATTAATTTCCTTGTTATTATGTGGGTAGCTAATATAGGAGCTGCTATGACGATAGCAAACGAGTTCAAGTCTCGTAAATCAGTAACCAGGCTGACAAAAGTAAGAATGGGTTCGAGTCCCATCACCCACAATTTACTTTGAAATTTAACTTTCATAGTGGAGGTATTGCTTTGAAAAATAGACAGGCAATAGCAATAATAGAAGATATATCAAAACAACATACAAGTCCGGCTGAACAGAGAGCTTTTGAGAAAGCGATTGCAGCTTTACAGTATTGTGGTAATCTTACCTATTATACGGAAACGAAAAGATTTGGCGACAAACCAGATATGAGAGAAAGAATAAAAGAATATATTGGTGAGCTTGATACAGGAATTGATAAGCTTGAGAATTTATTAAAAAATACTGATAGTCCATATGATTTACAGATTAAAGGTAGGTTGAATACGATAATTGAAGTAAAGAATGATTTACTTGAAAGATTGGAATAGGTGGTATAAATGGATTTAGACAAATATAATGGAGATATCATCAGGATTGACCGACTGATTGAATTTTTACCAACCGAACATTGGTCTTGGGATGAAACAGGAGAAATTGATCTGGATGATATCTCGGTTGCAATATACGAACCCGTTCCAGAAATACCTGATCCATATGGAGATACATGGGAACATCCAGTGTTAGAACAGAGATCAAGAGAATGGCATATTGGAAGAATAATTTATTTTATTAATCATCCAATGGAAATAAGAGATATTGAGATTGATAATGAATGCAGTGGTAATTTTATTCTTCCACAACCAATTATTGTAGATGGCTGGCATAGATATGCAGCAGCAAGATGGTTATATGACCAAGGCAAACTGACAGAAATTCATTGTAGATATGGTGGTCGAGCTGATGTGCTTGAATATTTACAAGGGAAAACAGATGACTTATTGTGGGAAGCTATATAATAAAGAAATGACGATTTCATGGTTATGGAAAGCAGGTGATATAGATGAAAATAACAAGATTTAAAGACATTCCTCAATTGACAAGAGCAGGAACGTACAATACTAATATTCCATTAACTCATATTTTAAAAACGCTTTCAGAATGGGAAGAAGATGAATATTATCATTTACAATTAAATCCTAATTTTCAACGTGGACATGTATGGACAGAAATTCAACAAATTGCATATGTTGAATTTTTACTACGTGGAGGAAAATCAGCAAAGGTAATTTATTTTAATAAACCAAGTTGGCAGATGGTTAAACCTATTAATGGATACGATGATTTTGTATGTGTTGATGGTTTACAGAGAATTACAGCAGTAACTAAATTCTTAAAAAATGAAATTAAAGTTTTTGACAGTTACTATAAAGATTTTGAAGATAAGATTCCTCTCAGTGTAGACCTAATCTTCAATGTAAACGATCTCAAAACCGAAAAGGAAGTTCTTCAGTGGTATGTTGATATGAATGCTGGTGGAACGCCACATACAAACGAAGAGATTGAACGAGTAAAACAGATGATTGAAAAGTTATAAGGTAAATGAAAAATTGCTTTCATGGAGAATTATATAATGGGTTATTCAATACAAGAAGAGAATGAGTTAAATAATCAACTTAAAAAATGGCAAGATAAACAAATAAAAGCAGTGAGAAGAAAGAATTTTGATTATGCTTGTGAGAAAATGCATCCCGGAGATATGAGTGTTTGGGAAATAATTGCAAATGCAGAATCGTATAAAGATGTGAGTAATGGAGCATGGGATCAGGCAGAACGTGTGGTTGAAAAATATTATAAGTTGGCAAAATGAGGATGAGAATATGAGTAACATGGGATATAGACCGAAAGTTTATGATTGTACTTTAGACGGAATAAAAAGGGTTAAAGGCGAAAATTTATTTGTCTTACATTGGAAAGATTCAAAGGGTGTTGGAAGTATGCCGATTCGGGTAGATCAACCACCAGAATTAATTCTTAATAGAATGAAAGAGATTGTAAATGGAAAGCGAGATCAATTATACTTAACAAGAGGAATGAGAGATATTGATGTTTTGTATCTCGGTGATAATAAATGGCAACTATATGATGAATTTGATTTTTATGAATTTGAAATGACGGTGTAATCATGGCTTGTAAATCTATGAATTGTATAAAATTTTGCAGTGAAGAATGTAAAGATACTTGTAAAAACTGCAAGTATTTTTCTTGTAAATACTGCAAGAGCCATTGTCAAGGGAATGAATATGAGCTTACTGTCAGAGATTTCATATATCAAGGAAAAATAAAAATTATGTCTACTCCAAGAAGAGAATTATCTATTGAGAGTGAATATCCGGATTTGATAGGTTTGGAAGGAAGAATCGCTGGAATTTCGGGAAATAAAATTGGTATAATTATTGACAATAAATATAATAAACATAGTAAATTTGGTTGGTATTGGTTTGAGCCAGAATGTTTAACGAAACTTGAATAGAGGTGATAATATTGGTAGAAAAATGGAAAGCACAGGAGATTGTACAATATCTGGAAGAACAGCTTTCTAATTCATTATTCCATGATGATTTTGAAGCTAATGAAAATGGATATAGATGTGCAATCAACGATATTAAAGAAAAATATATTAACGAGGATTGATTATGGTTTGTTTGGATTGTGGAAATAGAGATGTCCGGTATGATGAAAAAGAGAAATCATATTATTGCAATAACTGCGGATCACGAGAGCTAGGGAATAATTTTACTTATTGTATTGGTGATTACGTCTTTGACAAATCTGAGAATAAAGTCAGACTTGCCATTGAACGAGATAACCATAGGAGTGATGTAGAATATATTGGGAGATTCTTAAATTTGGACGAAGCAATGATATGCTATAAAAATATGAACATATAAGGAACAATGAAAGATTGTTTTCAAACGGAGGAAGAAATGGTATATAGAGAGTTTATGGATTTAACAGATGATGAAATTAAATATATTATCAAAGATATCTTCCCACATACTACTAAAATTGATAACATCATAAGAGATCCACAATTTAATCAGATTTCGTGTGATATTTATATTATGGAAGAATATCCTGACATTCCAGATATCTTGGATCTTACAGTTCCGGCGTTTGGAGAAGAAGGAATCACGACTCATGACTTCTCACTTACTGATAAAGAATTATGGAAATGGAAACAGTTTCTTTTGGCAAAGGGATGTGATAAACGTCTGAAAGATAATCCATATTTAGAATTTAATGGAACAGATATTTGAAAGGAAAATATAAATGGATTTAAATAATATTAGTAAATATATGAGTTTAATTCTAAGACACAAACCAGATGTTATTGGAATTGAACTTGATGAGCATGGATGGGCGAATGTAAATGACTTGATAAGTGGAATTGAAAAAGATAATCATGGATTTAATTTTGAATTGTTGGAAGAAATTGTGAAGACAGACAACAAACAGCGTTATTCTTTCAATGATGACATGACATTAATTCGTGCCAATCAAGGACATTCTATTCCTGTGGATGTAGAATTAGAAGAGAAGTGTCCACCGGAATTCTTGTATCACGGAACTGGAGAGAAGTATACTGAATCAATTGATAAGATTGGATTAATTCCAAAAAGTCGGCTGTATGTTCATCTCTCAAAAGATATAACTACAGCAGAACAGGTTGGTAAAAGACATGGAAAAGAAATTGTATATCAAGTAAACGCAGGTCAAATGTATAAAGATGGGTATAAATTTTTCTTGTCTGTAAATAATGTTTGGCTTACTAAAGAAGTACCTGTAAAATATTTGGATAGATAAAATTGTTTTCATGAGGAATATATTATGGAAATAGATAAAATTAAAATACATCCAGTCGAGATGTGTAGTGAAATGGCTTGCTGTATTGCCTATTGTATTGGTGCTACATCAGATAATGTAGAAGAAATAGCTAATAAAATTCCAGAAGACATGGTATTTGAGTGTATAGATATGATAAGAGACAAAGTTGAAAATAATAAATCAGACATTTCAAATGGAGTGATATTATAATGACAGCGGGAGAATTAAAAAGTTTATTAGAAGATTATGATGAAGATCTTCCGGTATGTATTGGAATGATTCAGACACATGGTTCTAATTTTGCTACAGAACTTGATGGTGTAGATGAACTTATGGTTGATGACTGGGAATATGGCGAGGAAAAGAAAATTGTTTTGACGCAGGGAAGTCAGATTGGAATAGTTAATTATAGGAAAGAGGTGGATTAAATGCAGCTTGTAACATTTAACACACAAGAAAAGGCAGAAAAATGTATTTTTGCTCTTGGAAAACGAAAGAAAAGTTGGAGGAAGATTGAGAGCCAGTTTTCAGGTGAAGTGAAATATCTGGTTTGGTATGAACCTATAATGTAGAAAAGGTGGTATTTTATGAGTAAATCAGAAATGACAACAAATGAAGTCGTAAATATTCTAATGAATAAAGGAAATGAGATTGACAATAAAATCATTAATACAATATCAGAAGTTCTTAGGCTTGGATATGAAACTGAAAGAGGCAAAGGGTGCGTAAAAGACCTTAGAAAATCGATAGAATATACTCTTGATGAAATGGAAAGGTTTTTGAATCGATAGAATTCGATTGATGAAATCAATATTTCAACAGAAAAGAGGAAAAATGATAGAAAAATTTGATATTAATTTTGAAAGGGAACTTATCAAAGATGAGGCAGAATATACCTATAAAACTCTTATAAATAAGGCAAATTCAAGGTATCTTGAGCCGGATTTTGTATTTGAGGAGTTTTTAAAGCAATTTAATGCAATTGCTAAGAAAAATGGTGTTTTGTAAGGCTGATGAAACTGGCATTTCTTCTTAGAATGATGTAATATAAAAGAAAGATCATCTGTCAAAATGATAAACAGTAGCATAAGATGCACCGGAAACGGAATATATTTTAGGAGGATTTTGATATGAAATCATCAATGGGAATTATGGCAGATGATGTACAGAAGAGAATTTCTGAACAAGCTGTAAAGAAAGAATTTGGATGTAACACTATGGAAGAATGGTATTATATTTGCGGTTTGTGGGCGAATAGAATACTTAATGGAACAAAATGGTCTTCAGAAACACAGACAAAAAAGAGAGCAGAACTGTCAAGAATTGTTTTAGCAAAACAACCGGAGTTGTTGAAAAAACAACTTGTGAATCTCTTCACAAGTGAATACACAAATATGTCTTCTGAATTTCAGAATGATTTACTTGATGGTGTATTCTACGGAATATTAGATTGGAAATTTGAAGATGAGGATGAGAGTTTTGATGGTGGAGAAGCTTTCGCCTTTGCCTGTGTTGATCCAAGACATTGGTGGGAACAAAAGTAAAATTAAATAATGCAGCTTTAAGGCAATTAACTGTAAAAAGTTAGTTGTCTTTTTTGTTACTTAAAAATAGGTGTTTGGAGAATAAATAATAGGAAAGGAAGTGATAGATATGTGCAAAAAGATTGATGAAAAGAATCCGGATGTTCAGGAGAAAGAAGTCAGGCGAATGGAAGTTTGGGAATATTTAGAATGGAAGATGGGTGAGAAGAATGTTAGCAGTTCAAAAGGATTATTATGATAATATTGACAATATTGTAAATTTCCCTGGTTATAATGAACCTTGGAATTATAAATCGACAAGAATGGAATGTCTTTATAATGACAAAGAGGTTTCTAAGTTAAATGATGTATTTGTAAGACATATCCAAATTACGAATAGTTATAAAAGAAAGAAAAAAGCGATTAGAAACTTGACCATGTATCAATGTTCAATTAATATTGGATTACGAGGTGGTGATTTTTGTAAATTGAGGTGGTTTACAATTTATGATAAAGATTGGAATATTAAAGATGGGGAAGATTTTGTTCCGCAAAAAACAACAAAAAAGAATAATAAAGGAGAAATTATAAAAAGGAAATATGTTCGCTTAGTATATAATGATAATTTTAAAGGAGCAATTGAGCGATGGAGGCAGTTCCTTCTTGAAAATGGGGAAGATATAGATATAAGAAATTATGTTTTTCAAACTTCAAAAAATAACTCAATAAAACAAAAGACGTGGTATGATATAGTTGAAGAATATAGAATAGAAGCGGGGATACAGCAAAAAATAGGAACACATGGATTAAGGAAAACATTTGGTAGAAGATATTATATGGCAGCTGATAATAAATGGGATGCATTAATTCAATTAGAAAGGATTTTTAGGCATGGAAGCCCAGAAATAACGTTAGTTTATATTTGTGTGACAGATCAAGAAATTTATGACAACATAAAGAAAATTTGTGTAGAAGAAGGTCATGGAGATTTTGGATTTGTAAATTATGATGGAGGCGATAAATAATGAAAATAAATATTAACGAACCAATTGATCACAAATGGACATCTGAAGACGTTGTAGAAGATTATAGAAAATATCAGGATAAAAAGAAAGTGGCAAAGATATACGGAATAACTACAAAAGAAGTAACACAGATTATCAAGGAGAAATGCTATGAATAAAATATATTTGTCAGAAGAAGAAATGGAATTTATCTTATCTTATAGGAAGGCTAATTCTGAAGACAAAGAAAAAGTAAAAGAAATATTAAAGACAGAAGGTGATGATAAATGTTTGAGCGAGGAGACAAGTGTTTCATCGTAGAAAACAGTCGAACTGTAAAAGCTGCTAAAGTAATAAGCAGACAAGGAGAGTTCTATACAATTCAGACTGTTGGATCGTGTGGAGCTATCCGATTAAAAGAAAGCCGGTTGTTTATGACGGAAGAAGAAGCAAATAATCATATTAATGGAAAGCGTATAATCATAGACGATAAAGGTAATAATGATGATATAGGATTCATAGACGTATTTGAGGGAAAACGTTTTAAGAAGAATCGAGAGCGTTTCAAGTTTTGTGTAAACAGAAAAAACTGATATAAGATATGTCATTAGTTATCGAGGACAGAACCTGTTTTTCAGGGTTCTGTCCTTGTTTGTATTATAATGCAGTTTTAAGGCATGTCAAGCAGGACTGGCTGTGCCAGCCCTGCCTAGCATGCATTCTGCTTATAACCTTTCCAATCTTTCTTCGAAGAAAATTTCCAGCTGAGAATGGATCTGTCCCCAATCCTGACGGTGTCCCGTCCATTTCTTGGTGATATCTATCATGGCCAGATACAGCATTTTCAAGAGACTGTCATCGGATGGAAATACCGTCTTGGATTTGGTGACTTTTCGGAGCTGGCGGTTAAATCCTTCAATCGTGTTCGTGGTATAGATCAGACGTCTGACAGCTTCCGGATACTTAAAATACGTTGAAAGATTTGCCCAGTTATCTTTCCATGACTTTGCAATCTTAGGGTATTTCCCGCTCCATTTTTCGTCAAAGCTGTCCAGTTCTGCCAATGCAACTTCTTCTGTAGGAGCTGCATATACACGCTTCAGATCTGCCATAAGTGGTTTGATCTCTTTGTAAGAAACAAATTTCGTGGTGTTCCTGATCTGATGGATGATGCACTGCTGGATCTCGGTCTGGGGAAATACTGCTTCAATTGCCTGTGGAAAACCGGTCAGTCCATCCACACACGCAATCAATATATCTTCTACACCCCGGTTTTTCAGGCCATTCAGGATGGAGAGCCAGAACTTGGCACTTTCATTTTGACCAACATACATTCCGAGGACATCCTTACGTCCTTCCATATCGATCCCAATCGCAATGTAAACAGCACGTTTTACAATCCGCCCCCTCATTACGGGCATGGAAATGGATCGCATCCATAAATACAACAGCATACACACTTTCTAATGGCCTTTCCTGCCATTCTTTTACTATTGGCAGGATCTTATCAGTAATCCGGCTGACAGTACTGTCGGAGATCTCAAGATCATATAATTCACGCATGTGGCTTTCTATATCGGCAGTAGTCATTCCTTTTGCGTACATGGAAATGATCTTTTCTTCCATGTCCTGCGTAATCGAATTCTGATACTTCTTTACAACCTGTGGTTCGAAGTCACCTTTTCGATCCCTTGGAATATCAATCTCCATATCTCCGTAACTGGTATGTAACGTTTTCTGGGAATATCCATTCCTGGAATTATCGGTTTCTTTATTTCGATAATCATACTTGGAATATCCCAGTTCTTCATCCAGTTCCTGATCAAGGGCACCTTCCAAAATGATAGACATCATATCCCGCATAATGGAATTAACATCTGTTCCATCTTTTACTTTTACATTGTTTTCTTTCAGGTAGTTTCCCATGAGTTCTCTAAGCGCTGCTTTTTGTGGTGAATCCTTTTTTCTTGCCATAAAATAAACCTCCAAACTGAGTAATTCTATCTTACATCAGTTTGGAGGTTTACACAAACTTTGGGATACTCCCG